TCCGCAACACATGGACATTACGTCGAAGCATTTCCTTGCAGTCGATGGTGAAGTGGTTGCGGAGTTCTTCAAGCATCCCTCCGGTAAAGGCCTTGCACGCCTGAAGATTCACAACTCAAACTCATCCGAGAAAGTTCTTGCTGTTCTCGTGGATATTCTTTCAAGGTAAAGAGCCATGCCAAAACCTACTCTTGACGAGGTGTTGAACGTCGGCGATCCGATGCTCAACGACAACTTTGAACTGACCTTCACTCGCGTACCTGGCGGTGGTGATGGTCGACAGCTTCGCGTACAGTGTAAGTCGGGCGTCAAACCCGGTATGTCTGTACAGCAGGCTGAAATGGAACTGTTTGGTCACAAGACGGTACACGCCGCTCGTAAGACCTTCAGCAACTCCATGAGCATTTCGTTCCATGAATCCTACGACGGTATCATCAATACCACGCTGGAAGACTGGTCCGAACTCTGCCGCAGCACCGACACGCAGTCCGGTAGCTTCAAGCGCGACTACGCTACCAAAGCACGTATGACAATCGTGGATCAGGTTGGTGACACGGCACTGGAATACGATATCTTCAACGTATGGCCGACAGAAGTACCTGACGCCCAGTTCGATGGTAGCGGCGGCACTGCGATGACCGTTGACGCCACGTTCGCTTACGACTACTACAAGCGCGTGTGATGAATTGGGCCCTAGCTCGGTAGACGGGCTCAGGGCCCTTTTTCATTCTCAAGAGGTAGCGTATGCAATACGATGACATTCAAACGTTCATTTCACGACGTGATGGTGATAGAAGTCCTATCCATGAATGGAAGTGGCGTTGCACTAGCTTACCTTTCGGTGCAGACACAGACTATTGCGAATCCGTTAGCTTGCCGTTCCCGTCGTTCAACATCAAACCGCTGTTCGGTGCAGGCACTTTCACTTATTACCCAGGCTTTGAGGAAATCGCTGCTTTCGACTGTCAGTTTTACGAAGACGTTAGCTTGCGCACCTTGAAGTGGTTAACGTTCTGGAAAGAACGCATACGCAATCCAGATACGGGTGCGTATTACCTGCCTACAAACTATAAGTACGATCTTGAGTTTGAGTTGTTGGATGACAACAATAGGCGAATCTTGCGGGCCCTTGCAAAGAACTGCTGGCCTTCCCAGAAATCAAACTGGGATATGAACTACACCTCGACAAATGGATTGCTCAAGGTGCATCAAAACTTCGCTTGCGATGGCGTCAAGCTGTCCATTTAAAGGAATATGAACCATGATTTTCGACGACACCAATCTCCCTTCTCGTCTGCGTCCGTATCCAGTCAAGCAAATTGAGGTCAAAGAGTTTCGACCCAAGCAAATAGCTCTGCTGTCCAAGTCTGTCATGCTAGACGACATGGGTCCTGCAGTAGAAGCTATGGGTCAGGTACTCGTCAACTTGGATGTTGGTGACCTCACTACGGGCGACTTCTTCTTCCTGCTCACGTGGCAGCGACTCCATGCTCTCAAGCGCAATCCAGTAATGGCACAGTGGGAATGTCCAGGTGCTATGTTCGCAGATCGTGAAGACGGTCAGCGCTTCTCTGCCCGTGATATCAAGACACTGGTTGAGAACTGGGAAGCCGCAGATGACGAAACCCGTACGCAGATGAAAGACCCGAACGAGGTCATTCTCGACGGCTACGTTTGCAGCCACGGTAACTACCAGAAGCTAGAGTTCAATGAGTTTCAGTCCGTGTTTCTGGATGAGAATCTGGTGTTGGACGAACGTCTCGATTTCCCGCGCTGTTCCACGTTGGCTGAGTTTGTGAAACTGCAACGCGATCCCGACTACGGCATGCTCGCAGAAGCTGCTCAGTGGATCAAAGGGTTCGGCACCTTGCAGCAGCGCATTCAACGTCTGTTGGACTCCGAAGATAACGACCTGTTTGAGGTTGCGTGTGAAACTTCGAGAGACGTCCAACACGGCATTCGTCGCACTGTAACGAAAGCCTGTGATGCTTGCGGCCATAAGCACGCACTCAACTTCGTGGTTGATCCCAAGGCATTCTTCCTATGAACAAGACCGAACTCGACCCGCGTTTCGTAGACATAGGCGATCTGCCTACTGGCTTCGCACCGTACGAGTTCAAGAGCCTGTTTCTTCGGGAGTTTGAACTTGCCGAGTTGAAGCTGCTGTATGTTGGCATGCACAGCAAGGTAAAGCCTGTCGACCACATTATACGAGCCATTCAGCTATGTGCGAACCAAGACGTTCGCCAACTGACTGACGGAGACTTCGAGTTCGTTCTCGCTTGGTTGCGCCTGCATAGTTACCCCAAAGCTCCTCTGCTGGTTAACTGGACGTGCAGACAAGTCAACCTAGTCTACAAGTCGGACCGTACATTCTACACTGGCGAAAAGCTCAGTGATCGGGATATGGCTCTTAAAGGTATCGAGTGGGAGACGTGCAACACCAACAACGTGGAGATTGTTAACCAGTACCGCACACCTGTTGTAGCTCTGGACGATAACAAGCTCCACATAGAAGACCCAGATATAGATTTCCCGAGAGTCGCAACGCTACCAGACTTTCACGCACACATCGAGGAGTTTCCGCACGAAAAGCACATGGCAGAGTGTTGCCGTTGGGTTAAGCGTGGCAACTCGTTCCGAGCCAAGCTCATCTACCTGATGAGTAGGCCGGACAATGATCTGTATGAGCGTATTCTGGAAGCTCGCAAGACGTACCACCATGGCATCATGGAGGTAATGAAGCTGCGCTGCCGAGTGTGTGATCATAGATGGGAACATACAACAACGCCTAGGCTCCTCACCTTCTTCGCAGATAACACCGAAGAGGATATCTTCAAGATTCAATACAGCATGTTGGCTGAGTTCGGATTACAGCCGGATATGAGCATGCCTGCGAAGATGTTCCTGTTCAATTACAGTAGCCTTGCTAAGGACAAGCAAGATGCGGCTGAGCGGAAGAACGGGTTTAAGCCACTAGCGTAGGAATAAGTCATGGCTCAAAAGTCTCCGCTCGAACTTATGCAAGCTACGTCGCAAAAGTATCAGAAAGCTAGTGATCTGATGCAAGATGCGGCCAATCAAGAAATGGATGAGGTTGAAGTTCAAGACGGACGCGGACCGCGAGCCCCGACTTCCTTCTCGAAGCCTCAAGCGCAGTCCGTTAAGCAGTACAACAACCACAACCAAAGCACCATCAACCAGCATTTCGTGCAGTCGCAAGACGCTCAAACGGAACGCATGGACAAGCAGATTCACCTTGCGCAGCAACAGGCGCACACGATGAAGCAGCTTCACGGCACCATGGAGCAAATGCTTGATCTGATGGTCGCTCAATCCAAGAAGATTGATCCGAAGTACCAAGAGTTCTCCAAAGCCGATGGTCCAGCGGAAGTCAACGGTCAAGCCAAAAACGGCATGATGGACAAGCTCGGCGAAATGCTAGGCGACGCTCTTGGTGGTATCGGCGGTTTGGGTGATATGTTCCGTCGTGATCGCGGCGGTCGAAACAATCGTCGTGATCGTAACAACCGTAACAACCGTAACAACCGTAGTGGTAACCGTGGCGGTAGCTGGGTAGATCGACTCAAAGATCGTATGAGTAACAGAAGCGGCTCTCCGTCGAGTAGTCCTTCTAGTCGTCCTGGACGTACCCCAAGAGTAGGCGGTGGTTGGCGCGGGCGTCTCGCTACTGCTGCTATGGACATGGGTAGTCGCTTTCTCGGCACTACCACTGGCAAGGTTGTCGCCGGCGCCGCTGCTGGTTATGGTACGTATAAAGCGTATGAGGGCCTCGGTAGTATCAGCGCAGGCAACGAGTCCGCTCGTGGTGTGCATGAGATTAGCACGGGCATAGGTGATGCGGGCGGTGTTAGTTACGGTGCCCATCAGTTGTCGTCTAAGACTGGCACCATGGCTAAATTTCTCAGTTCGCCTGAGGGTCAGCCTTTTGCCGCTGAATTTCAGGGAATGTCCCCAGGCTCGGCTGCCTTCAACAAGAAGTACGAGCAAGTAGCCAATGAACGCGGGGCCGAGTTCGCTAAAGCTCAAAAGGGATTCATTGATCGCACACACTATGCACCAATGGTCAACAACGTGCTTAAAGGCACGGGCATGGACTTCTCTAAAAAAGGGAAAGCCGTGCAGGAAATGCTGTACTCCACTGGTGTTCAGTACGGTTCCGGTACTAGCGTTATCAACAATGCACTGAAAGGTAAAAACGTTGCCAACATGAGCGACGCGGATATCATCACCACAGTGCAGGATTACAAAAGCGCAACCGTTGGCCAATACTTCCGTTCGTCTGCTCCCAACATACAGCAGTCTGTGGCGAACCGTGCCCAGAAGGAGAAGGCCCAGCTACTTGCTTTTAACCAGCAGGAGTTGCAAGCGAAAGCGGCAGGTGAAGATTCAGTAGCGACGGCTACCGCGGCATCCGCTGAAGGCGAGTCGATGGCTTCTCTCGCTGCGCCTGGTATGTCCACTGTTTCCAGTACGTCACCTATGATGCCGGCGTCGAACGATTCGGGTACTGGCGATGCAGTCGCTGCAGGTGCTGCTGTTGCCGGCACAGGCGCACTGTTGATGGCTAATCGCGGCACACCCACTACGCCTTCGCTTGCACCGACTACACCTTCGCCCGTAGTTACACCAACTACCCCTGCGCTGCCTACACCTACTTCCTCTGCCACTACTGGCGTTGAGAAGGGTGCAGTTAAGACCGCAGAGAAGACGGCAGTTAATGCTGGCGTTAAAGGTGCAGTTAAGACTGGAGCTAAAACAGTAGGACGTGCGCTGCCTGGCGCCAACGTCATGCTCGGCGCTTATGATGCCTATGAAATCATAAACGATGAGGAAGCCACTCAAGCTGAGAAAGAGCGTGCATTGTCGGAGACCGGCGGAGGTATGGCTGGCGCTAGTGCAGGCGCAAGCGCTGGTGCTGCTGCCGGTGCTGCTGTGGGTTCATTCTTCTTCGGAGTTGGTGCGGTACCGGGTGCATTCATTGGTGGTCTGATCGGAGGTGGCCTCGGTTACTGGGGAGGCAGCGAAGCTGGCGGTGCTGTCTATGATGCAGCTATGGGTACACCTGAAGAACAAGCTGCTGCCGAAGCTGCAAAGTCTGCTGCACCAGTAGCAGGTGCTGTGCCGTTGATGATGAAGATGCCTGAGACTCCGGCAAAAGATCAGACTGCCACCGACGCTGCGAAAGCTATGGCAAACGTTGACGCGGCAATACAGCAAGCGGTAGCACCCTTGAAGGGTGAGCCAGCAGCGGCTGTAGCAGAGGCCAAGAAAGCAACGGCAGATTCAATCGCCTCCGCCACTGCTTCGATACCGACTGCCGGTGCATTAGCTTCTGCTGTGCCTCAAACGCCCGGTGATATGTCGTCTATGCTTTCGAGTGCTATGCCTACTGGAGCAGGACTCGCAGGTGGGTTGATGACTGGTCTTTTGGGTATGGGTATGCCTGAAGGTTGGGCTTCAACGATTATGTCCGGCTACTCGGAAGCTCAAGCGATTCAAGCTGCTGCAATGTCAGGCGCTCCAGTATCCAACATACCGTTGCCTACTACGAGTCAGTCGCCTGTTGTGACTGCTGCACCTCCGGGGCGCACGTTACCTGCTGTGCAGAATGCAGCTCCTGTGGTTGCGCCTTCTGCTGAGACCATATCTACGCCAACTTCAAGTCCAGCCAACCCTGCGTACTATAAGGACTCTGACGTATCGCCTCAGGCTTCTGCCGTTCAAGCAACGACTACAGCTTCAACGGTATCGTCTACACAATCTCAAGGACAAGCACCTTCGGTGAAGTCTACTGGCGGATACGCCGAGCCTGTTCAGCGCCAGCAGTACGAGCCTGTCAAGAGCGTGATGATGATTGAACCGAAGCGCCAAGACACGATGATGCCGGAGCGTTTCAAGGGTCCGCAGCAACGTATATCCTCTAAGGGTGTATCGGAAGGCAACTCTATTCGACAAACAATCGCAGAAGCACCTGCAGTTATCATGGATAACGGGCTTGTGCTGTTGCAGACGGGGTTCATCTAATGGCCGAAATAGGAAGTATGCACCCAGGCGGCTTGCTGTTCGCAGAGAACTCCGCAGGTCGTGTTGGTGCAGTCAAACCAAACGTCCCAGATATCTACAGAGCGGAACTGATGGTACATCGCGACGGTGCAGAATATCTCCGCATCGACACGCCACTACCAGAGAACTACATGCTCTCGCTTGCTACTTCCTGGGACAACCCGTTCAACCAACCGTTGTCCAACATTGCAGGCGGCATGGGTGGCGGCTTCGGTAAAGCAGTTGACTTGGGTTCTACCGGTGTAACAGCAGCCACCGGTTTCACGACATTGAACAAGTGGCTGTCTGGTGCTGTGTGGACCGGCGGTTCTATGATGAAACTGGATATTCCGTTCGTTATTCAAGCGTATGAGAATCCACGCGAAGAAGTGGTCAAGAAGATGCGCGATCTTATGAAGTTGGTCGCACCGAGTGAGTACGGCGATCAGTTCCTTCGTGCACCGGGTCCGTACATGCGTCTACCAAACGCAGGTGGTGTAGCCGGTGACTTGATCACAGTCAACATCGGCAAATTCTTCACGATGAGTCCGTGTATCATCGACAACGTTACGGAAACGTTCGATACCCAGTTCGACGCTAGTGGTAACCCGATCGGCGTGACCATCAACGTATCCGTAATGTCATTCTTCACCACAACGCAGGAAGACTTGGATCGATTCTTCGCACCATCTCTCGGAGGTTGAGAATGACTGACATAACGAAAGGCATTACCTTCTCCGTAATCGATGAGCTTGGAATTGATCCGCTTCGTGATAAGTCATACGAAGCAATAGCGAATATAAAGGAATACCGCTACTACACGATATCCCCAGAGGAAAGACACAACATGCCTCTGGTGTCGTATAACGTGTACTTGAATGAGGAATACTGGAGAGTCCTCATGGTCTATAACGGAATTGCAGATATGTTTGCGGTTAAGGAAGGCATGCGAATCAAGGTACCTGCCTTGGGTCTAGTGTCTTCTGCCCTAACGTACTTGCTTGCTGAACAATCGAACAAGATTGATACGGTGAGAATTTAAAATGGCAGAAGCTGTACTTGACGTTCAGAATATCGCATATTGCTCCATAGATATCGAGAACACACGAATCCCAGCGACCAAGAACTTCATCGATAGCATTTTCATTCAGGACGGTTTCGCCGTTGCTATTCCTGTACTCCAGCTTTATCTTAACGATGAGCGCGGAACGCTAAGTGCAGAAATGAACTTGCAAGATGGAACCCTGGTCACCATCAAACTCGCCAAGACCAGAGAGCAACCCAAGACACGTAAGTTTCGTGTGTTCGGTTATCAGAAGTCACAAACTGCCGCCGGACCTAAGCTAGTCGTGACTTGCATTCTGGATGTACCAAAGTGGAGCGCCGGTGTTTTCACCGAGTCCATTCGTGGAACGTCTTCTTCGGTCATACAGCAGATGGCGTCCCGTGCTGGACTCAAGTACAGTGGACCCAAGTCAGTTGATGACGTGATGACGTGGTTGAACGTCAATAAGACACGCAGCGCCTTCACCGAAGACGTGGCAATGCGCGGATACGGTTCAGGTCAGACGTGCATGTACCGCATGTTGACAATGGATGGCGAAGTTCGATACAAGGACCTGTTTGACATACTCAAAGAAGAACCCAAGTGGAGTCTTTTGCAGAACACGCCCGAGGGAGCCGCAAAGGCAACACCCATCGTGATACGGGAAACGCAAGATGCTTCGGCCTCTGGCTTTCCCACGCACCTGATGAACTATGGTCAGATGCAGTACGAGCACAGTCTCAATAACTCTGGCCAGCAATCGACTACCAGCTTGGATGCACCATTGATGGGATCAGCACTGCCTATCAATAGCGACGTGAAGTCTCAGATTGCAGATCGAGGTGCGCGTGTTTCGTACACTGGTTTCGATACCGGTACCGAGCCTGCGCCCGCCTCCAATCTGCATCGGTTCTATGAGAAGGCGCTCTACCAGAACATGCGCTACCTTGGTCTGTTTAGCGAGCGTTTGACCGTATTGACTGACGAGTTCACGGAGACTTCCGCACTAGACTGCGCAGAGTACCAACATCAAGACCAAGACAACCAAGAGTTCAAGGCGTCGAAGACTCTTGGTGGGAAGTGGTTGCTGGGCGGACGCACGCTTTGGATCAAAGCTGGCCACAAGTACAGTGAGTTGTACTATCTGTATCGTCCGGCTGTAAACGAGGAAGGTGCAAGTAACCCTGCTGGTAGCAACAAGTCGTCCAGCAAGCAGAACGCAAAGGCTAACGAAGGCCCGATCAACATCGTAGAGGAAACTGCGAATACGGAAGTCGAAGCTCCAGTTACGCCCGCTGCTGTTCCTACTCCAGCACCGAAAGCTGTACCTGCCGCAGCCGCCGCCAGTAACACGCTGAATGCACTCAAAGAGCACAACGCTGTTAACCCGCTCGTACCGTCTACACCACTCAACCCGAAGGGTGTACCGAGTAACGTCATCGCTTCTCAGTCGAAGCTGCGTGAGTCTGTGGCGCAATACAAGCAGACTCAAGGTCCACTTCGTGACGCTCTTGATACGGGTGGAGAAGTCGGTTCGCTCGACGGGTACAAGACGCTCAAGAAGTACGGTGCAGAGGTTGTCAAACTGGTTGCTAACGGACAAACCGATCCACGTGCAGTTGCGCGTGAGATTGATCGTATGCGTAACGACAAGACGTATGCGAAGAATGCTGCTATAAACCGTATCACCAACAAGGCCGAAGATGTAACCGGCATGCGCCTTCACAACATCGTGTCGGCAGCGTCTGGACGTCGCGTAAATCCGGGTGCCATTGTTGGTGACGTGCTTAGTGGCGGACTCTGGGCAGATGACCTGCGTGCTGCCGGTATCTCCCCTAACCAGATCAAAGTGCCACTACCTATTGATCTGGAAGTCATCGAGAATCCCATGCTTAAAGCGGGCGGGACTTTCCTGCACTCTGCTACTGGACTGGGCTTCGACGGACGCAACGTCCTTATTAATCCTTACTCTACAGCACGCAACATTGAGCGCTGGGCTTCTGCAACTGACCCACAGCGTATGTTGGTTGAACAAGGAGCTAGAGCATATATAAACACGTTCGGACATATCAGCCCGACCGAAGCTGGCGTTCAAGTAGAAGAACTTGGTAAGCTAGCCTCGGAAGTAGCCATCATGTACAGCCGCAATGAGCTACTGGTAGACAGTGGACTCACTGATAGTCAAAAGATGGACATGGCTCGTGATATAGCTTTTGTCTTCGGCGATCCGACTATCGTGCCTGTTGTTGACTCGGTAGAACGTGTCGTGGACTACGGTCGATATCACGATGTAACTTCAAACAAGTCTTTGGTTTCCTGGGCTGATTATTACTCCATGGGTGCGAAGTTGGCAGATTCGACCTCGAAGTGGAACTTCCCGTTCCAGTTCCCTGGAGACCCTATAACGACAGGTGATGTAACCAATGGAAATGCCACAGAGTTCGATGAGAGCACACAAAAATGGATAGGGTGATCACCAGAGAGTACCTACTCAGTCTCATAACTGGGACAACATACACGCGACGAGGAACCACCACAATCTGTACACTGGATATAAATGGTTTTCCTGTATCAGGCGAGAGTCATTGTGCGTTCAAAGAACAGTACAGCAGAACTCTCGGTGAGAAGGTTTCATACGAAAATGCCATCAAACAACTAAGACTTTATGAGCAGTACGCTACCCGTAAAAGTGTAAACGGCTAGTGTTGGAGAAGGGACTACGAACATGGGTTTCAATCAGGATTTGAGCAGTAACTCTATTTCGGTAACAGTGGATATTTCGGACAAGAAACTCGAAAATGCTGCTGATGTAGTCGTGAAAACCTTTGGTGCTTACGGCAATCGTCAATCCATTAAGATTGGTAGTCGTGTCAGGATACGGCACGTGGAAATGAGTGCGGATAAGTTTAACGAGTTCGCACAATTACAAAGAGACTTTCCTAGTTTTAGGTTGACCCGCTATCGAGCGCTGCGTAGTCGCGGTATTCTAGGCACGATCTGCGGACACACCATTATCGAACGCGAAGGACTTGGCAGTACCATTATATTCCAGTACAAGGAAGTACAGGAACACGATGATTCTGGCTTAGTAGACCCTTCCCACATTCACCCTCCACGTTCATACAATCACAGCTTTCTGCTGGACTTTTAAGGAAAACAAATGAGCATCAAATCCGACCGTTGGATCAAGCGTAAATGTACTCCACCAACTCACGCTATGGTAATAGAGGGTAGAGTTCATCAGCTTTTCACAGCAATCAATGCAGATCACGTGGAAGTGATGGCAGCCCGTGCAGATGCGCGTGATGGTTACATTCGTCCGATTGACGACGCCGATCTTTTCGACTGGCAACCGATGATCGAACCTTTTGAACCCAATCAGATCAAGTTTAAAAACGATCCTGATATTGATCTGAAAACGCCTGTTATCAGCTACGGTAACTCCAGCTTCGGATACGATGTTCGTGCTGCCGACGAGTGGGAGATTTTCACCAATATCAACTCGGCAGTAGTTGACCCGAAAGCCTTCGATTCAAACTGTTTGAAGACGGTGAAAGCAGATTCGATTCTGATCCCGCCGAACAGCTTTGCGTTGGCACGCACTGTCGAATACTTCCGCATCCCGCGTGACGTTCTGGTTGTGTGCTTAGGTAAGAGCACCTATGCACGTTGCGGTATCATCGTGAACGTCACTCCGCTTGAACCTGAATGGGAAGGTCATGTGACGCTTGAGTTCTCGAACACCACCAACTTGCCTGCTCGCATCTATGCGAATGAAGGCGTGGCTCAGATGTTGTTCTTCCAGTCCGACGAAGAATGCGAAGTGAGCTACAAGGATCGTGGTGGTAAGTACCAGGGTCAGACAGGCGTAACTCGCCCCAAGGCTTGATCGTGCAACATAGACCTTTGGTAAAGATAGAGACCTATAAGGACAGAGAATGAGTGCAACTCCACAGGATACAATCGCGGCTCAAATACTCGAACGTGTTCGAGTTGCATTGTTCGAGCACACCCTAGCGTCATTTGAGAATACACCAGAGAACCGCGAGCGGGTAGCTCAAGCTGTGGAGCAGCACATGCGGAAGTATGTCAAAGGCTCTGACATAGACGCACGTTTGGTAGACAGTTACTCCGTAACGTATTCCAAACGAAGTGCTACGGTACTCCTGCGCAGTGAAGGGAAAATCGTAGATCAGCACAAGGTACGATCTGGACGTATTGCCAATTTGATTGGCAAGCACCATAAGAATAACACCATAATCGCAACGTTCAATGTCATGCCTGTTTCTGTGGCAAAAGAAGTGGTAGTGCAACACTAACATGATCCATCAACCAACTTAACAAGGCAGTGTTATGTCTGACAATTCTGTTCAGATTCTTTCTGAAATCACCACGTACATGAAGTACGCCAAGTACATTCCAGAGATTAATCGCCGCGAATCGTGGATCGAACTCTGTGAGCGAAACATGGCGATGCACATTCGCAAGTATCCTCAGCTCCGTGCTGAAATTCAGCGTGTGTACAAGGAATTCGTCTTCACGAAAAAAGTGCTGCCGTCGATGCGCAGCTTGCAGTTCGGTGGCCGTCCGATTGAGCTGGCTCCGAATCGCATTTTCAACTGTGCATTCATGCCCGTCGATCACGTCGATTCGTTCTCTGAAACCATGTTCCTGCTGCTTGGCGGTACAGGCATCGGTTACTCTGTTCAGAACCGTCACGTTGGCAAACTGCCTGTTCTCATCGGTCCGAACAGCGGCGTTCGTCGTTACGTGATTGGCGACAGCATCGAAGGCTGGGCTGACGCTGTTAAAGTTCTGGTCGAAGCCTACTTCTACGGCAAGGCACGTCCGAACTTCGATTTCAGTGACATCCGCAAGAAGGGTGCACCGCTTGTTACTTCTGGCGGTAAAGCACCTGGCCCGAATCCTCTGCGCTTCTGCCTGCAGAAGATTGCCAATCTGATGGATCATGCTATCGAAACCCGTGGCGTAGCTACTCAGCTAGTTCCGCTGGAAGTTCACGATATCATGTGCCATATCGCTGATGCCGTACTGGCTGGCGGTATTCGCCGTGCTGCTATGATCTGCCTGTTTGATCGCTACGATCACGGCATGCTCAAGGCGAAGGGTAACTTCAAGTGCTCCATCGAAGACATGGTTCGCATTGACGACCATGACAACTTCAACTGCACCGTTCGCACCAAGTGGAACGACAAGCTGCACCAGATCGTTCTCAACAAGTATCTGGTCGATCAGCAGCAAGAGACCGGCAAACTGCCGTGGTACATCTTCGAGGCTCAGCGTGGTCGTGCGAACAACAGTGCCGTTCTTCCGCGTGCCGAGATTACGCAAGATGAGTTCTTTGATCTGTGGCAGAAGATCGAGGACAGCGGTTCTGGTGAGCCTGGTGTCTACTTCTCCAACAATCTGGATTGGGGTACTAATCCTTGCTGTAAACATCTTGCAGCCTGATACGGTGACGTATCTGTAAAATCTATGCGAACTGCTGGAAACCTGTTAAAGCCTTTCTTCCATGAGGAAAGAGCGTTGGGTAATCAGCAGCCAAGCCTGTTCGATTGAACAGGAAGGTTCACAGACTAAATGTGCATAGCACTTTGTATGGTGAGGAATGAAACGATGATTGACGATTTCAAGAAGATTGTAAAACTCGGAATAGAAACAAAAGACGTGAGTGTCTTTGGTCAGCACTCATGCAGGCTTTGCGAGAAATACGGCATTAGTGAAAGAACGCTGTATACTCGATTTAAGTCGATGTTTGGTATGTCTCCTCGTGAGTACATCGAGAACGAGATTTATCCCACTAAGGAAGAAATGATCCGATTCGTTTTAACATCGGAAAGTTCTAACGAAGTACGCGAAAAAACAGGTTTGAGCAGCCGTAAATTTACTGGCATTTATGACAAGTATTTTGAGTGTTCTACTTTTCAGAAAGCCAGAGTTAAGATTTTGGCGAATAAGCAACCAGTTAAGTACAAACCAACTATTGAAGATAACTACGCTCTAGTCGCCTCTCAAGTTTTGGGTGATGGTAGTTACGATGCAAAACGTCATAGCATTCGTATTCAGCATGGAATCAAACAAGCTGAGTATCTAAAGTGGAAGGTATCTTTGTTTAACAAGGCGTTTCCAAAAACACCTTGCGAAGTGGTCATTCGTGATCACGCACAAGGCCATCAGTACGCTGACTGGTATTCACGTCATCTAGGTAACGTTGATATACCACACACAGAACCTTGGTTACTTGTTGAAAAACTAACGCCTTTCGGTTGGTTGCTCTGGTATCTTGATGATGGAAACAAGGCTAAAAGTCTTGTAATAAGTATTTACGAACCGTACATTGCTCAAGCTGCAATAAAAGAGTTGGAAACATATGATATTAAAGCCCGTTACGACCATGACGGAATGAAGCTAATCATGTGCGGTGAAGAAAATTCCGTTTGGTTTTACAAAAATTTCTTGGAACCTTTCATTAAAGTAATTCCGAGCTGCGTTAAGTACAAAGTTGAAGATATAGTCGGGAGCGAATGAATTTCTTTATTCGCTTTGGAAATTGCTCTTAGACCAAACCAATTCTGCAATCTGACAGAGGTTAACGCAAGCGATATCGACTCGCAAGAAGAACTGAACCGTCGTGCTGCGGCTGGTGCGTTCATCGGTACGCTGCAAGCTGGTTACACCGACTTCCACTATCTGCGTCCGATCTGGAAAGAGACTACCGAGAAAGACGCTCTGATCGGGGTTGGCCTGACCGGTATCGGTAGCGGTGCTGTTCTGCCGTTCGATATGTATGAAGCAGCTTCCCACGTTCTTGCTGAGAACGCTCGCGTTGCTGAAATCATCGGCATCAACGTTGCAGCCCGTACTGGCACTATCAAGCCCGCTGGCACCACCAGTCTTGTTGTTGGTTCTGCGTCCGGTATCCACGCCTGGCACAATGACTACTACATCCGTCGTATCCGTGTTGGCAAGAATGAAGCCATCTACCGATATCTGGCCGAACATCATCCTGAGCTGGTTGCTGACGAACACTTCAATCCGACAGAACAAGCCGTCATCGAGGTTCCGCAGCGTGCACCTGCTGGTTCTATTCTGCGCCACGAAGACGTACATGATCTGCTTGAGCGTGTGAAGCGTTTCAACATCGAGTGGGTACGTGCTGGTCATCGCAGCGGCGACAACACCCACAACGTGTCTTGTACCATTAGTGTAAAAGACAATGAGTGGGAAGGTGTAGGTCGTTGGATGTGGGATAACCGTGAATCGTTTAACGGTATCTCTGTTCTGCCGTATGACGGCGGTACGTACATCCAAGCTCCGTTCGAAGATATCGATGAAGCTACGTTCAATGAGCGCGCCAAGAACCTGCATCAAATCGATCTGACCAACGTTATCGAGCGCGAAGACGCTACCAATCTGGCTGGCGAAGTTGCGTGCGGTGCTGGTGGTTGTGAAGTAACTACAGCTTAAGGATATAGCATGGCCCGGTGTGTCGAAGGTAAGTGCATTGCAGGAATCATCGGCGGCGAAGATGTTTCAGTTGCTGACTGGGAGTCCGTCTTGCAGAAACATTACATTAAGGTTGAGGAGTTCTGCACTTCTCGCAAAGCACTGAATCACCCGGGCCATGTTTACCCTCACAAGTTTTGCGTCAACTGTGGTACCAAGATAGAGCGCACATAAGTGCCCGTCAAACTAGGAGTAAGTCAATGACAACCAAGAAATCCGCAAAGACAGAACTGCCAAAGGCTCGCGGCAAGATCGAACCTCGCGGCAGCCTGAAAGCAGCCACACAACGTTCGCGTGAAGCAGCCACAAAGCTGCTGGATCAACTTCCTGCCGAGGATGCTGTTCCTGCGATTGATTCGCCGTTCATGACGACACCGCGTCTGTACTCCAACATTCGCATGTTCTCCGTGGAAATCACCTATAAGCTCAACTTGCATCGGAAGAACCCAGTGCTCGACCTGATCGCAGAAGCAACAAAAGGTGATCACCACATGCAGACAATCACCGTATTCGGTAACGTCGATATCGACTATCCTGAGTACGAACCTTTCCCGACCCACCAAGAACTGGAGACCAGTAAGACCCTGTCTCCTGCTTCTGTAGTAGATGAAGTCGCTCGTTACTACGGTAACGTCGCTGCACATCGTCTGGTCGAAGAATCCAACGACACCATCAGCATCGTTGCCGTTAGCGTTAGCGAGCAAATGGTAGCACCGCTGGTGTTGGACCTAACCAACTCCTAAGAGGTAATACATGGAAATCATCGAATACACTGGCATAGTACGTTCCATCATAGACGCAATCAATACTGCTACAGCAGACGGACTGAGTACGGTTAGCCTGATCAAACTGACTCGCGCCGAAATGGATGAGTTCGTCAAGCACACGCCGTACATCAAGAACGTAGGCAAGTATTACGGTGATGCCGATGTACCTCCAATGATGCACATTACCAACAACGCACAAGGACAAATCACTGGATTCTACTTGAACGGTGTTGAGGTAGTTTGCGTCGAGTAATCAAAGGGAGCCTAGTGCTCCCTTTTTCAGGTGTTGTTTATGAGTCACAGTGAATGGTTTGTCCGCAACTTATCGCATGAGTTTGTGCGCAAGTCACGCTTACCTGATAGTGTAAATGCAGAGTACCAACTTGAAAAGGAATCAAAAATGAAGCATCCACAATCGATCCTCGCAGTAGAAGCCCAACCCTTCGTAAAGGAACTGAATTTGAAGGAAGGCTTCAACGTACTGAGCGAAGACCTCTTCCTGCGTGCAGCTACTCGACACTTCACAATCGCGTTGCGCGATCAACTGGACAACAAGCGCACAGAGCTGCAGGACGTTGTTGACCAGATCAACTACATTGCCGATCTTCACGGCATCGAACTTGAGTTCAAGAATCCGCCTCCGCTTGTATCGTACAGCGGTGACCGTACGAAGCTGCAACTGCTTCCGTATTTGGTATTCAGCGAACACGACTACGTAGGCAAACCACGCATCGCACGTTATCAGCGCGGTAAAGGCGTCGGCGAATCGCGGCTTGCCGGCAACAACAGCATTGGTTACGGCGGACACCCTGATCTGTGCGACGTGCTTACAAACGCAGACATTCTGAACCTCAACGGCGACGAAGACCTCATCACCGAAGAAGACGAAAGTACCATCAACGTTCGTGCTTCTCTTTACTCTGGCATGCGTCGTGAAATCGAAGAAGAGGTTGAGAAATTCAGCCAAGAGACTCCAACTCCTTCTTTCATGGGGCTGATCCTCGATCGCAGCAACGACGTTGGCCACTTGCACCTCGGTGTGGTGTACGGTGTTGATTTGTTCGTTGGCGAACAGGCGATCCCACGTGAGGAGCAGTTGATCAAGCTGGACTCCCTCCCTGTTCAGGAGCTGGTTGACGATGAGAATCTGGAAAGTTGGTCGAAGATCATCGCTCAGCATCTTTTGACTCAGGTGAATGCCGATGCCTAGAGTTAGTCGAGCTACTATCGAATACATTGACAAGATCGAACCGGAGCACAGCCGACACAGTTGTGGGGAACAATACGACTCCAACAACTTTGCCTTCGTGATCGATGGTCGAGTCGATGAAACCTGTCGGCGTTGTACGCTTCTGCACGTTGCCAAGTTGGCGATAGGGGACGCCCAGCATGATCCGTCCAACTAACTCGCGCGCTTGGTTTTTAAAAAGAAACCGTAACGGCTATACGCGAATTGAGGCAATCGTAACTTGGTTCTGTATAAGTGTTGCCTTAGCTCTCGCAGTAACTGGGATGATTGTCATACCTATACACACGTTCTACATTCAGTACACAGAAAAGAAGGTGTGCGAAAAGCAACACGGCATGCCTTGCGTTCAGCAAACTGTGTACGTACCAAAGCAAGAAGCTGAGCCTCAACAATAGAGGCTCGGTCACTAACATGGTTATACTGGATATATTTTATGGAGCAAGGACATTGCTATGACTTCGATGCAAATACCAACAGTAGAATTAGAAGTACCAAGATGCGTGCATGGGTTGTCCGGTCCTTGCAACGGCAGGAAGCTCAAACGAAAATATTGCAAAACGCTGTTCGTGGTTCGACGTTGGTTTCTGACTGCCAACAATAGCGGTTGGAATCAGTTCATGGTTGCAGGAATGTGGTGCATGATTGTAGCCTTCACTACACTCATGGCCGCAGCGGTTATCTCAATACAGAGCATCGCTAAGCCTTCCACGACAGAAGAGCGCATAGCCACTATGATCACGAATTGCCAGATTCAATCAGGCCAAACGTGTGAACTCATAATGGATGCCAAACCGATCGTAACCAGCAACATACGTTTTTGACATAGCGTCAGTACCGCCTTCGGGCGGTATTGTCGTCTCTGCGGCTTTCAATCGATACTGTAAAAGACTGTATGCGCAAGAGATTTTCGATATGTCTAATTGCTTGCAATGCGGCGGCCTATGTAAGAATGAACGACGTACTTTTTGCTCTCAAAAGTGCAGAGGCGTACATCGATCCATAAATACACCAAAACGTATTAGATACTGCGAGAGTGGTTGTGGTACTCCGTGTAAAACAGTTTATCGTCGCTTCTGTTCGAACAAATGTAGGATGGAATCTCCAGAGTTCAAAGAGTTAATGAAGTCTGTCCACGTAGGCCGTAAGCAATCCGAAGAAGAGATTGCAAACCGAATAGCGAAGACCAATCAGATAGCCAAAGAAGCAAAACGTAAAGCTACCATGCTCGAACGTTTCGGTGTTGATAACTATGGGCATACGAGCGACCATAAAGAACAAATGAGTGCCTTAATTAAAGGGCGCAGCTATCCAAGAGTAGACGGCCAACAAGAAAACATCATTAGGGCAAAACGCAAAAATGGTACTTTGAACCATACCGAAAAACCAAACGTAAACTGTCTAAAAGTTTGAGAGCGTATTTTAGCAACCCGAACGTAGATCGTTCCGTGTACGTTAGTAAGGTGTTCAACAGTTGTTCTGGTTATTTCAGAGGCCTGTACTATAGAAGCTCCTATGAATATATGTTCCTACGTTTCTGTAGACGATACTACATAGACGTACTTTCCGCAGAGAACACTGAGTTTGCTGTACCCTACATTGATGGCGTGGGCAAACGCCGCGTTTACTATCCCGATTTTTATCTACCAGAGTTTGATCTTGTGGTAGAGATAAAACCGCAGTCCATGTTGGATTTCGGTGAAAACCCAAGAAAGTTTAAAGCAGCCCGTAATAAGTTTCCTAGATTCGAAGTTTTGACCGAGCTGATTGGATATACCGTTAAGTCAATGTGGTCCGATGTTTACACAGATCAAGTTCTGGAGAATTGGTGTAGTGAATATCTTTGCTACCAGTAAGTGTCCTGTGAAGTCTGCTAGACAGCATTGTGACGTCCATATCCGAAAAATGATTGTGGAAACAGCCCAGTTGCTGTCCACCTCTCATGTGGTGTGCGATGGCGTTCAGGTGGCGTATAAGAAGACTCACCACAACCACCCATGCGGCGTGTGGATTCGTGAGTCCGCCTCCAACTATCGCTGGGCTTTCGATATGTTGGAAGCCATGCTTGTCGAGTACGAGTACAGGTTCCAGAAGAAGCATCTAACTGGGACGTACCTAGAGGCACTGCGCGTTGTACCGACAATGCCAGAACTAGGGCTAACCGCATTCGCACAAGCGATGCCTGAACACCTGCGCAGTAAAGACGCGCACAAGGCTTATCGTCGATACTTGAAGATCAAGTTTACCGAATGGGCGCAACGAGCCCGACCTGTTCGGTGCACGTACACACGACGCGAAGTGCCGAAGTTCGCACGCGACGTTGCCACACGAATAATCCCCTTCACCCTATTGTATTGCAAAAAGGAAACCCGTTATGCAGCAGCTTAACCTCGTCACATATCCAGAGCGTTCCGCCAATCTTCGCTTGCAGTCCACGTTCAAGAACTACTTGCGGCGTTTCCGACTGGAGAATGTTTGGCAGTATGTTCTCGACAACAATTCGGGGGCCATCAATACTTATCACAACAATCATCACATGATGACGGTTGCTGTGCGTGGTGTTGAGTTGTTGCACATGGAAGTCAGCGCAGACAAGTACGAGTTTCCCAACCAAGAAGAAATCCTGTTCGTCGCAGGTATGCTGCACGATATGAATCACTCCGGCGGCGCCGAAGATGATGACGTAAACATCGAACGTGCCTTGGCCGCACTCGACAACATTGCAGGCAGTCTGGACAGTCAGTTCTATGAAGGCTTTGCACACCATGTAGAACGAGTCATCCAAGTCACGCAGTTCCCATTCATTCTGGAACCTGAGCACTTGGACGAGCAAATAATTCGGGACGTGGACATGCTCTACTCTCTCGAAGTGGATGGTGTTCGCATCATCATGGAAGGGTTGCGTAGTGAAATGGTCCACAAGTTTGGCCATCTTCCAGATCGTAAGACTTGGCTGGACATGCGATTCAAGTTCATCGAGAGTGTCGACCTGTTCACTGATTCAGCCAAACTGATCTGGGCAGATGGTATCGAGCGGTCCAACAAAGCCATGAGCGCTTATGTCGAACTCATGCACAACGCGATGGAGTAATGTCGTGACTAATCTTGGTTATGCAGGTAAATACAACTTGGTGATGGTGAAGCGAGGTGGTAAGAATGCCTAGCGTAGTTACGGAATACTACACACACGTTGGCAGTCGTAATACACCAGAAGATATTCTAATGCTGATGACCCGTTTCGCAGCGTTGCAGAACAGACGTCCGCGCTCAGGCGGTGCTGCCGGCGCAGACGAAACGGCAGAAGCCAATGATGGGTTGATCGCGTATTTGCCGTGGTGCAACTTTCGACACAAACAAGGCGAGTGGGACTACGGACCGGGAGAGCTCCGTTTCGCAGACAGTGTGCTTGAAAAAGCATTCCCATACGATATCGGTAACCTTAAGCGTGCAACGTTAGCCTTCTTTAGGCGCAACGTGTTTCAAGTTCTCGGTCGCTGCAAGAACAAAGACGATATAGTCCTGAGTAAGTTTGTGATCTGCTGGACACCAGATGGTGCAACCTCGATCGACGACTACGACATTAACAAGACAGGCGGTACGGGCATTGCCATCAACGTGGCCTCGCTGTACAACGTACCCGTGTACAACCTATCCAATCAACACCATAGACAGCGCGTAGAGCGCTGGTGCAGTAAGAAGGAAGTAGAAAATGGTATCGTCTTTGACACATCGAGTTGGCGACATAAGGATTCATCAGGCAATAATTGGCTCAATCTTCCTTTCTGAGGAAGACGAGAAGGAGTTCGACTACTGGCTGTACAGTCTGCGCTGTTCCGCTGTGTATCGTGTTCGCAACATCGATGACGTTCCAATGGAACTCCTTCACACCGTCTTCATGATCGGTACCAGCGCTAAAGACTTTATCGCGCGAGTCTGCGAAGGTCAGACTACTCCAGTTTGCCTCGACGTTACGGTGAGCTAGTTATGACTCCAATGATGAAAGAGTGGTTGGAGCTTTGTGAGAAGCCTGCGGATGTTGAGGAATACAAGCGCGACGTTGAATTGGAAACACCACTGTTCCGCAGCGGTATCATGCGCATCTGGGTAGATTCAAACCTCAACAAGTTTGTTCGCGTTGAAATGAACGGTGAATCCCTGTCGGTCACTCGCTACTTTCGCAAACGCCGCCACGGAAAGAAGTGGATGCGTCAGCAATTTGAGCGAGTAGAGCGTCACCTGTTCAAAGGCTGCTACCCCTTGTCGGTACCACAACTCGACACGCGCACCGGTGAGTATACGTTAACCCTAGAGTTTGGCGAGGTGTCCGATGCCAGAGTTTATGAAAGTTGATGGCTTCATTGTGTACAGGGAATACGACTTCTTCAACGAACTCATAAAAGAACCTGACATAACCAGAGAAGTTTTGTTTGAACTCGAGGATGAAGACGCGGCTAAGCGGTGCGTATCCGAAGAAGCCGTCAAGTATCCGAACGATCAGGTCTATTACGAAGCAGGTACGATTTCTATATGATGGGTGTACTGGTGTAGATAAGCTGTAATTTCTAGGTGAAGGGCGATTTTGCATTTCACCTAGAGGTTCTCCTATGTCACCTATTACGCTGAGTCAATACAACTGCCGATCCATCATCGAAGACAAAACCAACGTTGAAGGCGGTTATGTAAACAACAAGAAAGATAGCGGCGGTGAAACCAATCACGGTATCACTGCTGCCCTTGCGAACGACTACAAAGACAAGTTGGAGAAACACTTCAACTGGAACGGTAAGATGATCAATCTTACCAAAGAGATGGCGTTTTGGCTTTACGAGACGCACTTCTGGAATCGCATTAACGGCGACGAGCTATTGAAGCGTCACCAACTGATAGCCGATAAGGTTTTTGATATGGCTATCAACATGGGCGTGACGCAGGCAGTTATATACCTGCAATACATACTCAACGCCAACAACAATCGAGCCAAGCTGTACCCTGATTTAGTTGTTGACGGTGGGCTTGGACCAAACACACTCAAAGCGCTAGATGCCTTCATTCGCATTCGTAAAGTAGAGGGCATCCACCGCCTTCTATGTACGCTGCTTTGCGAGCAAGGCCATCACTATCTCGATCTGACTCGCCGCCGAGTCAAAGACGAGGAGTTTTACTACGGGTGGGCAGGTCGCGTTACGCGCGATGTTGGTATCTATAGCCGACTGTTGGGGTTCTTTGAATGAGCAGCTTCACTACAAGATTAATAATCGAAGATTTGGATGGTATAAACTTTCGCATACACGAACCGTTCATCTACTATGAGGGTGAACTTGGTAGTGAATGCTGGGTTGAAGTTCCGGTAGGCTTCGTTACAGACTTCGCTAGCACTCCAAAGTTTCTGTGGCGCATTGTACCGCCCACGGGAATTTACGGTAAGGCTGCTGTAGTCCACGATTACCTGTGTGTACATCGCACCATGATTCGTAACGGTGAAGTGGTAACACTCACTCGCAAGGAATGCGACCGGATATTCCTAGAAGCCATGGAGGTACTCAAGGTACCGAAGTGGAAACGACACGCTATGTATAGTGGCGTTCGAGCCTACGCAATCGTTAAAGGAATCAAGTAAGAATGAATATCCCAGTGATTGGCTCCAAGTGGAAGCACCACAACGGTAACGAATACATTGTGTACGATATCACCAACGAGCACGCAGAGCCTGAACGTAGGGAAGAATATCCAGTCACCGTCAGCTATATCGGCAGCAACGGGAAGAAGTGGAGCAAACCGCTCGACAACTTCCTCGACCGCATGCGACCAAGCGACGGCGAGTGGGGTACTGTCCCAGTGCTGAAATCGACAACCTTGCATGATCCCGCAACCAAGCAGAAGCCAAGCATGCCGGTGATCGTTGAACAGGAGTGCGATGCCAACACGCCGAAATTCCCACCACTCAAGATCAACGTCACCACGAACGCCAGCTTGAAACAGAGTGAAGGCCTGTGGTACTACGTCAACGCGAATGACGTTTTCGTGGACCAGACAGCAGAAGTGATCCGTTCCGTGTTGGTTGAAGTTGGTGGTGCTTTGGCTGGTGCGAAAACCGACGCTGCACTCAGCCGCGCCAAGCTCGATTGGAAGCGACCACAGCCGGCAGCCATGCGCGACCAAATCGCAGCTAACGGCATGAACTACGTCGGGCCTGTGTCAATTCACGGACCGGTAATCTGGGGCAATCGTACTGCTCGCGGCGGTGTTCTTCCGGACTTGGTTTTTGTGGCTACCGTACTGCACGAAGTCAGTAAGTACGCACGCAACCACAGCGATAAGGGCAGCGGCTTCGACCTAAGTTTCTGGTTTGCTCTGCAACAACGAGCTGCCGATGTCACCAGACACTTCGTCGAGGCCCACATGCTTTCGCCTGCCGCGGCGCGCTTCTTTTGGGCGGAATCTCGCAACTGTGTACTGCACCTGATATTCCCGATGTCAGCCATTAGTGGTTCACAAGACCAGTCGTTCGAGGTAGAGGTGCTCATGGACAAGGGTGAATTTCGTATCAACATGGACGAAACCGTAGCCAGCCGTATCGACGAGGTTGTCTCGCTCGACTGGATTCTCATGGGATGAAGCTCATGATGAAGCTGAGCGCGCTGGCGCTTGCCAAGTGCATAGCGCAACCTCAGCCCGAAACAGAAGACCCGTATGCTCCGCGTCGCAGGTCAAAAGGTGAAAAGGCCAAGGCGCGCAAGCAAAGGAGACAGAAATGAAACGAGAACGCTACCGCACTACGCTGTGTGGTCGCCGAGCTAGTCGCAGGATCACCTGGTACCAACCTAAGGGATTGCGCCAGCTGAACGGTCAGACTTTCGTGGATACGTTCGTGGTACTGCGTGTCAACGAAGATGCCCAGATTGAGTTGGTCGCCGTGAGTTCCCAGCTGGGGATCGACAAGCGTGGTCGCCACGTGTTACCTGGCAACATCGTAGCGCCTAAGAACGCATACCACGGCGATCCGCGCATTGGTCTGGCAATCTACGCCTGCGCAGTGCCCGTGGGCAAACTGGAAGCAACCGGCAAGGCGTTTGCCGAAACCCTGAACAAGTCACTACAGCGCGGCGATATGTGTCTGGATGGTGTAGCCGATTCCTGAGGAAATTTTCCTATGATGCAATTTAGTTTTCTGCCAAACATAGCGTTCATGGAAAAGCTGTTAGCTGCGCAACTGCAAAAGTTTGCGTATCAACCCATGGACGATACCTTGTATCGTGAAATGACAGCGCACCTAAACGAGACGCTTGACGACCGTTACGGAAGTGACTTCAACGTCGGTGGTGTGCGTACTTCAAAGGACTCGATTACCCTTGAAGTGAGCTTCACGCTAGGTGCTCAGCGCTTTGCAGTTCTGATTTATCCTGATGCCATAAAGGCGGCTACCTTCTCTATGGAGGAGGAGTTTGATCGAATGCTGGAGGCACTGGCTCGCAGCATGTTCGATCTTATCGAACTTGGTCGAAACATTCACGACAAGCGCTTGGTAAACATAGCCAATACTCAGTTTGAACTTGGCTTCATGGCACTACGCAAAGCTGTCAAGGAGTTACCTGATGGGACGTTTTAGCGCACGCATTGTCCAGATCGCAGCAGCGGCAAACAATGGTGTTATAGGCCACGACGATAAGTTACCGTGGCGCGTGCCTTCCGAGTTGCAGCACTTCAAGCGCACCACCGCCAACAGCCCTCTCGTTATGGGAAGAAAGACCTTTGAGTCTATGCCAAGCAGCGTATGGTTTGACCGTAAGCCGTTTGTATTGACCCATGAAGTTGACACGTTTCAGAGCAAGTATCCTGGAGTCGCATGTGGTAATTCTCTTGCGCAACTTCTGCGGGATGCCTCCAGCGTAACGACGACTGGACAGGTATTCATCATCGGTGGAGCGTCTGTATTCAAGCTCGGATACGAGTACGCGGATGAGTTGATCATAAGTAGGTTCCCGTTTGAGTGTGAAGGCGATACGCGACTTCCACCAATTCCGACCACGTTCACACAGCACATGACAGACCATCGAAACGAAGATTTCACGGTGCTGCACTATCTGAGGTTGCCATGATGAAACCAACAACTCCATCGTCTACTTGGTACGAGAACGGCGAACCTGATCCTCACGCTGGTCGTTACGACTGCGAACGGCACGAACTCGATATGGGCGATCTGACCGACGATCAATTGGCCAACGGCGTGTTCATGCACGGTAACGAGACACCACCTATTGAACAGGTCATAGCCGGCGTAGCAAAGATGCCTATCGTTTGGTTAACTGCTGCCAAGTCTCGCATTCGTTGGTTGTCGCGTCGTCTACAGAAGCGCGAGACCCAAGTCGATAACATGGCACCTCTGATACGTGAACTGGCTCGCAAGCTGGATAAAGCCAATCCTGGCAATGACTTGTCTCGACGCGCAATGGTGTATCTGTCGAACAACGGGTTCAAAGCGGATCACCTGCGCAAACGTCCTGACCGCACCAACGCATTCGAGCACAACCTGTGTTGTGAAGTATCAATGCACCCTGTTGATCCGCGCATCGAAGTGCGAGCCAAAGAAATCTACGCGAACTGGAGCGATCAGACCGGCTTCGTGCCTTGGGTAGAAAACGGCAATTCGTTGAAACAAGAGGAAGCCCGTTTTCAAGCTAGAAAAGATTTGGAGCTAGGAGTCTAAAATGGAGCAGTTACTACTTCTGGGTTTCAGTTGCATCAGTGTGATGCTTCTGTTTTTGTTCGGGTGCGTGGTTGCAGCTTCGTGGATCGCGGGTTGCATGTTCATGCTCAACAAGCATCACATTATGCTTGGTGTACTGGCTTTCGTCTTACCTCCAATCGCCATCGCGTATACGCTGTATGTACTCGTACAAGAGCGAGCCGCAGAGCGCCGATATCACCAACTGAACCGAAGCTGACTATAGGGAGCCAAGTGCTCCCTTTTTCAGGTCTGCGGATCGTGCTATGTAAAGACCTTTGCCTTTCGCTTTCGAGCCTGACAGATCGTAGTCTCCACATGTTGCGGTCTGTCAGATACCTAAACTAAAAACATAACCGTTAGCGATATTGACGACTGTTCGCAGCTATGCTATAATGAACTCACAGAGCAAAACCGAGCTAGCACGCTAGTGGTTATAGTCTTAGGTTAGGTTGCATTAGTTTGCAAGGAGCGGCAATGAAACAGTTTGCGAATGAAGTTCAAACGTTTTTAAAGGAAGACTACCGTACCGTTAAGGTTGAGAAGAATGGTAAAGTCAGTGTTGTCGTGTACGCTGGTTCCGACATGCTTTTCCAGATCAATCTTGGTGACGGTAGTTACACTGTTAGCCTCAGCATTGGTGTGACCATAGATTCTGGCACAACGATTTCCCATCTGAAGGCATACCTGCTAGATCGGCAGATGCTTCGAGAGGAACTCGCACCTTGTGCTGAAAAGTATTCCGTAACGGCTTAATAGCGCAGGTGCAGTATGGACGAGAAACCTACACCAGATCAGATTCACAAAAAGCTGTTCAACTACGGTGTCGTGGTGTTGTTGATTCTGCTCGGTTACCTATGGGCAGGTAAGCACGAAGCACCACGATCAGACAAAGAACTGGGCGTCATGGAACAGATGACCACCCCTCCTCAAGTGCGCAAGCCTAGTAAGGATTGAAATGGAGCCGCTCATGTATACGGAAAAACGAAGTAAAGGTAATGTGATCCTATGTGGGCTCACGCTTGGGTTGATGGTCCTGCATTTCGGATTGTTTGACGCTAGCCCAATGAACCCAATCGGAATCAAATACGTTCAAGAACTCTACATAGCTATCTGCCTTGGCTTCGCAGCATTCTTGATTGCGGGCTCACCGAAAGGTCGAAAGGCTGAGTACAACGCCTTGTTGTCGTTCTGCTTGTTCATGACCTTCATGTTTGTCGTGATGCCTGCCGTGTTCTCGATGTTGTATTATGGTCAACCGTTTCAATACGGTCTGATTGAAGAACGTCGAGTCCTAATGTGTTTCAGTGCCTTCTGGTTACTGTTTGCGGCACACCGAATGTCGGCTGCTCAGTTCGAGCGATTGATCCTGAGTACCGCCATGGTCGCAGTTGTTTTGTCGTGGTTAGCCTTCAAGGAAATCACACCAGAACTACGTGACCTGGATGGTTCGCATGACCAGAGTCGACCAGGTCGCGCTTCAATCGGTGCCGAAGCATTGATCATTGGGTTCTGCATGTGTGTCTATTATTGGCATACTGGCAAGTCAATGATAGACGGCAGTAAGCGCGGCGGCATGATCTATATAGGGCTCGCCGTGTTGTTCTTTATGACCTTGGTGTTTGTGACTCAAACTCGCCAGTTGCTTCTGGTGTGCTTGGTGTTCAGCATCCTGACATTGAAGCTGCGATTCGTGAAGTTTGGTGTTGTAGGTGTTCTGGTTGCTCTGCCTTTCTACTTGAACCCAGAGTTGCTATTGCATCTTGGCGTGAGCCTAGACTTCTACATGCAAGCTGTGGAGGAAGGCGTACAAGATAACGTCCGTGAGAATACGGTTGGTCAAATCTTGAAGCACCTGGACACAAACATGTGGTTGCCAAGTGGTTCCCTTAGTTTGATGTGGAACGGAGGCTTCAAGCCACACTTCGGTGACTACTTCTTCCTATCTGACGTTGGTATTGTTGGTACGTTGTTCCGCTTCGGCTTCTTGTCTGCGGTTGTGATCCCTATGGGTCTGTATGCTTACTGGGTGACAGCTAAGCGGCTGAGCCGAGATATGCACTTTACCGTAGCCATGTTCTTGTCGTTCTTGATCATTTGGCCACTTCAAGGTATGTTTGAGTATCTGCAAACGGTGACAGCGACCTTGTTTGTGTTCCAAGCGCTTAAGACGTGGCACCGCAAGGCAGTACCGCAAGCCGTGCATCACGCAAACTATTCACAGCGACTTGTCTAACTCAAGGGGGCCTTCGGGTCCCCTTTTTATGGTCTGCGGATCGCGTTATGTAAATACCTTTGCCCTTCGCTTTAGACTGTAGACTCCACACGTTACGGTCTGTCAGATACCTAAACTAAAAGAAAAACCATTATAGTCATTGCACGACTGTTCGCAGCTATGCTATACTGGAGTCACAGAGCCAAACCGAGCTAGCACGCTAGTGGTTACGACTCTAGTTAAGGTTTCACACTCACTCAATTAGTTTGCAAGGAATTACTAACATGACCATCACCAAGAAGACTACTGTTGCCAAGACTGCCGCCAAGAATGTTCGCAAGCCAGCGGCTAAGAAGGTAAAGCCAGTTGCAAAGAACTGGGCACAAGCAGCTATAGCCAATCAGATCGTCAGTGCGTTGGTCATTAATCACCTTCTTGCTGAGGGACAAAAAGTTGTCACGCACAAGGATCAACCAGCTTCTGTTAAGTTGGTTGGTAAAGACCTCTACCTGCCGAGCGATAACGGCAAGCTGGTTAAGTATGGTCAGATGGATCACATCATTGTGACCATCAGCACTTGGCCAGAGCGGGCAAACACGTTGGAAGTGTTCTGCTCTGATATGTACTTCCCGATCCATCGCATTCGCAAGATCGGTACCAAGTTTGTTTATGACCGCAACATTGCGTTCCCGAGCAAGCGTGACACCGTGCTGATCGATGTGGATCACATCTTTGCCAAGGCTAAGCCTGCGAAGGCAGATAAGCCTGTTGTAACTGTAGAGACGAAGAAAGTTGTCACGGTTCACGAACTGATTGACGACGCCACCTGCGCTGCACCTGCCAAGAAGCTGGTTAGCGTTCCTGAAGTTCGCAAACTTGCTAAAGAGTACGGCTTGAAGCTGGAGGTAACAGACGATAAGTTTTTCTTCTCCAACAAAACAGGCGCTGTTGTTGAGATTGCCCTGTCCGTTGATAACAACGCCCGTCGCATGTCGGTCCAAACGTTCCGTCAGAAGAACGCCAAGGTCAGCGATGGTCGCTGGGTAAACTTCAAGCACTCGCTGGGTACTACGCTTCGCTTCAAGTCCATGTTGGAGCTGTTTGAAAAGCAGGACGCACCGCATCGTCAGCAGATTGCCTACATCAAGCAGTACATGACCGATGATGTTTGCGAAGCTGCCCAAGATGCAATCGAGGCCTACATGGCCCATCAAGAAAAAATCGCTAAGTAAGGAGTCACCATGTCTAAAGTATCGCACGCTGTGGTTGGACCGATTGCAGAACTTGTTCGTGAAGGCATGATCAGCATCACCGAGTTTGTAAACAAGCTCGATATGCTGGACCTGATCGTTATGGAGGTTGCACTATCCGAAACACCGACTCTCGATCACATGAGTCGTCCAGTTGCAGTAAAGCCTTACATCGTTGCCCGCATCATTCATGCGGATGACATACAGGCAGCCCCTGTAGAGTACGCGCTGCAAACACCGCAGCCTCTTTAACAAAGCAACACCTGCCACGGCATTTCGTCGTGGCAGCAACTAAGATGGAGATACAAACATGGCTAAGCGCATTTTCCCCCGTCGCGATGAAGTCTACACCTTCGAGCAAATCGTCCACGAACTGGACCTTCGCGATTCGGCTTGCCTGACTTTCTGGGAGAATGAAATCTGCCAGAACATCCAGGACGCGCATATCAGCGAACACGATATGCTGGCGCTGCCACACTGGGCTGAGTCGCGCTGGAAGTTTGTCATGGAGACAAACGAGTGGATTCCGATCTTTCGTTTTGCGAAAGACAACGAGGTCACTATCGACCAACTCGTCGATAAGGAACCGCACATCGACCCGTTCGCCAAAGAGGCTGGCGTGTTGTGGTGCGTACCTAAGGGTACTGACCGCGAGCAGTGGTACAAACTCGTCGTGAACGAGGCCGGTTCAGTTATCACTGACGGTAGCGGGCAGACGTACCCGGTCCCTGTGTTCGACGACGCAGGTAAGACCGAACGCCACTACGTCGAGAAGCGCAACCCCGGCCGCTGCGACACCTGCAAGGCCCAGGTCGAGCAACGCTTCACCTACCGCGACTTCGAGGAGGGAAGCGCAGCGCAGCCGCGTGATGTTTGCAGACCATGCCGCGATGCTTATTCAAAGTATCTGCATGAGTCTTTGGGATAATTCCTCCTGCCCATTCTCTTGAGTGGGCAGTGTGAATGTACCCGATACCACTAACAAGGACCGCACCATGAAGAACGTCACATCCACTGTAGAATTTGGTTCGGCAGTAGCTGACTTCATCCGCAAGAAACACGCTGCCAGCGTTCTGGTAGCGACGCGCAATCACGCATACTTTAGTTCTGCTTTTAAGGTATCCGAAACCATTCGCACCTTCCTCATTGAGTGCGTTGCTAAGAACAGGCGCCTGTTTATGATGCGCGACGGCAACTTTCTGATCGTAACTCCAGTCTACCGAAACGAGTACGAACCTACCTACGGTACCGTAGACCTTCTGGGAGTTCGACTCGAAGTAGTTTCGTCAAACATACTCTAAGGACTCGCATGGCCATCATTTTGAAGAAACGTGGCAAGTACCTGTTGAGTTCAAGCTACTGCACAGGCTTCGGCACCGACTACCGTTGGACACACAACGAATCCGAAGCACGTCGCTACTCCGACGACAGTCCGTACGCTGAACTAACCGCTAAGGCAACGGGCGCTAAGTTGATCCGCGTAGAGAACACACGGCGCGAACTTAAAGCGCTGGCCCGAGAGCGTATGTCGAAGCTGAATCGCCTTCCACTGCGTACCCCAAGATTGCCTAAGTAAGGAGACTGCAATGCGTTTTGTTTCTGATAGTCCACGTGCCGAGTTTGCAGAAGAACCCAACGTCGCACAGGTCATCGATCTGCTGCAACAGGTCAATAGCCTGAATCCAAACACAACCGTAGTTGTCGGTTCGCCTGTAGGTGCTGATCGCTTCGAGCCGAAGCCTCTCACTGCGTTGCGCGAACTAAACATTAACGGTAAGAACCAACTGGTATTCTTGTCTGGAGACGCGCAGAGTCCGTGCGAGGCTCTAGCCCGTTTGGTCCTAAAGGCTGCACAGATTCACGAAGACAGCTTCGACATGGAGGCTGCAAACAAAGCATCTATGCGCCAGCAGAAGGATATCGGGTTTGGTCTGATCGACTACTCGCGCTTCTATCGCCTCTCCATTCACGACGCCTGTCAGCAACTGGAACCTAGAAGTTTGCGTGTGCCTGTCTACGTACTACTGACGATGGCCTGGAACGACGCCATCGAGTGGGCGAAAGCCACTGCCAACTCTCAGTGCAATCTCAACACTCCGTCCAAAAGGAAGAAGAAATGAGTTTCTCCGCGAAGCAGATTCACGTTCTCTTGTCGAACGCCAACAAGGACCTCGATCTTGGCAAGTTCAGCGAACTCAAGAAAGAAGCAGGGTACGAGTTGCGTGACGTTTTGATTCCTAATGCCAAGGACCTGTTCGGCCAGTACGATATGGGTTTGATTACCCATCACGAATTGATCAACGGTTTGGTTCGTGAGACAATCAACGCCTGCCAACGCAGTACGTTGCTGGCGACGTGTGTGCAGTTTGATCGCACTGCGCACATGGGCATGGTTGGGATCACCCGTTTCGACCAGTTTGAAACGTGGGTCGCGCTTCTGTTTGACATGGCAGTCGAGGAGTATCACAGCCTTCTCGATACTCCATTTGTCGATGAACTCCTTCACAAGCAGGAGAGTTGATATGCCGAACTACAACGTCACCGCAAACCTGAACACCACCATCAAGTTCAAGCTGACCGCGTAAGGCGAGGCCGTGACCAAGCGCCTTATCGAAGACGAGCACTCGCAGTTGAAGTTGAAGTTTCCGCGCGAAATCGAACGCACCGAAGATGGCTATGTGACGATGCAGCTTTGGGACTTCTGCAACTTCTACGGGCCGGAGTTTTACGTCGGATCGCCGCAGTACCTTGAAGATAATTCCATCGATATCGTGCTATAACACAAAGGGTGGCAGTTTAACGACTGCTGCCCTTTTTCGTTTGCGGCTCCACAGATAGACGATAGATACCTCAACTAAAAACATAACCGTTATCGACATTGACGACTGTTTGCAGCTATGTTATACTAGACGTGCAAGGGATTCGCATGCTGTACTTGTAGTGGTTACAACAATAGGATAGGTTTAGTGCGAAGGAGAGGCAAGATGCCTTACACGCAAGAGGATTTCCACTACGTCGCAAACACTTTCGGCAAACAAACCGTAGAGAGGATGTTGAGGCACCGAAGTGAGTTTGAAGTGAACCAAGTTCGTTTGCGGTTGGACATTCGTAAACGCGCTGATGCTGTTCGTGAACAGGGATACACAATGTCCGTATCCTTGAATGACACGGAATCCGTAATAGTTGTACGACACCGAACACGGCATGGGAAATTCGTTTTAACAGGCCCTGAAAGTTCATACGCTGTGAACGAAGCGCTGCTGATCCGCACCGGCATGTTGTCCGACGTGATACCGCTTCGACTAACAGATATCCTGCTTGATAGACTCGATAAACCCTTTGTATTGAAGGTATGAAATGGCAGTGAGTGTTAGCGTCCGAATGTTGCAGTTGAAGGCGCGCGGTGTTGCTCTTGTTTGTCGTCGTAAGGCGCTAGGCATTAAGCGTGACACACTTCGGAGCGTGTTGTTGTGTGACCGCTCCGACCTAATTAGAGTAGAGGTTGGCATACCGTTCCCGAACGCAGAAACGTTGGGCGATAGGTACAGTGAACTTCTCAGTTTGATTGAAATCGGCAGCCAGTCGCTGCTTACTAACAGGTGTGAGATATGACAGTCAAAAGCATGTTCGGTTCTGTAGTTCGCAAATCGGGTATCCCAGTCACGCAGAACGTGGCGCTGTCTTTGTTTGTGCTTGAGTACGAAGCTGCAACAAGTACCGAGCCGAAGAAGTTTTATGTCTCCAAGGTGCGTTCGGTAGACCTTAACGAGGCACGCCATCTGATTCGGTTGGAGTTGAACGCCAAGAAGATGACCATGAACATGGTACGCATGTTTAGTCTTGGCAAAGACAGATCGTGGCTGCGCGGCAACAATACCTACAGGGTCGAGATTCTTGACACTCGTATCTACTGCCGTGAAATTTATGAACAAATCCACATCAAGAATGGTCTGCACATAGGACACCAAGCATGAATATGCAGCTATTGGTTACTCAACCTGAGATTTTTCAGTTGGCAACACAACGAGCCGCAGCATTTGCGGAAGCAAACTATCCGAACTGCGACGTTGAGTTCGTCGATCTTCTGCCGAAGCTGAATGCGTTGCCTGGCGTTGCAACTTTGTGGTGTTGTGCCAGCCACGTTGAAACTAATGAGGACGACAGTCAGTTCTACCTGACCCTAGCTGTTACCGTAGAAGGTATCGAACATGCAGTTCGTATATACACGGAATTATGCAAGATAGCCCAACCAAAGCTCGACGATGAGACTGGTTGTTCGCTGCGACTTGAATATGGTTGCCTGCACGGATCGCTGTTCAATATGCCTAACGTGCGGTACAACGTTACTTCTATTCACTGCATCGTAAGCAACGCCGAGAACAAACGAGTGCTCCTCGACTCGCTGGCAGAAGCGCTAACTAATCAAAGCGACCTAATCGAATAGGTATCCCATGACTTTCGCATTAATTGTGTTTAGCGTTCTAATGGTATTGCTTGTGCTAATCAAGCAGCTCCACATTCGCACCCAGAGAAAAGAAATGGATGTGTTGGCACGTCAAGCCGACTATTACTATAGGCGCCTCAGTCTCTACGAAGATGATGAAGAAAACGCCGGCGATGAACCCGAAGTTATCTAACATTGAATAAGGAAGTCCTAATGCGTACTCGTAAATCTAGCGGTTGTGTAGTGTTCGACGTTACTCAGCGCGGCGTTGAGATTCTTCTTGTCACGTCTAGTAGTGGCAAGGAGTGGGTCTTCCCGAAAGGCGGCGTCGAAATCGATCTTACCGAGCGCGAGTCTGCTGCTAAGGAAGTTTGGGAAGAAGCGGGTGCTACCGGTAAAGTCGGCATGAAGCTCGGCAGCTACCGTTACATCAAGAACAACCAGATTCAAGAAGTCACCATGTATGCCATGCAGTTTACTGGTTGGAGTCACGACTGGCCAGAAGAGGGCAAGCGTGAGCGCAAGTTCTTCAAGGCGCGGAAAGCCATGGAGAAGGTTGATCCGTATCTGGCGCCGTTTGTGTATGATCTGATGCAGAACATCGAGGCGGCACGTGAGCATGAAACTCGCAAACAAAAACTGGCGGTGCTGTGATGGAAAAGAAAGAAGTTCACCATCGTCGCCGCGTAGTAGCTACAATGTATCGCGGTCAATCGAAAGAGGTTATCCTCACTCGTCACTTTGCATACTTCGACACGGCTGTGCCTCGTCTGATGCAACTTGCCATTAGCTACGGTAACGAAGGCGACTTCGTTGAGTTCTACAGTCACGAGTTTGGGTTCCAGATTGGAATTTTGCGAATCAAGTCGGGTAATCGCTTCGATGTGGAAATGAGTCCGATTGTAAAATCCAGTCCGAGCCTGTTGAAGTTAATGAGCGAATCGAAGACGCTCTGAGGAACAACATGAACACCACTGACTACGCACACTTCTCACTTTCGGAAGGCACTTGATAGGAATACGAACATGGAATTTACAAGCAGTATGATCGTGGCTCTCAGCGGATTGACTGCCATGTTCATCACAACGTTTCTTCGCGGTTTTCAGAACAAGAACGTAGCGGGCGGCCACAAGCTACTAGCATTTTTCTGTGGCGGCGCGATGACATTGTTCGAAGGTGTTGTCATCGCATTGATCGCGCAGTCTGGTAAAGAACTCATCTTCTTTACTGCGCTTGGGAGTGCCTTCGGCTGGGTATGTGGCATGCTTGTCCATGAGTGGATCATGCGCAAGAAGATCAAAGCGGCTAAGAAAGCCAAGAAGACCAAGCGTCAAAACAAACTTGAGGCACTTATCGAAGAACGCCTCGAAGAACGTCTAAAGGAACTAGGAGTCGCCTAATGCACTACTTGCTTATCTTCTGGACTAATCATTCTGGTCCAGAAATTTTTCTAATCGAGAACGCTTTGGCAGAAGATGTTCGCGCGATTGAAGGACTGATTGACCTAAAGGAGCCGGAAGCTAAGCAAAAAGCTGTAAAAGAGTTTATGAAAAAGTGCTATTCGCACGCACGGTGCACGCACAAACCAGATGACTGCCTACTAAACGGCAGCGTTCGCGTCGTCAACTTTTACTAGGAGGTACACAATGGTAACTAAAACTCATCCCGGCAAGCGGAAAAAGTCACAACTGAACTCTCTGGAGTCGTTTTTGGCACATAAGCTCCCACTCGACCATGACGACCTTCAAGTGATTATGAAGGCTGTCAAGGACTGGTTAGCCAACAGCCAGTTCGGACAATCTGTGCGAGTTCTGCACGATAGCATAAATGCGGCGCGAGAAGATAAGGACTCCCTATCAGCCCTTCTGCGTGACGCAGGCGTTGAGATTCCTACATCGCGTATCGTAGAATCGTTGGAGATAATCGACAACGTTATGAGCGAAAGCCAACTCGATTCGCTGTATGCGGAACTCAATAAAGCAGAACAACAACGGAATGCCATTCTCGACATTCAAGGTGATTATCCGGATGTCAAGGTTCCGAAGGCTCTCACCACTCGAATCAATGAACTCAGCACTACCCTTCGTGAAATGAAGGCCAAGTATCCTGACTTCGACTACCAAGCAATCGTAGGTTAACGCAAAATGCCAATGTCATTCCCAGATATGGACTCACTCAAGTTTCGTGCCAAGCAGCGCGAGTTTCGTCAACCTAACGAAGGTGAGACAGAGGCAGAGTACCGTGAAGCGTTTGCAAACTTCATGGTGAACGTAGATCGCGTCGAGTCTGCTGAGATTCGCACTGGTCGTGGTTGGGACCAACACGATCCGCGTGCGTTGCTTGAAGCGATGGGTATCAACGTTCCTTTGCATTTGGGGTAATCTTCATGCCCATTCTGTTTGAGTGGGCATCTGGATTCAACCGAAGATAACGAGTAACTACTATGACATTCAGCCTAATTCATCGCGGTCAAAAACTGACTCGCCAACAGTTGGACGTGATTAATCAGATTCTGGTTGATCACATGAACGGGCAGTCCTACGTAAGGACCAAAGCTAAACTGGAAACTGCCATCGACAACGCACTAGAGGAGGCTGGCTGCCCCGTCATTCAAAAACCTGAAGACTTAGTGCGTGACCTGTACAGTGGTCAACTTACGTCGAAAGACGAATTGTCACACTCAACAGTGAATCTGCAAATTTCAGCAGAGCCAGTGGGTCCCATTAGTCATCTGACTTGGATATCCGCAGCAAAGCCCGTACCGAAACACCTTCGTGACGGCCGCTTCATTCTCAAAACTGAGTGCGGACTTGCGATCGGCAGTGTGTTTCCAGACGGCAGCGGATTTGACTGCGAGCATGTTGTGTTGGAATACGCCATGTGCCAAGAATCGTTCATGGGGATGAAGTGAAAGGCTGGGGCGCACAAGACGATTTTCAGGAACAGATACAAGCCACTGTGGATGAACGAGTCGAGCTAGTTAGGCTTGAACTTGTCGGTAACGGATGTGAGTTCTGCGAAGACTGCGGACGGCGTATACCGAAAGCTCGACGTAAAGCAATGCCAAGTGCGACCCGTTGTGTGTCGTGCCAAGAATACTACGAATAGGAGCTACAATGAGCAACACCAAACAAGCGGCTAACCTTCTGATCTGGACCAAAACTCGCCTCGGCCGCAAAGTGCCTGATTATCCAAAGAAGATTCTGGCGGACAAAGCGACTGCCAGTGAGCAGAAGCGTGCACCGACTGAGTTGCTGCAAACGCTCAGTCAGATTCGTGATTCTGATCGGAAGCGTTTGTTTGTGGAGAATCCCAAGCTCGAACAGTGGTTCGCCAGCAATCAAGTCGAGGAAGAAGTATGAGCATGCCGCGCTTGTACTCGGTACCGATTAACCTAGTGATAGAAGCCATCAGTCCAGAACAAGCTCAGGCACAAGCCAATGTGTTGTCGCACCTGTTTACGACTGCCGCCCGACTGAGCAACTCTGGATTCGTTCAGGACAACGTCACCATCACCGCGGTTGCAGGACACGCTCAGCAGATCGACTCTGCACCGACCGACTCGTATGATCGAGAGTATCTTGCCAAAGTTTATGGCGAAGATCGCGCAATTCGATTTCTGCACCATTCAACTTCCGTATTACGTGACTAACAGTAGAGGTCAACATGACAACTAAAGCAACGACTGGTAGTATCGAAGTACGTTCTGTCGAAACGTTTGCTGCCGCACCTTCTTCTGGTAACGTGCGTAAAGCTGAAAAGCTGATCGCTGAACTCGGTTTGGAGTCGGCACTCGCACGTCGTCCTGCAGGCGTCAACGAAGTCAAGATGATCTGGCGCCCAGAGATTAAAGTTTCAGAGGGTGTCTTTGGCAAGCTGCGTACCAAAGACAAAGGTATTCCAAACAAATTGGTTGAAACGTCAGGTACTACACCTATGACGTGGGAGAAGTTCCGTCGTACTATTTTGCCGAACGCCGTGCGCATCCAGCACTACGTTGGCAGTGGCTCCCAACCATTCTACGGTATGCTGACTGCAACGCACGAGGATGCCAAGCCGATCCTGCAGTGGGACAATGAAGAAGATCGCAACCCTGTCTCTCAGTACGCGTACACTGGCGGCTCCCATGCTTCTATGTGGGGACTCAAATCCGATGAGTACGTGGATGTTCTCGGTGTTACTCTGAGTCCGTGGAAGCGTGACGATGAGGAAGCGTTCCCGCACATGCCAGAGATTGTTCTGTTTGTATTGGATGGTGCAAAAGACATTCAACTGAACGCGCTGTGCCTGTTCCCTGAAATGTTGCGCAGTGACCTTCACTCGATTCGCTCCACTATCGAGGCATACTCCGAGCAGACTCGACCTGACGATTACATCGAAGACGATCACGTCTGTGGCGTTGGTATGTCCAAGACCCGCAGCGTGCCGATTCGTTTGCGTGTCACTACTACGAATGGAATTGGGCTGTTCCTGATTGATCGCTGGGATTAACTCAATCGGGCCTCGTAATGGGGCGCAAACTTCTGCGCCTATTTGTTGTCTAATACTAGAGGGAAGAACATGAGCAAAGTCGTAAATCGCAAGGAGTTGGTGAACCTGGTTGTACGTTCCGCAGAAGAACTGCACATGAGTATTGAGTTCTTCGTAGTGTCCGTGCTGGCTGATTCTTCTGAGGCGTATGTTGAGCTCCATGCAGGTTCAAACATTCCTGTGTCGATGCAGCAGATGGTTAAGATACTCAAACATCTGCAAGATACTAAGGACCTGACAATGGCTTTCTGTTTGAAAGCAAACGGCGTCGAACTCATTCTCCTTCCTGATATGAATCCTGATGACATGGAGTCTTTGTGGAAAACAACAATGGACAAGGCACGTGAGGAGTACGAAGCGTCTCCTGCTTACGCAGAACACCAGCGCCGTCGCGCCATCAAGGACAAGGAAGATCAAGCAGAAGCTGATGCACTGCTGGCTAAGTTTGACGAAGTGGTTAAAGACAAACCCCAGCTCGCTCAGTGGATGCACGACTTCTCCATCGTCAATGACAACATCGGCGTCGTATTCGACAAGAACCAACTCGCAGATAAGCTGGAAGCTAATGGATACATCATCAACGAGTTTGTTGGTGTGCCCGCAGCAGACTTCAATGCAGACATGGCGTTTCGCTGGGCAGTCGGTCAAGCAATTGATCACCTGCGTCGCAACATGCCAATCCACCCTGCACTGAGCAACCATTTCATCGGTCGCAAGCTAGATCGCCCAAAGCGTGGAGGTGAGTAACCTCGATACGGTAAAGCACAGTACCTAAACCCAAACATAAAGGAAAATAAACCATGGCAATTCTTGTGATGGTCGTCGAAGACGAAGTAGTAACCAAACTCAGCAAGGAAGCTGGTATTGCTGCGAGGCCGTTCACCAACCAACTCGCAGCCCGCTTTCAGAAATACCTGCATGAATACGAGGACACCGACGCTATCTTGAAGGAGTCCGGCAATCAGCAAGTCGTGTCTGATCTGATGAAGCTGGCTGTAGCCAAGATGCACGGAGAATACACGTTCGCTGACGTTGTAAAGGAGGCAGGCTTCAAGTTTTCAAGCACCGAAACTGCCATGTACGGCAGCATGTTCGCCGTAGCGACGAAACGGAAAGACTCCAAGATCGTCAATCTCGGTAAGATCAAAAAGGTGACTCACTACATCAATAAAATGGATTAACTAATGGCAAAGCGCAACAAGGCGTCACTGGACATGGCGCCTCCATTCAAGATCACGAAGATCACTGTACTCACAGGTTCAGGTACAGATCAGATTCGTATAGAAACCTCTCTGCCGCTTGGTGTCTGGCCGTACGAAGGACACCCGCAGACACTACGTATGGAAGTGTCACGAGGCATGGGAGAGGAGTACGTCCGAGAACACTTCGGCATTGAACCGGAAGTCATTCAAATATGACGTTCGGTAACTGTAAAGCAGAACAGCTTTCCCCAACGGCAGGTCAGCCGCTCCCAAGCTCCTTTTTGACCTGCCGTTCTTTTTATTCTCCATACACGACTGAATAGCGCTAAGGAAAAGAATGAACATCGAACAACTTAAACAGCAGATGCGCAACCTTGAGGAAGTACACGGTGTACGCTTCAACTATGTTGCAGAAATCGGCAGTCGTGCTTGGGGATATGCAAACGACCAAAGCGACTACGATATCAAGGCGTTCTATGTGCAGCTTCCATGGAAGCGTGATCTACTGGATGGTCTCGATACATTCCGTGAGTCGTTTACCATCAACGATATCTGCGTAGACGTACAGGCAATGGAAATGCGCAAGGTCATCGGTAACATCGTGCGTAGCGATGCCAGCACCATCGAAGCCTTCCGTAGTCCTTTGGTATACGCTCACGATGGATCACTGCAAAAGCTGGATGAACTGATCCTTGCTCATTACAATGCCGGTGCAGTATGGCGCGTCTTCCTTGATCTTGCTGCTGCCAACTTGTATCCGAAGCGCAACAAGGAATTCAACGGCAAGTCTGCAATACAGGCGCTTCGATTCGCGCTGATGGCGGAACAGATTGCAGAACAGGAAGACACCCTGTTTCAACCTAGATTGCAGGACATGACCGATCTCGAAAGCCTGTATGGTTCGCTCGGAAAGATTCTCGGCACTGTGCAGATGCTGAACGAGAAGCGCAATGAAACGGATTTGAAGTCGATTCCAGAAGTTGCGTCCATCTTCTCTCTGTTTGAGGTTCTCAAGGCCAGCGATCGCCCTGGCGGTTCTACCAATCGTGACACGAAGCAGGCGCAGAAGCTGTACTCGCGCATCTGTCGGTGGGCGGTTATGAACCATGAGAACAATAACTCCGATCATCTGGTATGGACCATGCACAATTAAGGAGGTAATCATGCCTACTCGAATCCCAGCTTATCTCCGTCTTGCTTCTCTGATAGCAACCCAACTGGAGTCAGTCTTCGATTCGGAAGCAGTGGACGAGGAACGCATCCAAGCTCTCGTTAGTGAGTTAATGGAGTTTGAATATCAGCTAGACGATGCAGGTTCATGGTTGATCATGCTGGATGACGGTGTTGGCCTTCGTCCTGTGGCGCACGTCTACTGCACTTACGGGGATGCTTTGCGCGTAGCTGCCTGTTTGTTTCCAACCGAAACTGAAGGCTTCTCTGTTGTGACAGACAAGCTGCGCGTCGAATCTATCCCGACTGCAATTGCAGCTTTTGATGAACTTACGGAAAGGAACTGAAATGAAACCTCTGTATGAATATGCGCAGACCCCAATGACCAACGAGCAGACTCAGATGCTCATGGGTTTGTACTTGCTGCCCGAAGACTCGATCAAGCAGGCCATCGCTGATGTATCCGATGAGTTTCTTTACAAGGTCATCCGCAAGCGACTGGACGTACTTGCACTCAACGTTGACGATCGGGTTATCCTGTTGATTCTTGGCACTCTCGCAGAATCCACACCTGGTGCCGTTGCGTTGTACGTTCACGCTCTGTTTCACATGAAGTTGAAAAACAATCCAGCCGTTATCGATCTGGATGAGTTTGTGAAGTTCTTTCATAGCGGTTTTCCGAGCAAACAAGCTCTTAGCGAAGCATGGGATGCGCAGAAAAGAAGGGATGGCAATAACGAAGTAGATTTGCAGGAAACTTATGCCTGATATGTCGATGCGCCGTATAACAGAAGTACGTACCGGTGCTCGACCAGGATTTCAAGTGCGTTTTTACGGTGACGTTAAAGACAAGGCTTGGTTCAGCACCAAGAAACTCGGCAGAGAAATTGCACTACAGCAAGCGAAGCGCTGGCGTAATAAACGTGAGCGCGAATTAGGTCTGACTTCTAAAGATTATGGCAGCGGCAGACCCAGAACGAGACACGCGAAAAGCAAGTCCGTACCTGGAGTGTTTGTTTCTGCAGGAAAGCGTAATGGAAGGCCGTATGCGGACGTAGTAGCAGTTCTCAACTATAAAGAGGAAGGCAAAAGCAAACGTAAGCAGAAAGCATTCTCCATTATCAAGTACGGGTATCACCTGGCATTCGTATATGCAGTTGAAGCACGATACAATATGATCAGCCTTGAACGACCGCTTACTGTGGAGGTACCTGAACTTGATTTTGACACGCAGCGAAAGATCGTAGCGATGGGGGCATCGAAAAACGATCTTCAACTAGCCGCAGTAATACCATGGACTGGTGAGTATACGACAACCAAGAAAATATAGGGCAACACACGAACATGCAACGGAGCGTACAAACATGCACCTTGTCCAACAAGCTACAATACCACCACGTCGCAACTGGAAAGAAAACGGATCACTAAAAACTTTCCTCAGAGCAGTTCAATTGCCTTGGACACTCAGCGATGGTGTTCTGCCTGATGCGTTGTTGAGGTTTATCAACTGCCGACGACGCAAGATATTTGGCAGCGTCAAACTCATGAAAGGTTGTATGCTCAACAACGCCTCTCAAAAAGAGTTTACCGAGCACTTCGTCATGCACTATCTTGTGCGTGAGCGTCAAGAGGAGTGGCTACTTGCCCAATTGCAAAACTGGCAGTTCACTGTACCGTCTACAGTAGTGCCAGTGAGTCCAGCCAAACCAAAGACAATAATGATCTGCGCTGATCAGGATTTCGAGTGTTTCTTCTGGGTAGCAAGTAACGGAAGGGAATTGCTAGAACAAACACTGCCGGTCAGCGCACGCATCTTTCGTGAGAATCGTAGGACAATACGACCGGCGTACACATTGGAAGATATCCTGAACGAACCTACGACTGTCGTAGAGGATCGATTCACTCGAATGGAGAATCCAGATGGATGAGTACATAGACGAACTGATGAGGATGGTTACGGAAACTGCCGTTTACCCTAATGAGGATGAGTTATATCGAGCGTTGACGAGAACCTTCAAAGAAAACACAATGATGGTTCTATCTACTCCTCAATGTACTCCCACTTTCCGTAAGAAGCCGGAACCGGCATTCAGGCCAATCTTATACAACTCGGAACCCGATCTGAATCGAGAGTTGTCGCTGTTCCTGCTGAAGGAGCGTTTAATGCCTGAGCGCTCTGAGGCGATTCAAGAGTTTCTGGATGAGTACAAGACTCCCGGCGACAGGCAGATGTTTGTGTTTGACTCTTTGTACAACATGAAGTCTGAGACCAGTCAGATGAGTTTTGGTAACCGTGGTGGTATGTCGTTCTCGACTAAGCAATGGTTTGAACCGCTGGTCGTGAATCCGCAAACCAAATGGCCCAGCGTTGGTACAATCGGTCATATTGATCATCGGAAGCTGCCCGAATCTACGCTTACCAGAATACTTCGTATGCGTAACGGTAACTACGAACCCAAGTCCTGTGCAAGCTGGCTCTATAAAAAGGAATTCTAAGCATGTTTAACGTAGTCGTATCCGCAGTTCTTGCCTACGCCATCACGTCCGGCTATATGGGTAATCGCCTGCTTTCTCTTTATGAGATTCTAAACACAAAGGACATTGCGATCTTCCTAGTGATGGCGTTCTTCCTCGTTCTGTTTGCGTTGCTTCTATTGGACCACTGGAAGCACAATCGCCGTCAGATCAGAGCAGCCCTGTCTATGCGCAAGCATCCAAAGTTGCGTAAGCATATTCTGGATGGCGTGACGGATGGCAGCTTTGCGTATTTGATATCACCTCAGCCGTACGGCGCGGACGCGATGCTTCCTCCAATGACCGTTGTGTTTGTTTCTTCTGTTGAAGATCGCGGTGAGAAGCGTATAGCCTATGTTGTACCGAAGTTCGAGTCGCAAGTTGACATGGACAAGAGTGTACTCACCTCGGTACCGCAGATGCACATCGAAGTGCCGTATGACCAATTGTGGAAATACGTACCACGTCACATGATCCCAGAGCTGGTTTGAGGAGCAGCAAATGAAAGAGAAGACATTCAACCGCGGTCACTTCCCTGCTGGTACTCGTGTTGTGATCGACACTGGAATGAAACCAGCCTTCGAAGCCAATGTTATCGCAGTCGAGTCTAACGGCTATGATAGCTGGATCGTTCTACTTGACCGTAAGTGCGAACTTACAGGCAACGCAGACGCGTACCACATTCGATTCGTTAAGAAGATCATCAAACGAGGTGACGGTAAGGAAAACACCTTCCACTACGTGTACTATACGAAGCCGCCTGTTGTCTGCCGTCCAGATCGCAAATCTCCGAACAAGTATAGCGGTCATTTGGAGTCTCTTGTTCGCTGGAAAGTCAGCACGATGACTCGACTGACCACGCGCGACCATGTGTATGACCTGTACGCGATCACCGAGAAGTTGCAGTGTTTGTGCCCAGATCAATATGGTCTTGTTTGTGTAAACAAGAAGCGATTCGTTCGCCTAATCAAACAAGCAATGGCAAGTACAAAGCGTAACCGACGTAAGGCCCAAGCAGAATACGATGAAGAAATCAATCGCGCATTCTACGAAGACCTAGAAGGTTATGCTTTTTCCGCTTAAGGAATTAAGGATGCAAGAAACGTATTACACGTCGGACCTGCACTTCTTCCACAAAAGCGTTTGCACTTTCAACAAGCGCCCATGGACGAACGACGAAAACACAGAACGTCTGATCGACAAGTGGAACACCACGGTCAAACCGGGCGATACAACATTCAGTCTGGGTGATTTTGCCTTCTTGCCTCAGAGCGGCATTGAAACGCTGCTCCAGCTAATCGAATGCTTGAACGGTAACAAGGTGTTCATTCTAGGTAATCACGATGACCCGAGACTCTGGGCGAAGGTTCAGAAAGCAAACCTGTCTCGGGTCCTTTTTGTAGGAGACTATCGCAAAGTCAAAGTTAACGGCCAAGAAATTGTGATGAGTCATTATCCGTTTGAAGTCTGGAATCGCAGTCACTACGGGTCGTGGCATCTTCACGGACATTGTCACGGATCAATGCCAGTTAGAGGTAAGCGGTTAGACGTAGGTATCGACAACCACGCCGAGCATCGTTTCTTCACTTTTGAGGAAATCGAATCGCACATGAAGAACTTTGCCATCTGGGCGCCTGACAATCACAAACCCAAAGTATAAACTCCTTTTTGAACCATAACGAGTAAAACACTATGAACCTGTTCAAAGCGCTAGTTTCTATGTTTGCTGAATCTTCCTTCGAGGACATGGTTGTGCAGTTTGCAGCAAGCAAATTGCAGCACGATGATGTATGCCTCTTGATCAGTGATGCCAATATGGGCCCCGCCTATCGGTCCATTCTTCGTAAGCTAAAGGGCGTAAACGGACCACTTACGGTGGCCGATACTGGAACGCTGTGTGATACGCTATGTACTGAGGTTTTGATCGTCCACTCGCATTTCGATCAGGCTTTGCTTGAAACCGTGCTGTCGGTACCGTTTGTTCGTCGCGTCGTCTACGTCGCGGAAAACGCTATCCCACATCAGGCTGCTGCACTTGCCCAAGCGCTTGAAATCTCACATAGCGTTGAAGAAAAAGTTGAAGTGGTCTTTGCTTACAACGACGGCATTAAGTATGCCAGCCAATTGAAACTGGCAGACCCGTTCATTCCGTCAAACTTGCTGGATGAGCAGTAATGGCGAATCATGGTATCATCGTTAAAGAAGTCGGCGACATTAAAGTAGGTTCTTTCGTCAAGTATAAGTCCAAAACCATAACACATGAAGGCGATGAACTGAAAGTCAAGGATGCGCTGTTGTATGTGTTGCCAATTCCAGAACCGGAGCGTATTCAACAGATGCTCAATGAGGTCTGTCCGAACTACGCTTTCGTCTACAGTCCACGTGACGGAATGCACCGTTTAGTCAACTTCAAGTTTGGTAATCTGGTTAGTGAGCGCGTACCAACATACGTCAACGGCGAGAAAACTGGAACCCGAGTTGCGGCATACATTCGTCACATTACGGTAGGTGATACCAGTATAAACGGCTGCTTACGTCGCATGTTTCGTCAGATTGCACTGAAACGCCTGTACGCAATGCACGCGGATTCTGAGTGCCTTACTGCAATACAGTGGAACGAAGGCAATGAATGCTTCGACGTTGATGTGGTCCTGAAGCGCGTAGCAGCGCAAATCGGCAAGGGGAAGATGGCATGAGCATCACAACGGAATTTAACGGCGACAAGCGCGAACTGACTTTCAACGGCATCACGTTTGAGGAACTCAAGTCGAACAGTCCTCACGTTCGATTCGACGCTGTTTTGGTGCCAGATGCCAGCATTGTTCCCGTTAGCTACTTCAACGGTACTATGGCGTTCGGCAAGGTGCCAGCTCCGGAAGTCGAAGCGCTTGATCTAGTGTTTACGTTCTTCGGTTCACCGGCAGAGGTGAGTTCTGCTTTGACCACCGACGTCAAAGACTATCTTGGTGAATTGCGTTCGTTTGTCCGCAATCAAAACATGCACTTCGCACATTGTATGTTTGGGTTTTCTGCTCCTGGCTATGACGGGCTCGCAGAAGCTGTTGTTGTGCGTGTGTTTCGTGATGCCGACTTTCCCTGTCCCGAACATCCCGAGCTTCTGCTTGGTCAACCCATCGGCATGTATCACTGTCCCTACTGCGCACACATGCAATTGGCTGGCGTCGGACACACCATAGATGAGGAGCTTGTATGAAGTGCCACATCGTCGATGACGAAACCATGCAGTTGATCCGCAGGGCTTTGCAGTCAGGCAGCAGACACAATATCCGCGTGTGCAAGACAGCGCTGTTGAAAATCAACGGTACTCCATTGTTGGCGCAGGTCGTAAACCGGATCAACGACCTGTGCACCACTGATGCGCAGCAGTATCGCAATCAAAAGGAGCTGAACGCATTGCAGTTCCTGCGATCTGCGATGGAGCATGGAGTAGCGTGCGCAGAAGACTTCACCCTGCATCGTGATCATGTAACTCCAGGAAGCTACACTGCACGCATGTTGGACGAGGTTAACGAGTTGCTGCGTAAGGGATACACCGACTTCAAGTTGCCGCTCGGCGAGCATGACTTGGAGAACCCTCAATCACTCGCACATGATCTTGCCAATTCACCGTATTACGGACTGGAGAAAAAGCAATGAACGCTCGATCCAACAAAGTGGATGCTTCCCTGCGGAAGCTGTTCAAGTCGCTGACTACGGCAGGGCTGATTAACGAAAACGAAGTCTACCAGTATTGGTACAACCCTGACTTCAACTTCGACCCTATCGTCGCACAAGCGCAAGCCCACAAAAACAAGCTGGCCGAAACGAATCGCGTTGTCGCTGAAAAGTATGACGCATACGATGTGGCTACTACTTGGAATCCGTTCCGCGGACTTCACGTAATCGGATTGATTTTCCAGCAAGACTTGAAAGCAGGGCATCCGGCACTGGAGTTCTGCAATCGCAAGACGGATAAGGTCTACGACTACGACTCCAGCGGCCATACGATGTTTGCAGCCAAACCAAACCGTCGCACTGCACGCGGACGTGAGTTGCACATGGACTTGCAGAAGCTCAGCGAAGACGCAGGTCCTCTTGTGGAAGTAACTGACTTCATTCTGAATGAGATCGGTCTGTTCCAACAAGCGGGTACCTTCAACGACAATGGTATCACCCGTGTGGTTCCAGTTCGTGTTTGGCCGTTAGCAATGGGCTTGTTCATCCGCACAACGAAAGAGCGACTGTACGACATTCCAGAAGGGTTCACTCGCATTCCGCAGTGCGCTATGGTTATGGCTCAAGAAGTAGAAGCACTCATCGATAAGGGATAACTCATGCAAGTTCTCACACTCCTAGTACGTAAAAATCGCAGCACCGTTGCACAGGAAAAGTTGGGCTGGGAAGTCAATCGTGACGGCAAGCTCGTCTGGATGCAAAAACTGGCTATGCTCGTTTTGCGCAAGTTCGGACAACAAGCAATAGTGCCGATACAGAAAACTGAAACCATTCGTATTCCTGTTGAGTACGATAGCGTTATCAATGCAGCCAGAGTTCAGATAATGGAACTGCGTGAAATGAACATGGAGCCGAAGTGTATCTACCTCGGCCAAGACTTCGTAAACCACTGGCGCAACGAGTTCGTGCAGGCAGATCGCGCAGACTTTCATCCGATGAAAGTGCCCTTCTCTTTCGGTAACCACATACAGCGATCGGGTTTCGTAGATTCACCAGGCATCCGCTCTCAGTTCGATAACGGCATATTCGGACTGCCGCTAGTAATCGTGCCAAACTTCAACGGCATCTTCGTTGCTCCTGACGTTTAACTGTAAAGCACAAGAAACGACACAAGGAGCATACGTTATGTGCAGCAACATGGACTTTCTTCGAGAAGTAGGGGCTCGAATTGAGAAGTCAACCGTTCGTTTCAACAACGGCCTTCTGGGTCGTCTGGCTGAAAGCGCACGACAAAACTCACGCAGCACCACAGCCGAGATTAACGCTCGGCTTGAGGCTTCCTTTACAGAAGAAGTAGACGTACCTAAGTGGACACCTGTTGAAGGGATGCTTGTATGGTACAACGGCGACGTTGCTGTTATTCGAGGGTTTATCCTTGAAGGTGTCAATGTGAAGATCAACATTGAAGTTCTTGGTTGGTCTACGTTTGCAGTGTATGCTAAGGAATTGAAGCCGTATCTGGTCTAACATGGAAATACAAACATGCAAATGAAATACGTTATGCTGGCCGGCGTAAGCCAAAGCGGACTTGAACTGGAACTGCCTTTCATCTTTCCGTTCTATATCGTACACGCTGATATGCGTCGTCTGCTTGAACGCCATCGAGACCTCAAAGACAAGAAGATCGTTTCGGCTGGGTTCATTCGACTAACCGAAACCGGCGAGCTTGAGGCTTACGGTGAGAGTGACTCTTTGGGCATCGAATCACGGCCGCAAGACACTCTAATCATAAAAGAGCAAGCTCTATCTTGGGAGACTTCCTTGAAGAATTTCTATGGTCGCTGACATATTACTGGTTGCGATTCCAGTTTTCATAATCGTGCGTGCAGTTACAATGACGCTATCCTTCAAGGTACTTTCGGAAATCACGGTGATTCAATCCGTGCATGAAAACTTTGGTATCGACATTACGCACGCCGATCAACTCAAACAACCGCTATCCATTTTTCTCATGAGCTTACTGCGCTTCTTGCTGTGCCCAGTCGTGTCGCCAAAGCAATTCGGTGATGGACGAATCCACATTCGTCAGGGGTTATACACAATGCAACTTCGTGCAGGTAGCTGTCGAGGTAAATACTGGAGAGCGTGTGCAGTTATTACTGAGTGCGGTCCAGAACCATTACGTGGTAAGTTAGTCTTAGTTGACCGTAAACGAACCTACACAGTTCCAGAGATTGAGCAATGAGCACTTACCTAGAATTTGCAACTCGACTTATGGGTCAGTTGAAAGAAGCCTTTCCTCGTCGAAAATTCGTTCTCGAAGCGCACGGCAGCAGCGTGTACATTAGAATCGATGGCATGTGGACCTATCTGCACGTTCGCAGCAAGACCACAGGCAAACTTCGATTTGGTAACTTGGAACGCACTGTTCGACCTGTAAACGTTGTTACGTATACAAAACAATATTTGCAGCACGAGGCAGACCTCCGACACAAGCATCGCCATCAGCGTCAGGAAATGCGCAAGCATGTTGAACGCCTGAAGAAAACGGAACTGCTTAGCAACTCCGATCTTGTGTACACACTCACGGGATTCTCCGATAAGTCGAACACAGCACCGGTTATTCAAATCGCGTTCGCTTCGTGGCCTGATAAGTTCTTTGCCACAATCTCATACAACCACTATCGAAATGACGAGAGTTATCGCGGCACGACTCAATTCAGGGTCAGCTTCGGATACCGCCGTTGGCACGTTGAAAACCTAAACAAGCTGGTGAATCTGTTCGATTCGACGGAAGTGTTTAAGGAGCTCGACAACATCACGTACCGCAGCGATATCAAGCTGCTCAAATCTCCTACGCCTGAGCGCGAAATGGGCGTAGCGGCTTTCGAGTACGACGAGGAGAAGTTTTACCGCAACGTTCCGTATCTGCTGATGATGGAAGCGAAGAACGTTCGCATGGTTGAAGTAGGTTTCGATCTTGTCAGCAACGATCTGGACTTGATCAGCGCAAAACTCGACTCTGATCCTCTAGCAGTAGAAGCTATTGCACTGGCAGTAGCACGCAAAGAATATCGATCCTTCGTTGTGTGTGATTGCCGACCAGAACTCGCATGGACCCGTGATTATGAAGACGATGGTGAATAATCGCTTAATTATGGCAGTACAGCGCTCCGTGCTTATCGAAGACTTTCGAACGGCTATTGAGAAGTCGCCGTACACCTCAGACTGCACCGACAAGAACACTCTGCTGGTGTTCAATGCAGCAGGTGAAAAGGTTGCCGAGGCCATTCCGTTTCTGCGTAGCGTGACGCTATCCATTCATACAAATGTGGGTATCGTTACTATCGAGTTGTACCGATCGGAGTTCAGTGTTATTGTTGGCCTACTCATGCAGGTTGATGCCAGTGTGACTGCGAATGTCTTTCTGGCACTGTACAACGATTGGTCCGAATCGATTGTCTATGACAAGCGCCATGATTGCATTCGCGTGTGTGGATATCATGTTCGTGCGGATAAGCAGAACGACGTGATCAACTGTTACGTGAACATTGGCGATCAGTGCTACGTTTTGCACGGAGTAGACAGTTTGGCTGTTCACCTTGCCAGTCGAGAGTTTTCTCTTGAGCCATGCGCCGCAGCCTTCGCAATCTAAGGAGTTAACATGGAACACAATGCCGGTAGTATCGTTTACTTGAATGAGCGCCAAATCGGGTATGTACATCCTCAACCGATGAATATACCTAAAGCAGACAAGAAGAAAGACAAACGCAAGAACAGGACATAGACGATGCTGGGGCTATTCGTAAAACGTACAGGCACGCTCAGCCTGATCAATGATTCCAAGCGACCGAAGATTCAGCACGACCCTGAAAACATCGTGATCGAGGAGTTCATTGGTCGCCCTAGTGTACTCGGTAACCCTCATGTATTGCGAACAGAGTCTGACCGCGATCGTGTATGTGACCTGTACGATGAATGGCTACAGGCCCAAATCGACAATCGGAACGAGGCCGTCGTTGATAAGCTGAACCAGATCGCACATTGGTTAAAGAAGGGTCATGACGTTCGACTGATCTGCTTCTGCAAACCGAAGCGCTGTCACGGAGATAGCGTAGTCAAGCAAGTCAACAAGTTGATGGGTAAGTAAAAATGGAAATCAAAGTCGGCTTCAACGTAAACACCGAACAACTCAAAGCTGCGATGCTCAAGCGTGCGGAAGAAGTACAGACGGAAGAACTCAATGCCTGTCTGCGCACGATGTTTCAGCCTTCCGGTTATGCTCAAAAGGTAGGTGTTGGACGCGAATTGATCCGCGAGAAAGTCGAAAAGCTCTTTGAGGAACTATGGGATTCTGACGCTTTCACCAAGAAGCTGGAAGCCAAGGTTCGGGAGAAGTTTGAAACCTATGTGGATGAAGCCATCGAAGTGGCCGCTAGCCATAAAGCTCGCAAGCTCGCGTTTCTTCACGTCAACGACAAACTCAAAGGAAAATAGCATGATCGTAGCTGCCATGGAGTCGCGCAAACCTGATAAGGTGTTTGTACGTGTGCCAAATGAGCGCGGTCGATGGGTGTATACAGAGCGATGTGTTGTCGAAGTCGAATGTTCGCTATGCAAGTCTATTGTAGGTGAGCCGTGTAAGGGCAGGGGCGGTCAATACTGGGCTGGAACCCATTACGTGCGTCGAAACGCGTGGACACGTACTGGCACCAAAGAACAGAAGCGCACTATGCCAGAAGACCAACTGGAAGAAATCCAAGATGCTGACGATGATCAAAGCTGGTATTAAACGACTGCTTTCTGGACCAGAACAAAAGCAATATCGCATCACTTATGGCGGTGACGACGTATATCGGCTTGAAGGTTGGTATGTCGAAATGCGCGGCGCAGGGCTAGGTTGGTTTTGGACAGAAGCTCATCGGTTCCATTTTGATACTGAGATAGAAGCGAGTCGAAACGCTCGCCAGTGGGCGAAACGGGACAACGGAGTTTTCATTGAATGATGTTCTCGCCGGGAGAAGAAAGTGAAAAGCCCAAGACAACAACTCGAAATCAAGGTGCGTGAGCTGGTAAAGCACGCCAATGAAGAACTGCAAGAGCTGGTTGAGCGGCCGTCTAATGCTCAAGGTAAGATTGCGGTCTTTGCTTGCGCAGAAGCGATGGGTGCTCTCAAGGTATACCATAGCGTACTGGCTGCATTGCCAAAGAATCAATTCAACCTGAAACCAATCTACGATGACTTTCTCCTTATGCGAGAGTATCTAGTAGCTGTCGAACTTAACCATGAGTTTGAACTGGACCAAATGAAAGAACTGCTGGAGGCGGCATGAACACAGTCATCTTCAAGGCTTATTATTTAGCCCTAGCATTGTCGAACGGACACAATACGCTTCATCGACTGTTTGAGTTGACCGGTATGTCCGTAAAGAGGATACACCAAATCGTCATAAACGATATTCCAAATCTCGGCATGGCAATTGAAGTCGAGAAGATGGAGAATGGAGATACACTATATAAACTAAAGGATTGGGGCGCAATCAACCCATCGTGGGTTCGAGACAAACATTCGTATTTGGCGGCTGTACTTGAGCTTCCACTAATAAGCACCATCAAACATGCGGAGTAACCGATGACAGATATTCAGATTAGCCCAAGCACGTTCATCGACAATGATGTGATGAACCTAACTCCACATCAGATCGAATTCCTTCGCACGGTAGCTTCGCGTGCAGGATTCAGTGGACTCTTGGAGCCTGATCTGAATAAGAGTCGCAGTCGTGGCGCTTTCATTTGCTCGTGGTTTGAAGGTACTGCGCGGCGCACTTGTCTTGTTGGTCTGCATCGGACAATGCCATGGCCCCAAGAAGAACAGCTATCGCAACTACGCAAGAACATCATAGCGGGCGATATGGAGAATCTGAATAAGGCGCGGCGCCAATTCTCATTCTCCCATCTGGATAACAATGACATGGACGCTATCCATGATCATTTGACCCAAACTGTAAAGTCTTTTGACGTAGCTCACGCAGAAAACATGGAGCCTCGGGATATGCTAAGTCGTGCATATAACGTGGCCTCGCAGTTTATCATCTATGGGAACCTGATGTTCGCACGGCATATTCAAGCCAATGCAGACGGTACCATTAGAGAAACGGATTGATCGACAATTCCGTCGATTGATAGTCAGACCTCACAGGTCTTGGAGTAAAGCCACATGGCAGAAGCAAGCATCAACTCTCGCGTATACGCCTACCTTGTAGAAAAAGCAAGCGTAGGGGAGACCACAAACTACGAGCAGATCGCGCTACAGTTTGGTCTGCCCAGTAGCGGAAACCAGTTGGGTTCCACACTGACACCTATCTTGGAAGACATTTTCGTCTTCTGTGAAAGCCATCGGCTACCGCCTCTCACTGCGATCGTGGTACGCAAGTCAGGAACCGACGCGGGACTTCCGGGTAAGGGCTTCTGGACTCTGATTGCCAACATTCAATTCGGCGATAACCGTGAGTTCACTAAACAAGAGAAGGAGGTGTTGTTGGGTCAGTTTAATGCTGACGTGTTCCGCATGTACACCAAGCTCAACAAATAACAGCACCTCCCGCGAAAGCTAATTTCTATATGCGGGCGAGAGACACTTCTCACGCCATTGCAGCGGGAGGTGATCCTGTATCTCCGAGATACCACGACTCGGTTAACAAAGTGCGGAAGGCGAAAGCCGGCTCTATAGCAGAGCTACAACGGGGAGCTTCGGCTCTCCGTTTTTCTTTCCGTAAGCCAACAAAAGGGAGCCCAAGTGGCTCCCTTTTTCAGGTCTAACTTACATACTTTCCGACGATACGTGCAACGTGACCAACCACTCTATCCAGCGAGCTGCGCTTGAAGTGGCCGTGATTCTCGTCTTCGCCCGAAAACTCATAGTGTACGGTAAGAGCTTGTGACAGTGGGTGCTGTTCCCATTCCTCAATCTGCAATCGCAAATCGCCGTTAGGTAACGATACCGATATGTACACGCAGTTGTCTGCGTCGTCCACGGTAACCTCTGACGGGTGTTGGCTGAGCACGGGCAGTTCACGGAAATGGTCAGCTAAGTGCGATAGCGTATTGCTTGCACTCAACGCCAACGCATTCCCGTTCTTCAACTCCTTCAGGAATGGACGCAGTATCTTCGGTAGTTTCTTCTGCGCTTCTTTAAAACTGAACCACTTGCGCTTGCGTAGTCCTTTCTCCGGCCAGTCTGGTGTGTCGTGCGTGTACAGCATCGAGTACATGGTGACTTTCTGGTCGCGACCCTTCTTCTTGTACTCGTACTTGCCGAGTGTCTGCAGGATGTTACCCGCTACGCCTGCTTCCTCATACACTTCTTTGGCGGCAGACTCTTTCGCAGTCAGATCAGACTCTACACCACCCTTCGGAAATACCCACTCTTTACCATCACTGGACTTGACCAGCAGTATCTCGTAATCGAAGTTGCGGTTGTAGCGAAAGACTACGCAGCCGCTCTGCTTACGAACTTTCATGCGTATGGTCCTTTTCTTCCAAATCTTTAATCGAGTAAACGAACGAGCTATCGACGTCCTTTATAGTGATGGCATCGTAATATCTTGATTCGAGATTACCTTCGCCATCACCTTCCACTACGTGAAGCGCCAGATCATACGTTACCTTTCCCGATCTAAAGTTTACCTTATCGACACGACACAGAAAACCCGAGTTGCGCTCTGTTGTTTGGCGCCACGGATTCGGATGTAGAAATACTTCATCACCTATTTGATGGTGGGAAGGCAGCGCCATAGAAAGAGTAATGATCATCTACCAATAGCCCGTTTTTGGTTATTCTGGGTGAAGCTGACACTGATCCAATGCTTCTTGTGCATTAGCGTATCGAACTCCAGATTGTCCTTGATGTAGTCGAACAGTTCGTCATTGTCCTTTGCGCGGATAGTCACGGCACAACCAGTGTGATGCTGTTTCTGGTCTATGTACTGCTGCCATGCTTCGTCTCGGATCGGCAATCGATTGTCGATACACCAGCGAGCAAAGGTGTTGCGGCTGTACTCGCGCTCCAGATTCTGGTTGCGATACCACGATGTGATGAACACATGACCGAACTGTTCAATCAGTGGGTCCAGTACGTTCTTGGCGAGACGCCGCGCGTTCGATATGACTTGATCATCGACCACGTCGTTGCTCATACCAAGACGCACTGCAATCTCGTTAAACTGTACGTCGGCGAGTGTGAAGTTCTTGCCGATCTTTATCGTTTCGTCCATCAGAACACCACCAATGCGCCGAATAGAAGGAGCGTCACCTTGTGGATGATCAGCTCCATTTGAAATTGGTCGTACTGTTCGCGTCGCAAGTTCTCCGACTCCATGTACTTCTCAGCGAAGAAGTTGGAGCGGGATTCCTCTAGCCGAAGATTCTGCAACATGAGGTTGCGCTGATCTATTAGCCCGTTCTGTGCCTCGATCAAAAGCGCAACTGCCTCGGTGTTCTGCTTTGCCGCTTGCCTGAACTGATTGAGCTGGTTCATGCCGTCTGCATCCAGCACCGCGTACTCTTTGCCGTCAATAGGCGTTACGCGGATCTGAGGCACAGCAGGCAACACTGCGGCTTTAGCAGTCAGGTGATCCATAGTCTCCAGCTTGGAGTAGCGATCACTGATTTCAGGCTTCGGTAGGTTGCTCGAACACCCAACTAGGAACACCGAGAGTAACAACGCGAACAGTTTCATGCTTAACTACCTTGTTGTGGGAGCGATTGGGTCAATTCCCTTATGCGCTGCTCTTGAACAATCACTTCGGCTTCTTGCCGTGCGATGATATCCGCAGCTTTGCCCTCTACGGGGACCTTGTTGAGCAGGTTGTCGCACGCATACCCGATAGCGATATACGTCAGCTTGCCTGATTCAGGATCAGTGATAACCGTGAATAGGTAAGCAGAGATTGTACCGATGATAGCCGTTTGCGAACGAATCGGATATCGTGTCCAGTACGACATAAGGCTAATGTTGGCTTCCCTGCTGGATTTAGCCCAGTTGATACCTACACCGATGAGTACACATAGCAAGTATGTGAGTGCCATGGATGGTTCAACGCCCAACAGATTTTTTACTGCATCTGCCAGAAGTTCCATGTTAGTCTCCAAGTCAAGCGTCGCGATTCCAGTCATCTACTGCATCGCGCAGAGGTTTGTTTGTGATTGGCTTTGGTTGCAGCACTTCTTCTATTTTGCCGTGCTGTTCTTTGGTTACTTCTTCTTTCTTGTCGAGTTGCTCGGCATTGTCATAAGCGACCTTCATATCAGGTCCCTTCTCGATCTTCTCCTTCGGTTTAGCCACTGGCTGTTTGCGAAGTAGAACTGCAACCCCTAACGCTAAGACGGCAGCACCTGCATACTTGGCGTATCCAAGCGCTTTGCTGATCCACGATTCCATTTCAAATCTCCTTGTAATTCTGGTGCTCTGCTCGTTTGCGTACAGCACGCAGCAGCGATCTAGCCAGTCGATTCTGGATAGTTCTCATATCTTCCTTGATCTGGTTCTTCTCGGTTTTTGACTTACCCTTCGGTAGGGTCTTGTCTTGTTGGGGTTGGCCCGGTGGAATTATCTTGAAGTTCACGAACATTTTCTGTCATCCATCCCTTTAGATTGACCACGATCTGACCAAACTTGTCATAGTCGATCTTACCGAACGAGTCGTTCAAACTGCCCATGCACATGGTGGAACACGTGTTCTCCCCACGTACCGACAGCAGCAGTACCCACTGATCTGTACCGAGACCGTTTACGTTTGCGTTGTCGTAACCTATACCGACAAAGCGCACGCCATCCATAGTGAACATACCCTGAATCGGGTAGTTGGCTAGGGACAGGCCTGGACACTTTACGTCTTGCATTCTGGCTTGGCAGAACTTGTCGTACATACCGTTTTTCAGGCTATCCTGACAACTCTGACGCCACTTTGTGTACAGTGCCCAGAGACGACCGTTTGCTGCTTGGAACGAACACGACGGGTCAATCTTGGCTTCTTGGAACAAGTCCAGTAGGCGAGGGATCAGCTTCTCAACCTTCAAGCCTACATCGTACAGGTCTTGCATGTCCTTCAATTGCATCAGTGTGCGAATGAAGGATTTCATTTCACCTTCGTCCGCATTGGAGAATTGGGTGAAGTGTTCTGCTTTGGAATGTGCTTCCGCAGTCATACGAAGTTGGAGACGCATTTACTAGCTCCTCATTTAGCTTGTGTATAAATTACAGAAGCACATTGGAATAGGGTGCCGTCCTTGGCGATTGAATCCGTTACTTCTTCGGCCCGTACGATGGGAACGTGCGTCCGATGCGCTCCATCAGAGGCGCAGCATTTGGTTTGAGTACGCCTGCCTTGGTGTTCATACCGTTAGCGTAGCTGTCGTTCTGGCCAGTACCGCCCATCCAAAACACTACTGGCATACGGTGTGATGCCATAAGATCACACAAGCGGCGAACAGCAGTCAAATACTGACCTGCAGTAGCGGGACCACCTACTTCACCGCACATACCACGCACGTTCTTCTCTATAGCCCAGGCGGCATACCCTGCCCAGTCCTTGGTACCTTGATCGGCAGCAACCGGATCGGTGTGGGAGTTCCACGCCCCGCCACCATTACCCTGCTTGTCCATGTACTGGTGAGCTTCAAAGATCAGCTTGTCTTGCGGATCAGTGATCTTGTGCAGGTCCTTGCTGACGCTGGTCCACATCTTGGCGCTGCTGTAGAAGTTGCCCGCAACTGTAATCCAGATAGTCTTGTTGACCTTACGGATTTCGTTGACGCACAGTTGAGCACATACAGGCCACTTCGAGTTGATATCAACCTTGTCGGTGCCGCGGTTGTGTGGTTCATTCACAAGCCCAGCCATAAACATCGCAGGATGCTTACCTATTGGGCCCATCAGAATGTCTACCCACAGTTGCGCGAATCCTTTGTTGGTGACAGGACAATCCGGCTCGTTGATGACAGTCCACACAGCCGAACCCTTTGCAAGGTGGTCGTTGTGGTTCTTCATATCACGACCCGCAACAGGGCTGGGTACTTTCTTCCAGAAGCGGTAGTAGTTGTGCATATCCAACAGCACTTTACCGCCGTACTTGTGGACGATGTTCATCACACCCAGAATGTCGTTCACATAGCGCTGGTTGAGCTTGTCTCCATCCTTGGTGATCAGGTACTCAGCAGCGATAGGCAGACGCGCAATCCACGGCTTACCGTTCAAGTGTTTCGCATAGCACGCAATGTGCGGCTCTTTGGTGATCGAGTAGTGTGTATCGCCTCGAACCCCATCCGGCCCATTGATAGCTGCAAGCCAAGGGTTATTACCCAGACCACCCAAGTTTAGACCGAACGCAGGCAGTTGAGCGTCAACACCAGAAACAGGTGGGATCGGCGTAGGTGCTGGAGTAGGTGTAGGTTCCGGCTCTGTCGGCTTTGGGTCTGGCTGAGGTGCTTCGTCAGTTGCCAATACGATCTTGTTGGGTGAGCCGACCTTAGAAGCATCCAAGGTCGTACCTTCCAAGAAAAGGCTGATGTTGTCACCAACCTCTTGAGCCCACGTTACTCGACGAATCTCGCCAGTGGCAAGTTTAACCGGAGCACCCTCTACGAAGTGCTTACGATTGTCTGCCGAGTTAGTGATACTGATACCAGCCTTATCGCCGCGCCAGATACCGCGATCCCAATACTTGTCATCCGTGAAGTTGTTGATGCTGGAGGTAAACCCTTCAACGTCCGGCTTCGGCTCAGGCTTTGGTACTTCTGGTATTGGAGCTGGCTGCTCAGGTCCCGGCTCAGGCAGATCATCCGGCTCACCGTCTGCTACCTTAGTTACGTTGTTGGGTGCACCTGCAACGTTAGGGTCGATCTTGCCGCCAGTGAGTTCCAGACTGATGTTATCGCCAACGTCTTCAACAACTTTGACGCGACGGGGTTCACCATCAGCTAGTGTTACTTCATCACCAACTGTGAACAGGTCAGTTTGCGGTATGGATACCCGGCGGGTATCATCCTTGATCCAGACACCGTTCAGCCAATCACCGCCATCGAAATCATTGATCTTGATGGCACCGGTCGCAGGTACATCAGGCTTAGGTGTTGGCTCCGGTTCAGGAGTAGGCTCTGGCTTTGGTTGCTCGGGTGTCGGCTTTGGTGTTGCACCTGCTAGTTCTTCAAGTTGCGTCCGTACTCGTTGAAGTTCTTCCTTGGTCTGTGCTAGTTCCTCACGATAAGAAGCAACTTCTTTCGTGTATTCCGCGGTCGCCTTTGCTACGGCTTCCGCTAGTGGCTGCATAGCAGCAAGGAGTTCTTCTGGTTTCATTTTGGAGCCTCACGTATGATTAAGTGGAGCTCCTTGAACGTATTTTAGTGTTGGCATTTTATTCACATCCTTGTGATTAAATTACTCGGTTATTCAGCTACGGTAAACTTGTTGGTCACGTCGAACGTTAGGGTCAGACCTAGCGAGTTGATTTCGTCTTTCGTGAACGCAGTGCCAGTTAGGGGATTCTTGTCCAGCATTACGGCTTCAATTCGCTCTGTTGCTTCAACCGGTGTCGGCACCGGTATTTTATTGGATGCCCATGTTCCTTGAGGCAATTTGAGGCCGTATTGTACGTCGGCCCCAGTTTCATACGCAGATCGGTTAGTTGAAGACAAGCGACCCAACACGACTACACCCTTCACGTCACCCGTTATTTCACTAGGAGTCAATCCAAACTCAGCTGAGGCATCCTGCTTAGTGACCAACTTGTTGGTGTCGGTAGATATGAAACTGCCGTTGAGTTTTTGAAAATGCGGCCCTTCTCCGAATGCAGGTGGAACGGACACGTCAGCGTTTGCATATTTGGCTACTACCTTGCACGGACCAAATCGTTCATCTGCTGCGTACACCGCAGTCACGTACAGTTCAGGAAGCGATGAGCAGACCTGCATGTGTACTTGAAGACGATACGAAGCAGTTTTCTCCTCCTCAGTAAACGTGTACGGATGCAACAACACGGATACGTTATCTATGAAGACTTCTACGGTGTTGGCATTGAAATCGTACACAACCTCAAACCAATGCTTACCCATAGAGGTGACCCCTGTAAGATCACGGCTTGCTACGTAGGTAGATGCGCTCGTACTGGAAGAGCTTGATGCGTACTTGCGCAACATCAACATACTTCCCTTAAGTAGCAAGGAAGGCAATCGCGTCACTGGCGGTGCCATATCTGAAGAACCAGCACTGCTGCGTACCTGAGTGGTACCTATATAACCGTCGTTCGTATAGCAGAGAAGCAAGCCAAAAAAATTCCTGTTACCGTCCGTGTTTATATTGTTGGCATAGAAGGAACCTCCAACAACGAGTTTCCCGTTTGTGAACGTTAGCGCAGGTCGTGCAACTATTCTTAGGCCGTGTATAAGTGCGGTGCCTGTGTTTTCTCGTGCACCAAAAAGCCCTTTGCCGTTTTCTGGGTGCACGTACGGATTTGGTGGGAACTGAAAAAACGAAGTGGGTTGATTTTGATGATTATCCAGAGTGGCATTCGCTGTAGTTGCGTTAACCGGCCAGTTGAAACCATCTAGTAAATGGATCATATTTTCACCAATGCTTGGATTACTACGGTGTTAATCGAATGGTCGGTCAGCTCAGTATTAACTGGTACTGACTCAAGGGATTGTACGCTGACTGTTTGTACGGTGTGGTCCGTTAGCTCCGTATTGAAGCTGCTACTTTCCAGCGATTGAACGCTGACAGTCTGGGCTTGTACCGAGAAGCCATTTGCCGGACGCGGAAACGTAGATTTTGTTTTGACATTTCCGCGATAGAGTGCCCTAGACGCCGTCCGAATGTTCCATATCTCACGCTCGCCGTATAGGTTGTTGGCGCCAGATATTTTGTTGTTGGACGTCATCGTGTTTGTAGCCGGCTCAACCAGCGGCGTTGTCAGATTGAGTGTGCCGACACTTTTACCGTTTACGTATACCGTGACTATACCTTCAACACGTTCTACAACTATGTGCGAGTCTACGTTAAGCGGCAACGGTCCGCAACTAATAACGTGACGAGTTAAGGTCAGACCCGGCCAGATATCAACTGTAAGCGAATTGTCTTTGTAGTAAATGTTCCAACTGTTGTCTTGGTGTACCTGATTACCGGAGTAGGCTTGACCGAGAATTTGCATCGTTGCGCTGCGCGATGCAAGCAGCTTAAACATAAACTCAATGGTGAAATCACCCGCTCCGAAGTATTTCGTAGGCAGGCTATACTGAGACGTGTTGTCATTTGTAGTCTTGATACGACCACGCATTACAGCCGCAGTACCTGAAAGGCTAGCTACTTCGCCTGTTATCTCGTTATGGTTTACGTTTTCACGGAAAACATACTGTGATGCTATGGCAGATTCAATAGCAGATTCATACAATGGGCGACGGAAAGCTGTAAGCGTGACTGGCGTGAACGCGACCGTATATTTTGCTTCTCCCTTGATAATACGAATATCCCAACGATCCGCTGCCATGTACGTAGAAGCGTTCCACGTCGTAGATAGCGGACGACTCGATTTGAACGATGCAAGATTAGAAACAATCGTAGCGGCTTCTGGTTGGCCGTCAACAAACATCCTAATGACGCCATTCTTTCGCACTACAGCTACATGGTGCTCTTGGTTCAACGCAGCGACTATCGTCCCATCCAAGACAGTGTACGTTGTACCATCCGAGGAAAAACCGAAACTGAGCGTTTGATTTGGATTCAGCACCAAACACCATGAGTTGTCGCCTTGCCCTGCAGTATTCCATACACATAGAATGGCGGCACCATTCGTTGAGTGTATGGTAGATGCTTTCCACTTCGATTCAATCGTGAAGTCTTCGTTCTCGTCGAACGTTACCGATGACGTTTCTGCTTTACTTGACGCGGACGCTATTGTAGTGATTGTGCCGTTTTGCACAGTAGCACTATTGGTAGTGTACCAGTCATGACCAGAGACTTCATCGTAACCATATCTACCGTCTTTGGTCATTTGTAACCAAGGCCACACAGTTTCTTTCGGGAACTGCGGGAACGTTGGTTTCTGAACGACAGTTCCGCCGTAAACAGCTTGATCGACGATGCGAATGTTCCATACTTCGCCCGCCATTGTATAGGTATTCTGACTACTCAAGCTACGCGCATAATGAGGCGCTTCTCCTCGGATAGGAAAATCGAAGCCGACCTGACTAGCAGCCAGTTCTCCATCAACGTATATAGAAACTGTTTGTCCAATCTTCTCAACCACTATGTGTTGGTCTGTGTTGAACTTAAACTTACCACTAGGTGAAATGAAGTAGTGCCTATCGTCTGCGTTGGCGGATCGAGCCTGATTCCAAGAGATTTGACCTTGCGCACCGATATGGATGCACCATCTATTCTCATCACTCGCAGCAGCTCCTGCCTTCCAATGACCAAGTATAGCTGCACCATAGCTTGAGTTAACGGAAGATACTTTTGCCATAAGCTCTATAGTGAAGTCACCTTGTCCAAATTTACGGATAGGCAACTGGAAGTACGAGGTCGTTACTGCCGTCTGCTTAATGCGGCCTTCAGATACAGATGCTGTACCATACAGAACGCCTGTACCATTACCAGCTTCATCTGCGAGAGAGTTGCGACGGAATCCGTACTGCGCTGCTACTTTATCCGCAAGTGACTTAGAGTATGTAGCACGCACGTACGGATCAAGCTCACTAGGAGTAAAATTCTCAGTATGTCCGCCTTGGCCTTTCTTTATCTGAATGCTCCACTTATAGCCACCGCCAACATGCGTGCTGGTGGTAGTTTGGCCCTCAGAATGTACAACGTCTGTACGTAATCTCGGAAGTGCTATTTTCGGGTTCCCACCTGATATAACCATTGAGCTTTCTAGGTTGCCATTAACAAACATATAGACTACGTTTGAAACGCGCGATATCTCAACGTGATAATCAAGATTAGGTTTAATATCGGATATGCCGTTCAGTACACGCAAGTTTCCGTTATCGTTAAAATTGAATGCCAATTTTTTAGATGGGCTTTCATTACCTCGGCGACCTAAGACCCACGCATATTTGCCGGAGGAGAAGGAATCATACACACCGACAATGCAATTATAAGGTCGTGTCTCCGTGAAGGGCATGTTCACGTTCAAGCTAATGCTGAAATCTTCGTTTGCCTCGAAGATTACGTTCGGTGCCGCCATGTAGTTTGATGTAGACGGTGGATTTGTTACCAGCTTCCCTTCCGTGACAGTCGCAGTGCCGTACATTAAAGCAGGCACTTCGGTTACTTCATTGATAGCTTCGTTGTCTTGAAATCGGAATTGTACCCAGGTATCGGATACTTCCTCTTCTGTGCGACGCAACAATGGCCAAGGCCACTGTGCAAACTTTCTGATTAGCCCTAACATTATCAGTTACCTAGCTTCTTGGGAACTTGTCTGTTATAGTCAAGTCAACGCCTATTTTTAGTTGATTGATCTGACTTTGCGTCCAGTTCGATCCAGTTATAGGATTCTTCTCCAACATCCTGAAATCCCGCGAGCTATTTTCAACAGCGTTGGCTGGACCTGCGTTTTCTGTCGTGCCGTCAGAAATGAGTAGCTTTTCAGTTGAAATTGTTTCGTAGGCCGAAACGTGCGACTTGGAGAATGTGCCAATCAAATTGAACGCAAGTATTGTCTCATCTGTAACGTCAGCTACATCCAACACCATCTTCCCTGTTTTGGTTGTCGTTACGCCAGCGTTGTACGTATTGAATTTGGAAAATGCAGGAGTGTTGTACACAGAATCAACGTTGAAGTCTGCGGTTGGAGCAAGACGTTTCGCTTGAACGTTACCCAGAACCTCGTCGGCGAAGTGTACATGCTTCAAAGTGTAGGATGAGTTACCAGCGGAGTTGCCGGATTGAGGATGGCGTGTGTGGCTCTCAACTACAGGGTATAGAACCTGAATAGCCTTCTGAGCTTCCGTAAACACATACGCATACTCTTGAATTTTAAAACCATCGATCCATATATTGATCATATTGTTTTGGAAGTCATACTCAACTTCTACGCAATATTCATTTGTTCTAGTGTCGTACCCTTCAAGGTTCCAAGACACAATCGAGGTCGGATTTGCCCCAGTTGTGCCTACGTTGGTGTTAGGTGCCCGTAGCCCAGCTGAGGTTAATCCTGCGTTCGCTCCGCTCGGTGTGGTACTTTTCATCCAAAATGCAGGCAACGGAGACCGTGCAGACAGGCCTATACTACTTGATGAACTGTAAGAAATTGAAACCTGAGGCACTTCAAGGAACATCATGGTTATATGGTGTAGTTGGTTGATGAGATTCTTAAATCTCAACCCAAATACGAGTTTATTCCCTTTAGGAACACCTTGTTGAGTTCCTATATACGCACCACTATATCCGGTCGCGTTTGAATAGTAGGTCGTGTACGCAAACGTCCACCCGTCCTCTGTTACGTTAAACAGTTGACCTGTTGGGTTGGCGGTTGGAAACAAAGTAGGTGCTTGCGGCCGATAATCAGGACCGAAGAAACCTTCGAATAAATGTATTGTCATACTCTCACCAAAATCTGAGCGGAAATGCCTGTGACGTTGTGCTGTGTTGATGGTATCACAGTGTCATCAGGAACCAAAACTTGAGCGGAAATACCTGTACATCTAGCTGAATAGTCTCCAGGTATACGCGGATAGAAGTTTTCAACTTTCGTCAGATCACCACCATACATAGCTTTATCTGCAACACGTATACTACGCAACTGTAGACGAGAAGCTGCAACCCAACTTTGGTTGTTTAAGTTGAAGTTTTGAACGTTAAGTTTTCCGCTATTCGTCCTAACTATGGGTTTCGCGTCTGCGACTTCAGCGACCTTAGCGCTATTAAGGTATATCCGTATAATACCCTGAACGCGCTCAACTACAATACGATGCCATAGCCCATCCGATATTGAGAGTCCACTAGCGACAATCGCCCTAGGATCGCTTGCGTAGTTTGGAGATGGATAAAACCAGATAACACTATTAGAGCAAGTTAATTGCCAACCCCTGAAGTATTGGATGTTGTATTGAGAGGTTCCGGTGATGTACCAATCACCAATCAACTGCGCTTCTGCGCTTCCCAGGGAATTGCGTAAAAACTCTACCTCTACAGTGAAATCGCCAGCGCCGAAAGCAGGTGCATCCCATTGTAGTCGTTGCCCGTCAGACGTGTTGATTGCTTGATAGATACTACCTGCACCCAGAGTGTAAGTACCTTGAATCGTAGAACCAACTTCATTACGAGCCTCGGCATCTCGAACCACGATTTGTGAATTGATGAATGGGATTTCTAAATCTGAATAGAACGGTCGGAGAAAATTCTCTGGTTTCTTCGCAAGCTCTGACGCACTAAGAGCCTTTTTAGCAATACGAAGATCCCAACGAGCTCCGAATATACCAGCAACGTTGGAACGTTTAGTTGATACGCTAGCGTTAACTCTATTGAATCCAGCTTGCGAGAATGTACTAGCTTCTACTTGACCATCTAGCAAAATGGATATAACGCCAGTACGACGCACAATAGCAATCTGATATTCTGTGTTTGTTTTGATCGCAGTAGTCGTTTCTATCTTGGTTTCAACACTTGCACCTGCAACCACAAAAGCAAACTCGATCTTACCTCCAACCAACATCGTTATACGCCATGATGTTGTAGCTATTGTAGATAATGCAACACAAAGAATATCGCGTAGGTTTGATATGTCACCAACATGAAACCTTAGCTGTATCGTAAAATCTTCGTCAGGGTCCGGGGTAAACGGCTGAGCGAGTGCTTGTGCTGTTGACTGAGAACCGATTAACTTGTTGTCTTGTATGTAGTTACCCGAAGCAAGCGCGTTTGTAATACCATTCACTTCTTCATAAGAGGTATTATCCCAAAACAAATTCTGCAACCAAGGATAACCCATAGGGACCAAACTAGCACGTCGTAGGTAAACGCGCAGTTCTTTGATTTCAACATCAGCATACGTGCGAATGCCTAAATGTTGCAGTTGTGTCTGAGGGAGAGGTATCTCTCCTTCCATTCGCATACTCTGCCCGTTTACGGTAAGGACAGTGATATTCTGGTCAAAATTGTACTCAAGCTGAACTTCGATTTCTGTCCCAGCTTCGTACGGAATATGCGTTTGTTTAGTGCTGCCTACGTTGTTCAGGTAAATAGCTAAAGGGCTTATGTAAATACCGACGTGAGGTGCATCGTACTGAATTGCTATGCTGCCTGCCTCATACGGTTGCGAGACTAAACCAACTCGAATCTGACTGTTCAAACCAGAATTAGACACTCTGGCTTTAAATTTTACCAGTATCTCTCCACTTTCCTGATTCGTATATCGAAAGGACCTGCGAAGGTACTTGGCAACGTTCGTTTTAATGGTCTCAATCTGACCGTTACTTACTACGGCACCTATATCATCACCAGAACTTTGATCGGTAAAGAGCTGGAGCAAGCCGCTAGGTCGCTGCAGGGGATAAGGCCACTGTGCGAATTTTCTGATTAGCCCTAACATGAGTGTATCCTACATAAGTGATACGCTTAAATTATTCGACGGAGTGCAAAAGGAAAAGGGCCGAAGGCTGTTATGCTCTCCGACCCCTTTCTTCATCGTGTAGTTGTGATGTTTACACAAGCAGGCTCACTGACTTGCCCAAACGCATTCACCAGACGATAACTGAAAGCTACTTGTCCGATGAAGCCACGAGATACATACGCGATGTGGCGCCCGTCATTTGAGACACGGGCGATGCCGTGCTCAGGCTGCGAAAGAATCTGCGGCCAAAACGGAACACCGACCTTGAACAACGAACCGTCGGAAGGCACCATCTTCTTACCGAGGTTTATAACCCATTGCTCAAACGGCATGATCGAGGAATAGACGCGCAGTGTATACGTGCCGGGTTCCTTAGTACGTAGCGATCCGTTCTCAAACCAATAGTCAGGAAACAAACCCTGCTCTCGATTCAGAGTAACGCCATCACTTCGGATCACGTCGAACAGGGCATAGTTGGTTTCCTCCATCTCGATTGAGTCTGTGAAGACCTGCTCCGTGAAATCAACCGTAGCTCCGCCGACGAGCGAGAACAACTCCGCCGCGCCCGGTTTGGCGTGACGGAATACTGGTGACGTGATCATTAACCACCTCCTGCGTAGCCGAACCTGCGTTGCGAACTAGGCGGCGCTGTTGTTGGGAAACACGCTGCATTGTCTGCAACAGGTGCCGAAACTAGAATCCACTTGTCACCGTACTGCTTGAATTGGGCAGGCGTGTTCAGCTCTAGGTTTAGAGTAGCAGCATAGGCTTGAGCGTCTTCCAGTGTGTCAAAGAAACCACTCTGATCTGCTTCAAGGCTAAGCTCCTGATGAGTATCGACAACCCACTCGCGAACAGGCATCGGAACCAAAATGCTCTCATGTTGCGAGAACATCACAACGTTGGAAGCAAATGTTTCGTTGCTGCTGTTGGTAATACCCGTGGCAGTGAAGTCCACATAGCTTTGCTGGCCATTTACATCCACACCAGAACCGAACTCACCATACGTAGGTCCGTATAGAACACGACCTTCTGCACTGTGATCTGCGTAGGTAATGTTGGCAAGCAACTGTGTTGGTGACTCCGTAGCGAACTGGCGAGAACGCACCTGAGCTTCGTAATCTGATACATGCTCGACCTGTGTAGGAAGCAAGGTCTTTTCATATACAGCGTTCAGGTCCACAGTCGGATTCGAGTAGAACCGATCGACAGTTGCTGCAAACTCCAAAGAAGCCGACAAGCGCCGCACATATTCAGCGTCAATGCCGATAGTGTGTGCCGCATGTTCGCGTAGGTAGTCGTACTGATAAGCAATGGACGACATACTGACGTAACGGAACGTTTCTGCATCCAATGTGTACTTCGAGGTGTCCCGAGTCAGATAGAACACGTTGTCCTGAACGGATACACTTACTCCAGCACGGCGCTCCGTATAGGAAGCATATTCAGACACCGCAAGCGAAACGCTAACCGAGTAATCGGCATCGTAGAAGAACGACTTTTCACCTTCTCTTAAGGCGGCTTCCATACGGAGCAACGGTGAGTCATAGCTGCTGTCGGAATAGGCAATAACTGCCTCGTAACCGTGTTCGACACTACGAGTCGTGCCTGCCACTGAGCTTGAGGTACTCTGTTCAAGTATGCGAGTCGTGCCGCTAAGAGACTGCACAAGAGAACCCTGCATAACAACGTTCGAGTCCCAATGGTTGCACTCAACGTCGCCTTCGCACATATAGCTGGCACTTACCAACGGAGCATAGGTATCAGTCGATAGCATCTGAGGAGCTGCGATGCTTATCTGAGGCTCAACCGTGTGTTCTTCGGTAGCGCTTTCTTCCTGACGCACCACGTCAAACTTGTGCTTTTCCAGAGTTGTATCAGGACGGAACGATGCACCGTTAAGCTGCATGACAAGGATTGTCCACAGACTGACAGGCATACCGAACTCGGTCATGATATCGTGCTGATTGCGCTTGGTAATCATGTTCTTGATTACAGCACGCACTTCAACCACGTCACCATTCTTGATCGTACCAGTCTTCGCATACGGAGCGTCGTTGATACTGAACTCCATATCTCCAGAATCAGTTCCAACCTGAACAGAGAAGCCGTCAGTCATACCTTCCACTTGGAAGATATCATCGTACTGCCTGCGAATAAACGCTTCGTAAACAGTGTCCAGCGTGACACTGTTCGGGAACAGCTTCGGCTCAGTGCGGAAATGAATCGATACTGGACGGTATCCCATCAAATCGACTTGGGACTCTGCGTAATACTCACCGTCGTTTGACATAGATACGACGAGTTGGCTCGGCGATACTACATAACCTTCCGTAAACGGTTGATCGTCCAGTGTTGCAGTAGCACCCGGCGTCACCAAGCGTATATACTGAGGGCGAGTCCACGGTACTGTCCAAGTTGCGGTCAGTGAGGTTTCGTCTACGCCAATATCGTGCTGGTTGAAGCGAATGGCCGTGGAGTCTTCGGCTTTAGTAACGTCAGCAGCATCTTCATACAAATCAGTCGCCATAAACTCCGTAAGGAAGCTGGAGCCATGCGTCTTAACGCTCGCCACTTCTTCCAAGCCGGTTAAGTCCACGCCGTATTTGAATGCCTTGGTGTGGTTGAAGAAGCTGACGTAGACCGAATCCTTTTCACTGACAATGCTGCTCGGAACAAAGTCTAGGTTTAGTTGATTGACCGTCTTGTCATCCAGCTTGATGGAAATGACTTTACGATTAACCATATCAACGGCAAACACATGCTCTGCGTGGTTAACATCGAGCAGGTATTTGCTATTGACGCCGATTACGGACCCATTTGGAAGCTCTCGTTCGGTGAAAATGATTTCTTCCGAGTACGACGCACCGGATTGAGTGAAGATTGATATAAATCCGTCATTACGACCAACCACGATCTTATTGTCGTATGTGACTTGAACGGAGCTGCCTCCTGTATTCGTTAGCTGCGTTGCGCCTTGTCCGGGTATGATCCGGCCAACATAAGTGTCTGTAATGAATACAATGCCAGAAGCATCAGCACACGCACTGTTTACAAGCGGGCCTGTGGCAATAACAACACCACCGGCTACATCCAACGACATATCGTCAGCAAGTGCGTATACCTTAGATTCAGTAACCACGTACGGTTTTGTGGCAACGTCTTCATCGATAGACCAACGAGGCAAGAACACAACGGCTACAGGTTTTTCCGGTGTTGTGATCTTCTTGACGGCACCGAGACTGCCGAACAGCCAGATTTCTTTCTTCTGGTAGTCAATAGACGCAAGGATATCCTCGTTCTTGGTCAACGTACCAGTTTCAACATACGTCTTCTGCGTATTGCTCGGGAAAGAGTACAGCTTGCCGTACACAGAACCAGTAACGCGCTGAAATGCCAAGTCCTCCACGTAGCGGAGGGTCTTCGGTAGATCGACGTGCCAGTAGTAAGTTCTGTCTCCCAACTCAACTACGATCTGAGCAGGTCCAGTTACAGTAGTCCGCAACTGAATGGTATCGCCTTTCACAACAGGTATCGCAACGTTCGGCTGATAAGATGCTGACTTGTACAGCACCTCGCAGTCAGCAGTTAGATCACCAGTAGCTGTAGCGACGCAGCTAACCGTAGTCAAGCCTGTGTTTATGCTTACAGGAATAAACATGGCATGCTCCATGAACCAAAAATGGGGCTAAAGACACGATGATCTTAGCCCCATTGTGTTACTTAGACGGAGGGGATGCCGCCGCCTTCAACGAGCACAAGCAGACGCATCTTTGTGTTGTTCGGACCATTGGCCTTCATTGCACGGTAGATACGATCGCTGGTTTCGCCGTAGATACGCACAGGGATCATGGCTTCTTCGCCGATCACGTCAGCACTGGTGTATGCAATCATATCCAGTTCTTCGGTGTAGGCGTAGCGATCCGTATTGATACGATTCGGGAAAGTCACCAGGTACTTGTTGCCCCGCTTGATCGCAACTTGTTCAGCCGAGTTGACGATAGCGGAACTGTTGATGGTGTCTTGGTCAGCAGCAACTGCAACAGTAGGACGAGCTGTGTCTGCTTCGTTGACCACAAACTTCTTGATGCCAGTGTTGTCACAATCGAACACGCAGAAGATCGGGCTGTTCAGGTCGACCAGAGCAGCGCCGGTGTCTTTGTTCACTGGACTCTGTACTGCGAAGAAGCTGTACAGTGGAGCCTTGTCGCTGGTGTCTTCCCAAACGTAGAACACAACGCCGTGGCCACTAACGCTCAGCACGTAGCTCATGGTAGAGCCGGTGTCGTAGTTCTGTCCGTAAACACCGTCACGAGCGATGAACACATCACCGCGTTGCAGTCCAGGCATGGCAGGAGAAGTAGAGCCGTTAGCTTCTCGTTGAGCCATCGGCTTGAACTTCTTGCCGAGTTGCCCCATGGTGTATTCACCTTGGTATGTAGCAACAACTTGACTCGTACCGCTTCCCCAGTATGTATCTTCGTACGGGAACGAAGCTACTTCTCCAGTATCGCTGATCTGTTCGGGACTGGCGATAGCGACGCGCATCGAGGTACCACCTTCGGAAGTGAAGGTCTCCACGAAAATGCGATACGCTTGCTTGGCCTGAACAGGGTTGAACGCTGCGTCAGATTCGAGGACGAACTTACCTACGCCGGCTGTCAGCGTAAGCTGAGCATCGGCAGCAGGAAGAATGGATTTGAAGCCGGCTAGTTTGAAGTCTTCGTGCATTGCAGTAAGCAGAGCACCGAGCGACTGAATCTTGCCGCGAGTGTAGATTTTACCAGGCATGTTTTATCTCCGTAAGATTGAAAGCGTTATCCTGCTCGTTAGACTGCAGGTACGCCGCCGCCTTCTACCAACATCAGGAGACGCATACCGACGTTGTCGGCACCGTTTGCCTTCATTGCGCGATAGACACGCGGAGTGGCTTCACCGTAGACAGTGACAGAAATCTCGGATTCTTCACCGATTACGTCAGCCGAAGTGTAGGCGAACTGATCCAGTTCCTCGGTGTAAGCGTAACGGTCAGTGTTCAGGCGATTCGGGAAAGTCACCAGATACTTGTTACCACGAGCGATTGCGACTTGCTCAGTGGAGTTGATGATCGCAGCGCTGTTTGTGGTGTCCTTGTCAGCAGGTTTGCTCTGAGTCGGGCGGAACACGTCGCTTTCCGAAACCACAAACTTCTTCATGCCGGTGTTGTCGCAGTCGTAGACTACGAAGATCGGGCTGTTGAGGTCAGTCAGCGGCGAGCCGTCTTGTTTGTTGACAGGGCTCTGGATCGAGAAGAACGAGTAGACAGGAGCAGCATCGGATGCGTCTTCCCACACCATCAGACTCAGGCCGCGGTTGGTTGCGACCAGCAGATACGACAGAGTGGTACCAGCGTCGTAAGTACGGTTGGTGATGTTGCGAGTAACGAAGCAATCGCCCAGTGCACCGCCGGTAGTCTTGTTCCAGGCAGAACCCAGTTGACCCATGATGCGTGCACCAGTAGTGTCAGTTGCACCCGGGAAGGAAGAAGTGCCGCCAGCGTTGGTGATCTGCTGCGGGTTGGCAATGGCGATGCGCAGACGGCCGTTGAACGCAGTAGCGCCTTCGAGGTCTACGAGGATACGCCACGGCTGTTTGGCTTGAACAGGGTTGATTGCAGCAACGGACTCCAGCACAAACTTGCCAGCACCTGCAGTCGGTGTGAAGTTCTGGCCGGTAGCCGGCAGCACTTGCATCAGGCCAGCAGCTTTCATGTCCGTGAAGAGGGAAGAGGCCAGTTCGGTAAGCGACTGCAACTTCTCACGCTTGTAAATTTTACCAGGCATTGGTATTTCTCCGTATATGAACCTTGATTGAGAGTTGAGAATCACAAACGCGACTTCACTACTCTGTGTTTAAATTACTTCGTTACTGCACCAGTTCAAGAACAGGTCTCCATCCTCGACCGCTATCCGCGGACGCGGCAGAACCGTCATAGTACCCCTGCATACCGCCGTTACCGCGAGTACGGTATGTGCCTGTACCTGCAGACTCTTGGCACCAGTTATCTCGACCTGGGTCACTACCCGGATTAGTTGCCACTAGATCAACAGAAGTATACCGTTCCCAGAACGTGCCTGTTGGGTCATTTTCCCACACACGATACATCAGATCATCCCACTCAAGACCGGTGTTACCGAAGAACAGACGTACCTTGTACTGCAGGCCATTGATGGAAACAACCGTGTTGCCTGTTATTAGTGCTCTGGCGTTTAGATCATTCCACGATATGGTAGACCTCAACGGCCGCTTTGAGGTAAGAAGTGTTTTGCCCTTATACGCAAACTTCAACCAACCATGTGCAGAGTTGATACTTGAACCTGCAGTGAGATTTACAAGTGACGCAAGAGCATCGCCAGTGATGAAGTCAGCTGCGGAAACTTCACCATACCAACCAAGCTGATCGTCCCCAGCTAATAGCCAAGGATTGGAATCATCACTAGGTATAGGCGGCGTGTACGTTATCGGGTCTTGGTCTTCCATACCTGCACTAGGGAAGATTCGATTGAATCCCCAAATGATACGCACTGCACCTTTACCTCCCTTGCCGCTCGGTAGTGAGGATTCTGCGCTTTTGCGTGCGCCACCGCCAGCACCAAAGTCTTTGCCGTCTACGGTATCGCTTGATGTGGAACGAGGCGACCGTTCTGCTTGAATACCGAACAGATCGGCGCCGCCACCTCCCATACCGTTACCATCAACAATAGTACCACCATCGCCGCCCGTAACCGAGGATACGTTGGTGTTGTTGTTCCCTTGACCGGGTGCACCTACATCGGTATAACCACCGGTACCACCACCTGCACCCGGCGTCGTGTCGTTAGAATCACCTCCCTTGCCTCCATTGTATCCACCTACATCACCACCTAAAGAAGACCCAGAACCGCCAATCCCACCATTAGTGCTGGAAACATACTTTAGATGATCTATGTAGCTGATCCAGCCACGATCTGATCCCCTACTAATGGAGCCGTCCTTAGAGTATGTCCAGGAAATATATACTTGACCGTCGTTGGTTGCAGTCCATGTTACTACTTGTGAGTTGCTACCAGACTGCCTATAAACTTGATTGCTATTCACAGTCACGGTCATAAAATCGAAACCAGACTCGGACGAAACGCCGCAGGCTATTCTTAACTGCTCGTCCTTACGCATCGTGAGGCTGTAGCCACCGGAGGAACTTGAACCGTGATTAGTGTTGGTAGAGGTCCAACTATTGTACGCTCGAACTGTAGTTTGGGTAGAAGCTAACCCACGACTGCCCGGCGAGCCTCCATTTGCATAGACAAGATCAGTAGATGCTCTGCGAATAGCACTTCTTAGGCCGGGCTTGCCGTCAACTTCACCTACTATCGGCTCGCCGCCTGCGCCGACTTCTACTGTTAGTGTTTCTCCTGATATTACGGGTATTTTATTTCTGAACCGCAAAGCGCCTGCACCACCTCCGGTGCCGGGACGCACTCCACCACTTCCACCGGCACTAGCGCCACCGCCAATAACAACGGCCGATAGGTAAGGTACACCAGTAGGCACTACAAACTCATACGTACCGGGCTCAGTGTAAGCTGCCTGACCAATGCTCATATTGTAGTCATTTACGGCAACGGGCTCGCTAGTGAGGACGACCGGCCCCCCTATGGAACCAGTGCGAATCTCTATGCGAAACTCTGCGTCGTCTGTTGCGTTATCATACGCTATGGGTCGAACGATTGTGCCTCGGTTGCCTGTGATGGTGAGTGACCCAGACAACCGAGCGTCTGCAAAGTCATCCACTGTCAACGAATCCGACAAAGTGGTCCAGTGCAGTGTCGAACCATCAAACACGTCAGTGGTGTTCAGGGTGAATGTTACAGATTCACCCTCCGATACCGAGGTGATGTTGGGTGTAATGCTGTAGGTTGGATCAAGCGAGGTGTCATTGATTACAGTATGCAGCCTAGCTAAGACAGCAATAGAGTTATTCGCTAGGACCTCAAACGTAAGAACTTTAGGTCCTTCAGTTCTAGCGTCACGCGCTATGGTGCGTGTCACAGTTGCTACGTTGTTGCTGACTGTTACGGAGCCTGTGAGGCTACCTACAATATCAGCAGCGTCAATGTCTCCGACGAATCGATAAGCCAATACGGTACCGTTGGACAGTTTCGTGGTACGTATAGTTGCTGTGAATATGCTTCCCTCATCGACCGAAGCCACAACGTCAATGTTGAACGTCGGCATGGTCGTGAGTAGTTTCTTTGGGCTAAGTATCGGCAAATTGGTCAACATAAAAACGGATCCGATTGTGTAATAGGAGAACGTCCCTGTTCTACGAAATCAACGCACGGCAGTCACGTTGATACACTCAGGTTCACTGACTTGACCGTAAGCATTCACCATACGATAGGAGAATGTGTCCTGTCCGACGTATCCTTGTGAAGCGTAAGCGATGTGTTTACCATCGTTGGACACTCTGGCGAGCCCATTGTTTGACTGAGATACGATCTGCGGCCAGAATGGAATCTTGACGGAGAACGCACCTCCGTTAGACGGTACCATTCGATTGCCGACCTTAATCTCACAACTATCAAAAGGCATGATGTTATCGAAGACGCGCAGCGTGTACGTCCCGGCATAACGTGTAACTAGGTATCCGTCTTCAAACCAATAATCAGGTTCAAAGCCTTCTGCGCGGTTCAGAAGAATCCCAGAACTGTCTATAACATCAAACAGTCCACGGTTAATTGGAGCCATCGCAAGACGGTCCGTAAAAGTTTGTGTCTGAACTGCCACTGTAACTTGCCGAACAAAAACGTTTATCGCGTTAATGCTCGGCTTAGCGTGACGAAACACGTTAGATGTGAGCACTAGCCACCTCCAATATAGCCTCTGCGTTGCATACCAGACAACGTGGGTGCGGTTGTAATGCCGCAGACGGCAGCATTCGCAATGGGCGGCGTAGTGAATACCCACTTGCCGTTGATCTGCTTGTACACTGCAACACCTGCGACGTTGATCGACGTGGCGTAAGCCTCGGCTTCCGCGCGACTGCCAAACCCGCTAATAACATCAGCCAGCGTGTACTCATCACGAGACGAGTGAACGAAGACGCGCTGGGGCGCTTCGATTACCTGCATTGAGTTGGTGGACCGAAGCTCGAACGCAGGTGTTGCCTCGTGACGGGTTGATCTAGCTTGCCGTTCAAATACAGAGTGAACTCCGTAGAGTTCCTTTGATGGACGCAACACATACGATGTGGATATCTCAGTACGGATCAACCCATGACGAAGATCGACAATAGTGTCGATGTAGAATCGACTGGAGTCAGAATCACTCAATTGACTTGTTGTATCGATGCGATATCTATCAAGTGATCCGCGCCGCTGACCTGTCGAACTCCACTTATCCGTGCGTCCACTGAGACGGCGATGTGCCGCAGCCGCAAACTCTAAGACAGGATACTTCCAGAACGTATCAACGGATGAGACAAACTCGGCCTGCGTATGTAGAATGTGCATTTGGTGCGTCGCGGCGTTCTTAAACACCGACACATCATTCAACAACATGCCTACTGTATTCTGACTATGTGTGTTATAGCAGGTAAACCGAAGCGTGACTGGCATCTGCTCTACGTAGGCGTACAGGGTTCTCGTCTCATACGGCATATGTTCGGAGAACACAGTGCTGAGTGTGCGCGGTCGATACTCCGCAACTATCTCATAAGAGTCCGTATTGTAGGAGTCGTATACTGCCGAGATAGCTGACGTTTTGCTATTTAGGCTAACGTCGAAGGTTGTTACGGCGAGCTCCAGTGAACTTCGTTGTGTGCCAATATTGGCCGTAGTGCTTTGTGCATAACGAACATCGGTTGGACCAATGATACCACGAGTTGACGCAGAGAACACACTTCGCGTATACGAACGCAGGAACGAAGCGTCTTCGACTGCGTGTTCCGTGGTTGAACAGGCAAGCAGGCCCTCTGTTGCGGCAATGAAACTGCTTGAGGCGTATTGTTGCGCAGCCTGCGTTAGCGTTATTCCAGTCGTAGGGCAACCAGAGGCATGACAAGTTAGGTCAACCGAAACGAGAACTGCTTGACCGCCCATCGCAGCGTAGCTATCCTGAGAGTGCACCAAGGTCTGCGAATAGGGGCCAAAGAGAGTCTCGGTTGAAACCTCTTCTGGACCATCATACACAGCCTGATCGCCATACCGATTCTTCGAGATGGCAGTGTTCTCCGCTAGGGTGACACCTTCAAGTAACATCGGCAAAAGAAGCCAACCTGCAACTTCTTTATTGTGTTGCGTAAGTATCAGATGCTCAACGCGAATGGCAATAAGGTTCTTGATGGCGCCTTCGACCCTAATAATGTCATCGTTCTTTATGACGCCAGTCTTTCCGATTGGGCCGTCATTCACGGCGAACGAGATATCGAGTGATTCTGTGGAAATATTGACGCTGAACCCGTAGGTCATACCGGTCACTACGAACTGATCATAATACGTCTCGCGAGGCAACGCCCGTAGGATAGTAGGTACAGTGTACCGATCAGGGAATAGCTTAGGCTCAGTGCGTGCTCTGAATGTAGTAATGCGACGGCCAAACAGGTGAGTTACAGTATCGTCATACCACGCACCGTGCGCTGGGTCTGTCACCCGAATAATGTCGCCGTTGCGCAAATAACCTTCAGTAAATGGACTGCCGTTCTTGGTAACAGTCGATATAGATGGTGTAACTCTTACAAACTCTGGACGAGGCCAGGTCACGGTATAATTACGACCAAACGCGGTGTTATGTGGAAGGTCAAGGTTTTCAATCAGAACCGCAGGTGCCGAAGGCTCTGTCTTGGTCACATCATTCGCATCGCTATACAGACTCGATACTAGATAGTTACCATTGAAGAAGATGGCGCCAAAGGATCGTACGGCAGGCACTTCGATGAACTCTGTAAGTGCTCTGTTGTACTTTCGGCATGTTGCATCGTTCAAGAACGAGACGTATACATCATCACCGTTTGCCACTACGTCGCGCGGGATCTTGTCGAAGTAGGCAGTGTGGTTGGCGCGTGTACTCAGATCGGTACGTATTACACAGCGATTCCCTGCATCCGCAGTGTACAGATAGTTTTCGTTTACGTCGAAACTCCAAAATCTACCTGCAGACGGAGAGACGATCTGATAGTTCCAGCCTGTTGTGTAGGTGAAAAACACAACGCCAGCATCGCAGCCGACGACGTAGGTGTTATCCGGCGCAACAAACAGCGAGTGATATCCGCTGAACGCTCCGTAATTCGTTACAGTAGACCCATCTGTGTTGGCTACTACAAGACGATTCGTGTACGCCAAAACAATCCGACCATTAACATCACCAGAAGCTGCAATTACACCTGTGCCAAATGCAATAGTAACTGTCTCAGCGATGTTGAACGTAGCGTCTAGGCGATGAATCTTAGAAGCCGTTACCACGTAACACACGGTTGGAATACTTTCCACGTAACTCCAACGAGGCAGGAAGATGGCAGCCACAGGAGCCTCGTCGAGAATCAGATTCTTGACTTGGTTTTGAGCATTCGTGAACCAGACGGTCTTGCGCGTGTAGTCTAATGTAGCAACTACGTCGCCGCCCGCGAACTCGGGCGTTGGGGAGAATGGAATGACTGAGCCGTTACCGGTATTGACGATACCGCCGTACGCTGAGCCTGTGATACGTTTGTAGGCGTCATCGTCAACGTACTGCAACGTTCTAGGTATATCGACACACCAATAGTGTTGCTTGCCTGCTAAGACAACGGAGATTTCCGCATAGTCCGTGACAATCGTACTCAAGCGTGCAGTGCGCGTTCGCTCTACCGGAATCTCAACTCCAGGACCGTATTCCATTCCCATATACGTAACGGAGCAATCCGCTACTAGAGTTCCACTAACATCGATGGCTAGATCAACGTATGCAGCACCCAAAGCCAAACTGGCAGGTATGAACATAATGGGCTCCAAAACGCAAAAAGGGGCTAAGATCGAAAACCTTAGCCCCCCTCCTTTACTCAAGATTAAGCAGTGATGCCACCGCCGGAAATGAGCATCATCAGTCGCATACCTGTGTTGTCATTACCGTTGGCCTTCATGGCGCGGTAGATGCGATCTGTAGTTTCACCGTAAGGGCGGATAGCGATTTCCGATTCGTCAGCGATAACATCAGCGCTGGTGTAGGCGAACATATCAAGCTCTTCGGTGTACGCATAGCGCTCGGTGTTCAGGCGATTCGGGAACGTGATCAGATACTTGTTGCCCTTGGCGATTGCAACCTGCTCTTTCGAGTTCAGGATGGCAGTGCTGTTCAAGCCGTCAGTATCCGCAGGTACCGCCGGAGTAGGACGGAACACATCCGACTCACTCACGATGTACTTGAGTGGGGAGGTGTTGTCACAAGAGAAGACGCAGAAGATCGGGCTGTTGGCATTCAACAGAGGAGCACCGTTTTCTTTGTCTACAGGAGTCTGCAAGAAGAACCAAGAGAACTTCGGCTTGCTGTCCGTACCTTCTTCCCACACAAACAGACCAAGGCCGCGCGCAGTGGCGATCATGATGTAGGACATTGTGGTACCGGCGTCGTACGGGTTGACCGAATTGGTACGGTCAATGAACACGTCTCCGAGCTTACTCGGCTCGTTGTAGTTCTTACCCAGCTGGCCCATGGTGTTGTTGGTGCCAGTAGTGTTGAACGGGTACTTAGACACTACGCCGTTGTTGTCAATCTGCTGCGGGTTAGCGATAGCCATGCTGATAGAGCCACCGAAAGTCGTAGCACCTTTCAGCTCCAGCGACAAGCGCCAAGGTTGAGTGGATTGCAGCGGGTTTACAGTTGCGGACGACTCCAGAACAAACTTACCAGCACCGGCAGTCGGTGTGAAGTTTTGACCAGTAATCGGCAGAACCTGGGTGAGGCCGCACTCTTTGAAGTCTGCGAACAGAGAAGAGGCGAGGGAACTAAGGCTTTGAATCTTAGTCCGCTTGATCATTTTTCCAGCCATGTTGAAGCTCCGTTAGATAGATAGGTAACCGCACAACGTGAAGGAGATATCAGCCATCAGGCTATCGACTACATCAGGTGCAGTGATCATAATGATATCGCCACGCTGTACGCGGATCGGTTCCTGACTTGCAGGGTTGAACAGGCCCTTCTCACTGAACGCATCGAAATGGATCGTGCCAACGTACATGGGCTGTTGGTTTCGAGTCAGTGTGATTGGGAAGTCTTGCGCCAGCTCTGGAGCTTGCAGAGCATACGCGATAGCTCCAGCCAGTGCACCTTGAATGTAGAACGTGCGCGAAGCTACGTAGTACATGACCTTAGCACTCGGCTCTGGCTTTCCGAAGATGGTGCCAGACAGGTCATAAGACAGTGCGCTGAGGCTTGGGTTGCGAAGAATCCACTGGGTCTGGTACTCGTAAATGCCAGCGTTAACGCTTTCGGTCAGCTCCCACAGATCACCAGTGTTAGGTGAATCTGGGAACGCGGGACCGCGACGTGCATCGTCGAGCATTTGAATCTGGAGTCCCGAGCCCGCGGCAATTGTTAGACTGTCGATAAGCATCAGATTACCCCAGCTCGGCCAGTGCGCGGAACAGACCATACAAGATGGCAGGTGTTCAGATCGATAGCGCGTACTTCTTTAGGAAGCATTTTCTGCTGACTACCATCGTAATCAACATAAGCGTCAATGATCGGAGCGCGAGTGGAAAGATTGTGCTGAATGACCCAAAGATCACTCGGCGTAGGTTGTTCGTGCTGATAGCGACCACTCATATGCACCGTACCTTGCCCGACAGCGGACTGTTGAACGTAACGGTAGCAGAGGTGAACGTATCGTTATGGATGATGGAAACAGGCTGCACTTCAACGTTGCCAACGAAGCAACGAATGATCGGGGCGTAACCTAGCTTGTGGTTAACTACCCAAGTAGCACTGTCCGTGAATGCCTGCTCGAAAGCTACTACAGGACGCGGAATCCCTTCTGTCGCACCCATAACAAGTATGACACGACCAGCTTGAGGCTCAGCGAATCGGATGGTTGCCCTGTTGAACTCGAAGTCAACCTCGTCGAACTCAATCGCTCGATTATCCCCACTAAGCACTTGAACAACACACCCAGCCGTTTGCAGGTTGTGCTCGATGACCCATTCGGTCTGCGCAACAAACTGGTCATGAACATGGGTGTGAAGATCGGTGCTGATAGGGAGCCAAGCCGGCACACCATCTTGTATTTCCAAACAGATGTAAATCCGCTTAGACTTGAAGATGAACGTGCCCGGCTTGGGTTCGAGCGGCCAAGTGTCAACGGGTTCAAACGCAAGGTTCTTCAGGTAGTTTCCCATCAGATCAAGCGTACCGTTGATTTTCATAAAGCCTCTCTATTACAACTTAAACAGCGACCTTGCGACCGGTGATCACTACGCGAATGCGCTGAGCGATGGCGAGGGTAACTTGGACGTTGTTGGCGTCGATCAGCTGGATGGTATCCGGCATGATTTCGTTGTCGTTCTCGTCATACACGGTGACTTGAACGTACTTGTCGCCGAAGTTGTGCTGAATGGAGTAGGTATCCATTGCATCACCGACGGTACCATCGAACACCATGCGGCTCTGAGCGATGTTGTCAGACAGAGCAGTAACGGCATCGCTTACGCCAGTAACAGCGGTATCAACGTACAGCTTGTTGGTAGCGCTGGTTTCAGCAGTCGGAGCAGGAACAGCAAGCTGACCATCGACCGAAGTGTCACCAGTGCGAGCAACGTAGGTATCGCTCAGGTCACCAACGCGAACGCCGTCAGCGTCAACGACGATGGAGGCATCAGCATTAGCACGAACGCTAACAGCAGTACCAGCACCGCCAGTCAGGCCGTTACCGAAAGCAGCGGCAGCCAGCTTGTCAGCATCGATACCTTCAGCGGCAACGCCAACACCTTCAGCAGTGACAGTCAGGCCGCCGGTAGCGCGAGCAACCAGAGCGAGGATAGCGTCAGCACCGGTCGAAGCCAGGCCAGTAGTCGGATCGACGAGAGCCAGACCGTCATCGACAGCCAGAGTCAGCGCACCTTCAGCCGATGCTTCAACACCACCACCGAAGTCAACCATGATGGTGTTGGCTTCTTTGCGCAGACCGTCAGCAGCAGTAACACCGCTCAGGCCGCCGTGCTCGTTCCAGATGGTACCGTTGTACTTCATGAACTTGGCAGTACCGCGATCCCAAGCCAGTACGCCAGGACCACGCTCGCTCACGTCGTAGACAACGCTGAAGGTATCGTCAGCATTACGCTGGATGATATCGCCATCTTCCAGACCTTCGATGGTACCGAAAGCAGCGTTCAGGGTGGAAGCGTCAGTTACGATGTAGCGAACGACCGAGTCAGGCAGATCGAAGGCAGGAGTGGTGACTTCCTGAGTATCAGGATCGATCACTTCTTCGGTCGGCGAGAACGGGACCAGAGTATCGTCCAGCTGAACAGCGAGAACGTCCGGCTGGAAGTCCAGGCCAGAAGCCAGGTTGTCCAGGTCCATCAGACGAACAGCGTCAGTCTGGCTGACAGGAGCACGCAGACCAGTAACAGTAGCGGAGTTGCTAAAGTTCAGGTCGCCGGTCAGAGTGTCGCCTTCGCGATCAACAGGCACATAGCCGAGGTCGTCTTGCTTGGAGTCCAGCTGGGTTTGAACGTTGCTGGTGACGCCGTCCAGATAACCCAGAGTAGCGACGTTGATGGTGCCAGCAGCGATCTTGCCGTTTTCGTCAGAAACGAGTACGGAGCTTGCGGTCAGATCAGCAGTGACGACAGTGCTGGCAGCACCAGTGATATCGTCCTGTTTGCCTTCCAGCAGGGTGTTCAGTTGGCTGAACGGTACAGCGTGCAGAGCTTCGGTAGCATCACCGGAGAGCAGCAGCGGACCAGTCATTTCAGCGCCATCGAGACGCATGTACTCGTCGAGGCTGTCACCGGTAGCGATACGGTTGATCACTTCACCGTCGTACCACTTCATAGCCTTTTCAGTTGTGTTTACCCAAACGAGGCCTTGACGCAGATCGGCTTCGATGGGGTCGGCGGCGAGACGTTGCGGCTTCAAACCACGAATTTCGCCGAGCAGCGTAATGTTACCATTCTTGAGCATTATATGCTTCTCCGTTTAGGAAAGGACTTCAACAATTTTGATACGTGGGTTTTCTTGAATATCGGTAAGCAGTTTAGCCAATGGCTGATCGCCTACAACCACGCCGTTTTGCAATTCAATCTTTTCTTCCGTGTAGTTTTTCACCACGATCGGAACTTGTATTCCCGGTAGGATTACTTCGTCCAGATAGTAGTTCAACCTCTCCTTAATGATGAAGACTCCCGTGTTGCGATAGTACGCTAGGTCACCTTCGTCTATATAGGTTATGAGGTTATCCATGTTCGATGCGTTAGTCGTTACACGCTTCTCTACTAAATTAGAGCCTAGCAGACAATCGACCTCGTACAGTTCAAACAACGTTGACTGCAACGCTTTAACCAACGCATCTATAATGAGCGGGTACGCTTCCAATTGCGATTTGCCCGACACACGGCGCACTTTGCGTTTGAAGTTTTGCGGTATATGGTAATGAACCTTACCCCAGACCCGCATGAAATCAGCATTAAACACATCGCTATGCACGCGGAAAATGTGTTTGTTGCTTTCTACTACTTCACCGAAACGTTGAAAGATAATCTGGATATCCGAGTCATCCAACACGTTCCGATTAAGTAAGAGATACTCCACCTTGGACGCCCAATCGGAATAGCTGTTGAAGAATAACAGCAGCACCTCTCTTGCGACCTGGCTAAATTGTTTTCGCTCGTCAATCAACTCATTCAAAATGAAGGACTTGGAATCGTAGTACCCTTGAAGGGCTTTAGAGCTGACGGAGCGAAACCGTATGTTATTCAGCACATAGGCCATGTCTAAATTCCTACAGACTCCTGTTCATAGACGCGATGGACATTCCTGTTAGGACGCCGGCAACTTGGCTTTGCTTGTCGCTTATATCAGCGACTGTCCTAGTAAGCGACTCAAGCAACCTACCAAGACGTTCTACCTCACGCCGAATCTCATCGTCTTTACGAGCAGAAGTTTCCGAAAGATTGGATATCACTGGACTTAGACGCGCTATCGATTCCTGAATGTCGTCTAGTATACGAACAAGTGTACTGTTCAGTGCGTTCGTTTGTTGTTCGACCGTTGTCCTCAGAGCGTTTATTACGGACACGAGTTCACCAACATTCTGCTGATTCTGCACACCGGTCATCACTTCCTGCATGAATCGCTGTATGCTCGCTTTCTGTTGTTCAAACTCGCCGCCCAGTTTGCTCTGGAGTTCGACGTTGGTCTCCCGGAGGGTCTTTACCTCTTCAAGCATAGGTATAACAAAAAACCAGTAACCGGCCAGGCACGCTACTGCAATTACAGCGGATATGGCAACTGGCAGAGGGCTACTGAAAATGGTTTGGATGGCATCCATTGAGCAGCCTCATTGGCATAAATCATCGCTTGGTATCACTCGTATGTTACGAACATTGTAGTTGTTTGGATCAGTTTCAATGATCAACTCGGAAACCGTAGGCTTACGAACTGCACACAACTCGCCCGTGGTTTTGTTGTACACACATACGCTTTGAATGCAATCCATGCGAGTGTAGATTACGGACTCACGGCCAGGCGCCTTGTAGCTGTACGTCCAGAAGATGTACAAAACTATTACAAGTAGCGCTAGGAGAACGAATCTCGAAACGTTCGAGTGCATGTTAGTCATATCCACCTACTACAATGTCGAATTTTCCTTGGGACTTACGGTAAACAGGTAACCATTTACCACTAAGCCTCCTCAGATTTGCACACGAACTTATGTGTGGAAGTTCATTCTCAGCAACGTGATATGAAGACGAAGCCAATTCAGCAGCTTCTCTCGGCGTTGGGCCTACCGCAAGTGCAGTGTTGAACCGTTTACGGCACAGGCCCACATCCAAATGTTTCTTGTTGACTGATACTAGAATCTTCTCAAGCTCGGCATAGCCAACATCCTGCTGCCACTCATCCAACAACGTGAACGCATTTAGCAGAATGATGCCTTTCGGTTCGTCCTGAATCGACAAGAGGCGCTTTTGGAAATCCAAGACAGTTGAGACAGTGAAGGTCTCAACGTCGAATCCATCCATATATGTTTGTAGGTTTGCTTGTCGCAATTGAGCGACATGCGAAGGACCTGAAATGATGTATACTTTGTTCATCTTTGGATCGTAGTCGCGCGCCGCTGTCAGTGCAGTGGTGTTAAACGATTTCGATCCAACAAGTATCGGAGTGTATTTAAACGGAACTCCAACATCGATAACAGGCTCACCCAAAAACAGGATTTCGGCCGGCTTCGCTTTCTCGACGTGAGCAGCTAGCACACGTTTGAGGTTTGCGCGAGAATACTCGGACGAATCATGGGTGAACAAACGAGCGTGGAAAACATCCACCTGCTCAATTCCTTCAGTTTCCAGAAGGGCTGTCACAATCGAGTTTCCGTACAGATCATGGACCTGAGCGGATTGGACAACCAGAAGGCTTTGGGCGCTTACCGTTATGACATAAATTAGCGACAAGGATGCCAAAAGCCGTTTCATGTTAGTTACCTTAGGCCAAGTATGAGGACTTTGCCAGTTCTAGGTTCGGCGAACGTTAGCAGAATGTTGTCAGCGTCTATTGGTTGCTGAACATCGGGTACCATCAACAACCCGTCAGAGTTGCGGACTTCCACAGTAACGTCGAGAGTGTTTAGCGAGTGGGTAATTCTCCACTCAAGCGACGCTTCTAGCTGATCATGTTTGTAACGAGGAGTGCCCTCGCCTATTTCAATATCCTGTAGCTTCTGCTCTACGACAACTAATCGGTTACGAGCGTTGGTCAAGCTGCTACGAACGCTGTTGAGTTGCTGATATACGGAAGCCGCTAGGTTCTGGGCCGCTAATGTCAACTTCTCAACGAACGAACGAGGTACGGCTTCTTCCGCAGAGTAAGTATCGGTCGTAGCTGGGTCCAACACACGTGGACGAAGCTCACCCAACATCTGCGCACCGTCCGTGCTGATAGCACCGATATCCTCAGCTTTCAACAGGTGCGTGTTGCCGATGTTACGATTTAGCTCTTGGAAGTCTTGATCATTCGGTCGCGGCTCGTCCCATATCTGTTGTTGCCAGAAGTTGGATTCGTCCGCAAGTTGCCACGTGTGTGAGTGTGTTTGACTCTGCGCACGACTCACACGTCGAAGAACATCGCCAGTATCTGGTTTGATCCAGATAAGGTCCATCGGAGCCACGATTGTTATCGGCTCCTGATGACTTACCGTGACGTTTATGCGAACACCGAGCGGACCGTCGATTGACAGTATGATGCCGTTAGACTCGGAAAGGCCGCGCAGGGTTGCAGCCTCAATGAGTCTTTGAATAGGTAGTGTCATTTTTATACCTCGGTATATGCTCTGAGTAAATTATCCAACCAGTAGATTGGACAGATGCTCGGCGATTTTCGAGGCTACGTTTTCGGCATCGGCTCTTGACAGCTTAACAAGACGCCTACCTTCCTTAGTGTATGTGATCGCTCGTACTTCATCTGCGTTAACGGACAAGTCCAACATCAATACGGATAAGTGATGAGGTACTATGGCGTAGCAGACACCATCCACAACAAGCCCGCCTGCAAGAGAAGGTTCACTCTGTCGAGATGGCGCTGGGGCTTCATCGTCGTCAGATGCTTCATCGCTGTTGGACTGCTGTGCATTGAGTTCTTCTACGGACACTACCTTTCCATTAACAACTCGAAACTGGTGCGAGCGCGGTTGAACCATGCCGTGCGTTTCAAGGTCGACTAGGATGTTTGGTGAGTATTCGCACTCACCGTTGTTGGGATTCCAGAAACCTAGAATCTCACCAGTTTCCTCGTCATAGTACAGATGATAGTACGGAGCGGGCAGCATGTGTTCACCTTACGGAGTGTCAGAGCCAATAACGAACCAGTAAAAATCCCAGCCAGTCGCAGGTGCGGGTACTGTTTCACCCGTACCGTCTGGAACTTGCGGCAGTTTACTTTCGACCACACTCAACTCGGCATTACCCTTGTTGATTCGATCGACACGTATAGCATCCTTTACATTACTGGTCGGATCGATGAACTGCAAAAACATGGCGCGAGGCTTGTCTGTCTTGAACGCTTCTGGGAATACAATGCGTTGGAATACAGCGGCTTCTGTTGAAGTGAAGCGGCCCCAGCATTTCAGAGTTGCATTCTCAAACAGCTCGTATGCAGCAGATTCTCCGACACCAAATACTGGAGCTTTACCGTCTGCACCTGCAGGACCAGTCGGGCCCGTAGGACCAGTCGGGCCGGTTGCACCCAAACTACCTACAGTACCGGGTGGACCCGCTGGACCTGTGGGGCCCGCTGGACCTGGGTCACCCTTTGGTCCCATACAACCCTGAGCGCCAGTACGTCCGTCTTTACCGTTGCGCCCATTTGACCCAGGCTTACCTTGCGGACCAGTCGGACCCGTTGGGCCAACACCCACACTAGCTTTAGTGAGAAAACCACGAATGATGATTGTAGATCGATCTTCCTTAGTTAACTTCAAGGTACCAGTTTCGGAGTCGTACTCTCCATTTACAACTTGAGAATTACTTTCGTTGTCATCGTCAGACTGCAACTCAAGCAATTCACCGTTGAAGCGCACCTGATCGTTTGTTGCCCCGAACCCTGGGTCAATCATGGCGAGCGGCGGTCTTGTTAATCCACCCATAAATTCCTCACTTAACGTTTAGCCATCTGGTATTATCAGAGGATCGAACTTTGGTGTTCCCCGGGTGCATTTGAATCCACCCGGAGTTATCGGCCTTACGAACTTTCCAGCCTAGCTTATCAAAGTTTTCGATCCACGCTCCGTCAGGCTTATCACGAACACGTAGTCGAACAGCCATCATTCACCTCACGACGGTAGGATGCAGCGATTGTTTACCGAGTCCCACGTTCCGCCCATGTATGCACAGTCACTCTGTCCTGCCGATTGGCGCACCCTCTCCTTAAACGCGGCATATCCTTCAGGCGTCTTTACGTCCCAACCATTGGCGTTAATATCACTCAACCAGAATTGAGCGCCGGGTTCATCAGGCAGTCGATTAAAGAGCTCCTGATAAACTTGGCAAATCTCTGGAGTAGAGTTGCATGTAGGTGGAGGCGTAGGAGAAGGTGCGGGTTCATTTCCCGATTCAATCTCTCCAATAGAGTTCACTTGGCCTTTCCAATCAGATGCTTTGGTCAGATAAGTGATCGCGTTGTTGAATCGAACAGAGAACCCAGCGTAACCGGGTGTGCAGTTCGGTATGTTCAGGTAACGCAGAATCACGTTACGAGTACCGGCAGCGACGTTGATCGTAAATGCCTTGTTACCAAGACCACCACTTGCCACCAGCTTACAGTCGATGTACAACTCAAAGTCATCATCGTTGCTGATGTTGAATACGTAAGGACCTGTGTAGGCAAAGTTCAGATTCGCCATCATTAGGTACTTGACGTTACCTGCAGCACAGTTGAAATCAGGTTGAACGTGCAGCAGATAGGAACCATCAGGTCCGCCTGCTCTCTGATAGACAGCACCAGTTGGATTCTGCTTACAGATTGCACTGTCGTCATCGATGATTGTGCCAACACCAACAGCAGTCGTTATCTTACCGCGACTCGGATTGCTGATGTTCATGTTGATGGTTCGATCGGCTTGCTGTATGTTGTTGCCTATAATCGGTACGCATACCTCTTTTGAAGTCTCGCCCGGCGCAAACGTCACTGTGCCTGCAATGGGCCTGTAGTCAGGTACAACCTGCTTGAGTCGAATGGCACCCTCACTACCGCCGGCTGGGAGCATCTTACAGAGCAGACCTTCCCACGCTTCGTGATCGCCGTGCTTGGTGATCGTATCCGCTACAGAGATAGGAGCACGATCAACGCTGGCGTAGAACTCGACATTGAACAGAGCGGCGAGTTGGTTAACCGATGCTTGGAACACGTCATGATCCGTGATCAAGATCAGTCCACCACCCGTGCGAACGTATTCACCGAAGTTGGCGATAGTCGCGGACTTGAACCGAGGTACTCGATCACTATTGGAACCGATGACAACGATGGCCGCATACTGATTCATATCGGAAAGCGGAATAACACCCACATCGTTCCATGCGTAGATATCGTTTATAACAGGCTCAAATCCCGCAGCCTGTACAGTGCCCGCCATGGAGAGTGCGAAGCCTGTCGGCTGATTATCCAGACTGTACGTGTTTCCTGTTGGGGCATCACACGTAATCAGAATACGGTTACGTCCAGCTTTGGCACACCACAACATCAGGTTCTTCAAGTAGGTAAAAGCGGGCGGAAGGCCGATACCGCTCAGGAAGATGCTGCCAAACGTAGCGCCCAACTGAGACTGCGCACAGAAACCCCAACGAGACGAAGGCAAAAACATTTCAGGCAGAGTGATTTCTATCTTGGAACTTTCATTGATTGTCGTCGATCCAAACGGCGAGCAATACGCAATCAACTTGTTGCAGTCGCGCTCTACTCGAACTCTGGTTTCTACGCCAGACCATCCACCGTTTGTGCCGTAGTTAGCGCCACCGTAGACTTGCTGAACTGTGTTGTTTTTGCACAGCACCAAGCTAAAGTTGCTTCCGAAGTTACCCATACCGCCACGTTGACGAATAGCCAGGATCATCATGTTGTCGCTGCCTACGCGCTTATACGCGGCAACCAACCCAACCATGTCGTTATCGCCGTCGGCACTGCTGAGCGTAGCTTCGAAGGTATAGCTATCGTACTCGTCTGGACTCAAGAACGTGATGATGTTGCTGGAGTTCACGGTAGAACGGATAGCGCCACCAGAGAACGACCACGCGGCAGCTTCACTGCCGCTCGGAATAGATGCTGGAGTCTGATAGAGTTCTGCTCCAGCAGTACGCCACCAAGTGTCAAATACCTCAGTTCCAGTAGGAGCAGCCATCGGTGCGCTGAATCCGTTGTTGTAGAACTTCGGAAAACCACCGTCGAAAGCAACTTTACCTACGTCAGCTTGGTCAACAACTGCAATAAACGGATTGTCGAACTGGTCAGTAGCGAGAATGCGACCTTGCGCAACTACAGGCTGAGCGCTACCGCCGTTCGTACCGTAGTCAACTGTAACTGGTGCACCCTGCGGGCGATCCATGGAAACAGTCCAACATAGGTTCGGATTCTCACCCTCAGCACCTTCACGAACACTTGGAGAGTTGATCGAAATGTTGGGGTCGTCTTCGCCTGGACACGTATGCAGAAAGCTCCACGAAGTCTTACCGCTGCCAGTAACTCGGATCATGATCTTAGTACCGCGAGACGGATCGTACTCGAAATACAACCAATGATCGCCTGTAACAGGACCACCAGTAGTAGCAACGAGGGAGCCGTTCTGATACACGTCCAGCTTGTCTGGAATGTTCCACATCTGATAGCGAATACCGACTTTACCAGCTTTGAACCCCATATAGACATAAGTGTCCGTGATACCCGCACCGCCAGAAGTAACAGGGCTGGTATCATCACACGGGCGTGGATCGTCTTCTGCGCCTTTTTGACCAGGGCAGTTTATCATGTAGTTCCAGCTTGTTCCAGGGTCGCGTGCAGTGATGCGGATGAGAATCAACCCTGATCCACCAGGCACCCAGTTAAACTTCAACGACCCTTCGCCCGCAATGTATGTTCCAGTCGTTTTGATCAGAACACCGTCGCGGAAGATTTCCATCTTGTCAGGTTGATTCCACATTTGGAATCGAACTTGCGCTTCACCTTCAGTCTCACCCATTGCATGGTAAAACTCGTGAACACCTTGACCTCCGGATTTTGCAGAGTAGGTACCGTGACATGGGCGTGGATCGTCTAGTGTACCATCGTCTTCGTCGTCCTTACATTTGATCTGTAGGGTCCAACGAGCGTGATTGACTTTAGTACGAACGCGCACAAACAGCTTGCCATCATTATCGATCGGGGTAAACACGAAAGACAGCTTGCCTTTACCAGAACGTTGACCGCTAGTGGTTGCAACACGCTTACCACGATAGTACACATCGAAGCTGGCTGAACCTGCAGGCACACTCCACGGCAGATTGACTTTGCCGCTGACATTGCCCATGTCAATGTAAAACTCGGTAATGCCTTTTCCTGCACCATTAACCGAATCCGGACACTCGAACGGACAATCCCACGAGCCAGCAGAACGAGTGCCGCAGTCCTTGTCTGGTCGGGCTATTACTGGCTGCTTGGATTCACAAGTATTCAATCCGGGTCGATAGATACAGTCGCCGCGATCGCCTGCGCCATCTCCATCACTGTCTGGAAGATCGTAGCCAGGCGGATAGGGGGCATTAGGAGACCAGCCGCCGGTCCCACCGCCACTACCATCACCAGAACCTAAATCGTCGTTGCTGTAGTCAGGAGAGCTTGGGCCATTTCCACTAAGGCCGCCACCGCTGCCTCCTCCGCCGGCCCCACCGCCACTACCTACTCCACCACTACTACCTCCACCGGTCCCACTGCCACTACCGCCTACACCGCTATCACTACCACCTCCAGTACCCGTACCAGGGCCAGAACCGTTAGCGCCTTTGCCATCTGGAGTGCCGCCGTATTCGTCTTCGGCTTCGCAATCTTCTATTCCCTCTGACAGACAGTTAATGTCTAGCCAGTAATCATTACTCCCGTGACGGGCTTTCATTCCTTGACTTGGCATGATACGCTGCCAATGTGTATTTGCCGGGTTGCGAACGTACCACTCGCTTTGGCAAATATCAATCCAGCGGCTGTTATCGTTGTTTCTAATGCGAAGGCGACTCATCGCTTCACTCCTATTACGGCTTGACCCACAACGCCCCAGGGACTACGAATTGAGCAGACTTCTGAACAGGGTCTTCGCTCTGTATGAAGATGGTGACTATGCCGTCTTCGCCTTTTGGACCTGTTGGGCCAGTGGCACCCTTCTGTCCTGTTGGTCCTGGTATGCCTTGTTCGCCTCGAGGACCTTGACGTCCAGGAGGACCTGCAGGACCTTGACAACCAGTAGCTCCCTTTTCACCATCAACACCATTTAGCCCGTCACGCCCATCGCGACCGGCAGGGCCTGTAGGACCAGGCGGACCAACACCGATCTCACCTTGCGTCATAAAGCCTGTTAGATCAAGCTGAGCGCCGTTACGTAGCATGAGAGTGATAGTGCCTGTGGTCGCATCATATCTACCACCACTAACACCGTAATCGTTTGTATCTTCTGTCTCTGACGAGAGAACTACGTTCGTACCGTCAAATCGAACGTCACTGCCAGCTTTACCTTTAGCTGACAACATACGAACTGGGATTCTTGTTAAACCTGACATAGGTTAATCCTGTGTTTTAAGCAGACTTCATTGCTTCTGGACGAAACTTTTCATAGTCCCGCGCAGCTTGTTTATACTGTTCAAACGTTAAAACAGGTAGCCCATTTTTACGAACGGTATTTAGGGCATTTCGCACTGCGTTTCTGGAACATGCAAAATAATCAGCGGTAGCCTGTTGCGTACAGCCGAGAACTTTGTGATGGTAGAAACAAACTTGCCTGTCCAGGTCGTGTCGAAATATCCAAACCGTATCGGAAACCTCTTTTCTCGCACCTTGCGTGTCCCGTAGATCATTCACATACTTACGAAGCCGATCGTTATACTTATCGATAAGTTTTTGATCGAATTCCGATGCGGACACATCTGGGTACTTTTCACACCTACGTATGCGAAAGAAGGTTTGCTTGGAAATTTTGTATAACTGGCACATCAAGGTAACGTGTATTCTTGGTATGTGTGCATCCAACATTCGAATATTTGCCACTTGTTTTTCGGTCAATACAGAGCGAAAATGATCCGTGCCGCTAGGTGCTGTTTTACGTTTCACAACGTCTCGCATGTTCTGCGCATGGGTACCGTCGTAGAGATGGCTTGGATTACAACATAACTTAACGTCACACTTATGGCAAACCAAGCCTTCAGGTAAACCGTTTATCAGTATGAACGCATACCTATGGGCTTTCGATATACGGGTTCTGAACAGTTGTTTATACACACGACCATATCCATTTTTAAATGTCGTGTGGGTATAAATCCAACATGGTGTTTTTAATGGGCCAGACTGTAGTTTCAACTTCTTCCAAAAGTCTATATCCATATCGAATATAGTTCGGCCAAAGTTACGTTCTTTTTTAGACTTCAAATGCTTAGCTCTAATCATGTGTACGTCTCCTATTTGCGTACACATAAATTAGTATTGTTACTATTAGTTGGCCCATTAGTTCATTGGTACTGTCTCATGGCCATGGGGTCCCCACCGGGGGATCGGTAGGCTCTGTAGTGCCACCACCAGTGCTTCCTGTAGGAGGAGCGACTGCGCCAGGGTTAACCCACAACCAACCACCGCCTACTGCACCCGGATCAGAGGTAGACACGATGATGTTTGCAGTACCTGCTGGGCCTTGTGCACCGGGTCTGCCAGCTGGACCCTGTTCTCCCCTTGGACCTGTTGGGCCGAGAGCACCTTGTGGACCAGTTGGACCGCGCTCTCCGGGTGGACCTTTAGGACCCGGGCATCCTCTTGGACCCTGTTGTCCCATGGCACCATCGCGTCCGTCAGGACCAGTAGAGCCCGGTGCACCTTGTGGACCAGGTGGACCTTCACAACCTTGAGGGCCGGGCGCACCGTCTTTACCGTCTCGTCCATCACGTCCATCTTTACCCGGCAAACCTTGAGGACCGGTAGGACCTTGTGGAATGCTCCCTGGCGTAGGGAAGCCGGATATACGAACGATGTTACCGTTGTACATTGTTAGTGATAGGATACCGAGTTGCCAGTCATAGTAACCGGAGGCAATCTCACTGATATCTGATTCTAATGGTTCGCCTGTTGTTAGGCGTTCGTTATCGACGACGACTTCGGTTTCACTTGGTTGACCAGGCGCGAAGATCATCGAAGTTGGAATGCGAGTTAAACCTGCCATAAGTCAACCTTAGTTGTAATGCTTGACTGTTGCGTTACCACGCCAGTTTGGATCGGTCATGTACGTGTTTGCATTAGGATCGTAAGGCTTGGAGGGCTGCAACCCTGAGTTATATGCGTTCTGACCTGTACGATACAGCACTTCGCCCGTATCCGCGTTGAGAATGCGCAGCGCTACCCAGAACGGAATCTTCGCAGCGTTCGACAGATAACGAACACGCAAGCTGGTCGGTTTCGTAGGTGTCAGACGAATCTTCGCAGTGCCTCCTGGGTAATCTGTCTGTCCTACAATAGAACAGTTGGCAAACAACGAAGACGCTACGCCCCGCGGTGTCGTCAGTTCGATCAGATACGAAGCGTTGGGTGCCAACGTACCGCACATAACGAGACTATCTGGTATGTACTCCACGATCTGGTTAGGACGCGGAAGACTCGAAATACCTTTTGTACCGTTTGGTCCATCATAGTTTGCCCATGTGCTCGACCAAGCGTTGACTGTATTACCGCAAGACTGCTTAACATCACCATGGTTAGTACATAAGTCTACCTTGGCAGTTCCTGTAGGCGGCGGTGGAGGCGGTACGGCAGGTGTGGAAGTAGGTGGAGGAATTGTTGCACCTCCCCATCCTCCAGGTGGAGCAACTGCGTCGATACCGTCATCGTCTAGTCCCATTATGGCTACGCGACGATCATTCATCGCTGCAAGGCCGAACATGACACCAAGGCCGAATTCTTCGCCTTGTGCGCCTTCACTGCCTTGCTTATCATCACCACAAGAAGGTCCAGTCAGACCACGTGAGCCTTCGAAACCGGGACGACCTTGAGGACCCATAACACCACGATCGCCCGTAGAACCTTCGCAACCTTCGGGACCTTCGATGCCTATAACTCCGGGGTTACCTTCTCGACCAGAAGTACCCATGCTACCAACCGGACCTTGTGGTCCAGCGCACCCGGGATTACCGTCTTTGCCGTCACGTCCATCAAAGCCGTCTTTGCCGTCACGCCCAGGAAGACCGCGTGGACCTGTAGCGCCTATGCCGAAGTCATCTTGACGCATGAATCCGGGTAAGCGCAGTTCTTCTTTGTTTGTACGCACCAGCACTAGGTCGCCGGTGTCTCTGTCATAAGCCCATTCTGCTATGAGCCTATCGTTTAGATTCTGGCGATCACGAAAATCTAACCCATTTTCTTCGGGCTTGCGATACGCCTCTTTTCCATCATTGCCGAACGTTTCAAACTGGTTGAGCAGCGGCTCGGTAAGATCGTTTCCAGTGATGAGAAGCTGAATTTCCTTGGAGTTCAGTTGCTTCTTGTTGGTAATCACCGGTGCGCCAATCGGCACTCTTGACTGATCTCCGTAGACTGCTCTCTCCAGCAAGGGAGAGTCGGACACACCGTTTACGCTCATGGGATACCTTTAAGAGTCTGGTCTAAACTTTCAAGTGCCGCGTCTACGTCTTCCGGCGATTGGGCTTTACGCACCAGATCACTGTACACATATGCGACGCGACGCAACTCGTTCTGACGGCTCACAAAGTACGCGAATAGGGATTTTGCTTCAACCGCATCCAATATGTTGCCGTTAGCACTGTCGAAGAAACTGGTCTCTGCTATTACACAATCCCGCAGATCAGCTAGCTGGTCTTCACCTGCGCGATAATTGCTGACAGTCAGCTCCACTAGATGAAGTGCTTTTCTCTTATAGGAAATAAGTGAAACGCTGATATGAAGGGTGCTGTCGACTATGGAAATGTCCAGGCAGTCCGCGTTGTCTTGCAGTAGATTGAACGTTTCTTCCGTTATCTGGTAGGCATCCTGAGGCAAAGCAGTTGCCTTACCCCAGGTCTTATCTGCCCTAACGTAAAAGATTTCAGGCTGGTCTGTCATCGCTTAATCTTCGGAGTTCCGATGATGTTGACGTTCAGGCTTAGCAGCGATCCGTACTGCGAAATGTTGGCATTCTGCACACGCATCTTGACCACAACGTCGATATAACCGGCGGCATGGTTGTCTGCAATCACATCGTATACCTGACTCATCGAAGCGTTACTGTAGGCACGTTCGTTCTTATCGCCGGCAAGCGAACTGAATCCTGCAACATTGGTACCAGCGATCTGACGGCCGTAGTCAGGTTCACGCGACTTGCTAGAGCGGAAGCCTACAACGAACTCCATAATCTCCAGACCTTCGAGCGACTGGAATCCAGGACCCAACACTGCGCCGAAATCAGCGTACACCTGAACCATCACGTCTTGCGACAGGTTGATACGGTGTGTGAACAGAATCTCACTGGAATCGCGGGATACGCGAGTGTCCGAGAACTTGAAGTTCAGTTTCTCGTCTGTGAGTTGTTCGCTGATCGTAGACTCGATACGGTAGAACGGATGTTCGCCAGTAATGCGTATGCCGGGACCTTGTTCCAGATGAACACCTGGGATAGGCAAGCTGATCGGCTTCGCGTTATGACGCAACAGCTTCAAGCTACGTCCGGTCAACACGGCATCAGTAACTACACCAGACAGGTTCGTAGTGGAACTGCCTTGGGATATCACGTTGTCGTAGATGGTGATTTCGACTTCAAGACCTTTGCGGATGGGTCCCGCAAGAATGATCTTGTTGTCTACCATCGTGTACAGGTTGCCGTGAATATGGGAACCGCTCTGGCTGATTTCCACTTGTTCGATAGACTGCGGCGTAACTGGCAGTTCAAGGAACAACGTATCGTCGCTTGTTGTCGTGGTCGCGGTAGTGATTACCGTGCTGTAGCCTTCGTAGTCCTCGACTCGGAAACTGCGCAGTTCAACGTCGATCCCTTCTGGTATCGGAGACACGAACGTCAGGGTTTGAGTCGCTTCATCGTAGGTATACGTGGTAAGACTCTGGCGAGTACCGCGTATATACGCCTTGATGTAGTTGGCGTTCTCTACCTTCTGACTCAACTTGAACGACTGACGCTGACCATCACCGACGAAGTAGTCCGTCTTGATAATCAACCGGCTTCCGTTTGACGGTATGCGAGTGAACATCCGAAGATCAACAGGAATATCCGGGCTGATCTTCTCCACGAACTCGATTTCGTTACCTTGCATATCGAATGCGCTTCGATGCTGCTGTACGCCACCTAGAGCAGGTTGAATGTAGTTGACGTTCTCGATGTTCAGCGCACCGAACGTAAACCGCGCATCGTCGCCAGTGCCCGTGAAGTTCACACTCGACATAACGAGCTTACTGGGTGCTTGGTAGAGCGTACTGACGTTACCGCCACCGCCTTTCGGAGGGGCCCACTGCGGACACTCACCGAAGCCGCGAGTCAGTACCCAGTCACTAGGAACGCCTTTCGGATTAGGTGGATACGGGCATGCACCGCCGATAGCACCAGCACCAGAACTCAGTCGCCACAGAGCGATAGTAGACTGCGCATCGAGTCCACTAATGGGCTTGCTGTCTGCTTCAACCAACTTGTTGTTGGTAAAACGGAAGCGACGTGTGCGACCCATGCCGTTACCTGAAACGATGTGCCCGATGAGCAGTTCGTTTTCTTCAAGCTCCAGTCCATCGACCGTCACTGTGGTCGAAGTGGCAGCAGTGGGCTTACCGAAGTAGATTCGAGTGTGATTACTGAATGCCCACTGAAAGCTGCCAGCTCCGTATCGCATTGCTAGAACAGGCGAGGTGGAACCGTCGCCATTCTGCTGTCCGTCCAGTACCGTCACAGCGTTGAACGAACTCTCACTCGGTGCTTGCAACTGGTGCAAGAACGGAGTCATCGGTATCGAGGAGTAATCCCCGAATGTGACATTGATTGTGGTCAAGTCACAACGGTTCGTAACCAGCAGACAGTTGAATCGAGTAGTCTCGCCTTTGATCAGGATGAGCGGTGCTTTGAATACCGCGCGACCAAGATTAACGTGGTTACTCAGGTACACGGCGATTTCCTTAATCTCCGTGTCTTCTACAACCTGATAGCCAGGTACTTCAAACACGAAGCGCGCCGTATTTTTGTTCAAAACTTCAACATGGTGAATGCTGCCCTCGAACAGAGTCTGTCCGAGGATATCAGTCATATCGCGCTTCTGTGGGCTGCTGGCCGAATCGCCGATCTTGAAGAACGTGGCGTCTACCAGTTGTCCACCAGCCGATGCGTTGTTGATTGCCTTAAGGCCAACGTCGGATAGTTCAAGGACTTCTGCTGCCATGAGTTACACTCCATCTTCCGGGATTGGCGTAGTCACACGACAACCTGTGCAGTAGTAAACTTGACCCTGTGGGATGATCCCAGTACCCATACTACCGCGACACTTCGGGCACACGCCTTCGTTGGAGTTGTCAACAGAGGCTACGGCAACTTCTTGGCCATCAGCGGAAGCTACTACTTGTTGCGGCTTCTCATCCTGTGCGAATGGGTTTACTACTGTACGGCCGCTTGGCATCTTGATGTTCATTGTGTTTCCTTAATGTCCGAATGTCACTTCGTAAGTATAGGTACCGATCCCGTCAAAGTCCGTACGATACAGATACCACGTGGAAGAAATACCGAGTTCATTGGTACGCTGAATAGCGATCGGCCCCATTTGATCACCGACTGAACCGTCATCAGGCCAGGACGCGCCATCCCATCCGCCGATAAACTGCGATGCAGTATCGATGAACTCGGCGAGACCCAAACTGGCAGGGTAGCAGAAGTACATATACTGACCTGAGCCGGCAGTCAAGGTGAATCGCTGACCAGAAGCTACCGTAGGAAGCTCTTTGTCTAAGTAGTCTGCGATTTCGGGATCGTTACGAACTCCGATTGGCCCAACACCGAATATAGGTCGCGCGTTGCGGATGACGTTGATTTCCTTGGTCGCTTCTACCTTCTCAAATCCTTCTTGGTACATGGCCTTCAAGATAAAGGTAAACGAGCTGGATGCGTCTACAACATACACTTGACCGCTACCGTTAACAGCGACACGACCGTCAGGGTTCACGATGCTCCACTCAGCAGCTACGGTCAATCCCTTACCAGGCTCTACTACCTCACCTGTCTTGAACAGTTCGGCAGTGTACAGAGTCTGCTGATCGCCGATAACCGCGTCAGGTCCGATGATGAGCAATTCCTTAAGTACGTCGGCTTGTCCCAGGATGTTGACTAGGAAGCTATCGACTACCGTGTACGTACCGCAAGTGTAGGTGGAAGTCACGGTAACAACTGCGCTCCGACCATTCACTGACCACAAGAAGCCGGCGTTATCGATAACGGCAACATCAGGCCCAACGTCAATCGACCAGTCACTACTAACGGCAAGCTCTGCCGGGCACTCCTCGAACAGGATCATGTGCGAGTAACTACCGCGCTGATCGCTGTAGAATGCAGCGGGTCCGATGATACGACTGGAGATAGGCTTATCTGGAGAGTTCTCTATCTTGGGTTTAACCGTGATTTCAAACTCGGCAATCTCCTTGAAGTATCGGGCGATTGCAACGACCTTGGTGTCTTCGTAAACGGTACGTCCTTGCAATACACCAGGACTCACGATATCTGCCATGGCTTCTGGGTCGTTCAACGGGTCAGACGAAGATACAGACCATAGCGGACTCACTGTCTCAATCTTACCGTCGCTGTACACTGCGGTTCCGGTCAGATAGATGCGCTCACCCTCAAACACCTCGTTAGGTCCACTTACCAGAAGACCTTGAATGATGCGCGTCTTCGGAACGAGAACCAGCGGTTTGGTTTGCGTTAGAACTCGACCAGCTACGCGATACACTGCGGAGACTTCAATGATACCGTCTTCTGGATCACTGAACGAGAGCAGGCCGTTAGCATCGATAGAAACCCAACTCGGATTACCACGGATAGACCACTCAGGTGCGATTTCAATGTCGCGTCCGTTAGAGTAGTGAGCATACGCAGTAAACTTACCGCTTGCACCTTCACGTAGATCATCAGGGCCTGTGATGAGCAGGTTGTCCAGAGTGACGGGCGTATTGATTGCGGTGACTTGCTTGATCGCCAAACGACCATCAACACGCGAGCGAACGGTTAGCTGAATAGGTGTAGCACCTACAGAACCGACCTCCAACTCACCGCGATCATTGATGTAGTAGCGATCCGAACTCCACTCCGCTTCGATAACCCCTGTACTGCCGTCACTGAATCGAGCTACTGTCTGGAACTGATTCTTGGTCAATTCAATCACAGTGTTAGGCCCAAGGATTTCAGTGTGAGTCACTGTTATCTCACGGCGACGGAACTTAACCGGAAGTTCAGCGGTTAGCGTTACATTGCGATTTTGGTGTGTTGCCTTCAGTTTGAGGTTCAGGTCTGACTCTGTGGTGCTGCTGAACAACTCGCCGCTTGGGGTTATGTACACACCAGCGCAGCCAGAGTTCCAAACAGCGAGCACACCCTCGGAGGTACCATTTGAGTAATGAGCGATGCAGTGGTATTGCTTCTGCTCGTTCTCGTAGAACTCACTAGGTCCAGTAATCTCAAGGTGAACCAGATGCACTTCTGGATCAACATAGAGCGCTTCGATACGTCGCGTGGCTTTCAGCACTTGACCGTCAGGCAAGGCAAGCTCTGCACGAAGATACACTGGGCTGTCTTCGTTGATCTGGTATATGTGCAGGAGATTTCCTTCCATATAACCGTAAACACTGACGGTGCTAATGGGGACGTCCGCTACTTCTTCGCCAGAGTCAGTGTGTGCAATCACTTGATACGCTTCGGACTCCATAGCACGAACAGAGCTTGGACCGACAATCTCAATGCTGCGAACGTTGCTGGTGTTGTTTTTTACCAGCACTGCTTTCGACACGCTGCGGCCTTGGTATTCGGCGTAGATGAGCATCGAGGTATCCAACCCGACGTTGCCGAACGAAGCGAAGCCGTCAGTCCAATCAACCAAACCAGTGCGGTTACTAGACCAGTTGCCTTTTACTTGGACTGTCTGGGTCACGTAGGTGTCTGTACTGCCAGTCGTTACCGTGTCGTGCTCGTCCACCCCAGGATTGTCGAACTTGATTTCATACTCAACCTCACCAAGACCGGAGAAGTCTGTACGATACAAATACCAGTCTGAGGTTGTGTCTCCGATAGTGCGAGAGACTACAATCGGACCGTACTGATCACCCACATCAAATTCAGGCCAGGACGCACCATCCCATCCACCTTCGATACCGAGGCTTGTGTCGGTGAAAGTGGCGAGACCCATGGACTTTGGGTAGCACAGATAACCGTACTGATTATCTGGAACGGTCAGCTTTACAATCTGATCGTAGTTGCTCAGTTCCGTGAACGTCTTGAGTTCCGCCTCATTTGCAGCAAATCCCGCCACACCCAACAGAGGGCGACGCGGGAACACGTCTACGGTAGAACCTGACCCATTCTCTAGGGTCACGTACAGTTCGTACTCATGGATGCTGGACTCGTAGACTTGACCAGGACCTATGATCTTCATGTCGGTTACTTTCAGATCGCCGATACCCACGTCGATATACCGTTTAGGTTGCTTGATGATGCGACCCGTAATGAACAGTGGTATCTCGATATCCACGTTGAAGTGGAACCGCTCGACAACAACGTTCCAAGGGGCGAACTCGTAGAACGCCTCCAAGAAGCGATCTTTGATGGTCTTGTTTCTAGGCAACAGCAGCGAGTAGTCGGAGGCAAGCATCTGCATACCGAGTTCGACGTGCGTTGTCTTATACCACTCACCACCATCTACTTGGAGTGGACCATACGGTTGAGTGTAGAAATTGGCGTAGTCTTCCGTATACAAGGTCGTTGCGTCGATGCTTCGTCCGTATATGAAAGACATTGTGCGGGCATAGTCGTTCGTACCAGAGCGCTCAGCGTACAACGTCAACATCGGGATCGACTGTGCCAGAACGTTTAGGTTATGGCGCACGAAGTCAGTAGGTAAGTCAAACCCGATCTGCTTCAACGTCTGCATGATGACGTAGCTGTCACTCTGCGCAGTTATATCCCGAATCTTTTCGAGCTGGTAGATCGGGTAACGAATACGGTCATCCAAGACCTGGGCGTATACTTCCATGAAATCGGCGAACCACGGCTGAGCGTAGAAAATCTCAGGCTGTAGTCCTTCGAAGTTTGTCTTTTCCATTAGTAGGCTCCAGTGGTGCCTTGCTTACGTTCCGAGTAGACGATTTGAACATCAGGGGTACCGTCAAGTACGACATACTGCGTACGGTCTGACGGTATAATCTCCTCTGTGGGAGACTTCACCTCAATGTAATCGACACCACCTACACGACAGGCTTTTTCGATATCGGACTTGGAGAGACGACGTCCGAGTATTCCAGGCTTACGCTGAAACAACTTCAGGATACGCTCAGTCACTACGATACGCATTTCCTCAACATCAACATCCTTATCGACGGCAAGCAGAACGCGCACAGGTACGAAAGATTTCGTTGGGTTCCACGACTGAAACTGAGCAAGACCATGACACCGATCTTCCAACCAACGCAAGAACTGCTCCCACGCTGCGGAACGTGGGTTCGGGTTTGCACCGCCCCAGGTATCAGTCGTTTCTGGAAGAATGCAAACACGCATTACGTTTTGCCACTTTGGATCGTTCGGTGCAATGTCTCGCTGGGTAAACAACGCAACGTCCGCAACTCCAGGGTAGTTCATAATGTGGGCGCGAACTTCGGTTGCACTGATTGCTTTACGATTGCTACGGAACATAGTCGGTGCAAACAGCTTGTAATACATTGCAGACTTTTGGTCGCTGCCGCCAGTGATGTTGGACGTGGTGAAGCCGCTTATTTCTGGCTGCGCAGTCATGCGAACGCGCTCACCGCTGATGCCTACAACAGAAGCACCCTTGGTTACAGCGTAGCGAACTTTCAATACGGAGTTACCCGGGATGCGAGCACCGTACTCACCTGTGCCAAACATGAAAGCAACGTCGCCGTTACCTGCTGTGAACTCGTAGTAGTTGCGATCGGTAGGTCCGAGTTCAAACAGAGCTTTGTCCGTAGGTTCCCACACGATTGCTTCGCCAGTTACCTTGTCTTCTACCCAAACGAGAAGATCGGTCTCTGACACGACGAAACCCGGCATGTCCAGCTTGAACGTTTGCAGTGCGGTAGGATCGAGGGTGTCGATATCGAATTCGGAGGTGCGTATCTCACCTTGATACAGGTACACGTCTTCGATCACTTGACCCGGCGGAACCATCAACTGCTCACGATTGAAAAACTTGTCGCTGCCGACGAAGAACTCCGTATATGCAGGGATAAATTTCACGGTCTGCAGGTTGTTCTGCAGGAAGCACGCAGTACCTGGGCAGGTCTTACGCGAGATTTTGATACCGAGGGAACGTGTGCCTTCGAAGATCGAACTATCACGGCGAGCCACACTCAAGAACGCTTCCCGCAAGCTGACGTTGATGTAGTGTTGATTTACAGTGGTAGCACCTGAGGCAATATCCAGAATAGTTGAGCCGACGTTCGTAGGCAGCAGGTCTTTCCATGTGCCCTTCTCGGATAGCCGTCTAGCCAGCTCGTTGTATATGTCTTGTTGGTCAACGACGACCTTGCTGATTGGGAGAGTAGACATGGTAATTCCTAAGCTGCCTGTCGATTAAGGCCGAACTGAAACTGGAATGGCTGATCGCCAATCTCTACGGCAGTGTATATGATTTCGCAAGCGTAGACCTGATTAGCGTAGTTCGGTATGACGCGAACGCTTTGGATCACTACTCGCAATTCGTTGTTCCTACTTAGGAGAGACTGAATCTCCGCGCGAATACGTGCGGCAGTCATATCATCCATCGGCTCAAACAGATACTTCGGAATGTTTGATCCGTAACGCACCCGGAACCACTTTGAACGAATTGGCGTGGTGATGATCAGGAAGATGTTCTGGTTGATCGACTCGTAGTCGTACACCAGCTCCTTGTTGGAGAATCTTCCGACGTACAGGTTCACGTCAGAGTAAAGGGGAGAATCGCGCATGTCCGCCATGTCAGTTTCCAGAGTAGGTCGTCATTGATCCGCCAGAAGAAGTGTCACCGCACCCAAGCGGATCACCTGCTCGATGCGTGGCTAGCTGATCAGTGTAAGTGATGCGGGCGCCGACTGTAACCATAGGCACGTGACAGCCTTGATTCGGGCAGCAGTGCGGCACGTAACGATCACTGACACGTACCTCAGCTATCTGGTCTGTATGTACGGTCATAGATGCAGACGCTGGAATGGTAGAAGGAAAACAACCGTGACCCGTACTAGCGTCTACACCCAAACGAATGTTGCGCTGACCCTTCAAGTTCAAAACTAGATCGAGACTGCTCATTTTCGGTCTCCAAAACTATATGCACATAAATTATCGACTGAGTGGTCCGGGATACTGTAAACGTATGGTGTAAGCCACAACCAAACAAAGGAAAACTGTATGTATTACGGCCACAACGAGGCAGGGTATCTTGGTGCATTGGATTACATCATGCGCAACGGTACCGTCAAGACGGATCGAACAGGTACAGGCACCCGCTCCGTATTCGGACAGATCAATCTTGAGTTCGATCTTATGGACGACGGCGGTGCGCCTATTCTGCCTCTGCTGACGACCAAGAAGATATTCCATCGTTCGTTCATTCACGAACTGATTTGGATGCTCAGCGGCAGTAGCGATGTGGCTTACTTGAAGGCCAACAATGTAAGTATCTGGGATAGCTGGGTAATTCCAAGCACCGCAAAGTATCGCATGTTGGAGTGGGGTGAGCGTATTCGCAAAATGACCCCAGGTCAACTGGAAAAGTTTAGCGAAATCAAGCAGTATCTGACGGACGAAGGCTTCAATGAGTCGGAGATTCTCAACCGTCTGGAAATGTCTCTGAACAACTGGAGTATTCCAGAAGAAGAACTGGTAAGCGGTGACCTTGGCCCGGTGTATGGTGCACAGTGGCGACGCACAGAGGACATACGTGAGATTCACCCATCCGAAATCTACAACGAAGGCGCATGGGAAAAGTACGGCAAGCGCGGCTTCGTTCATGCAGGCCAACTAGATAACGGTAACCTGATCATCAAGCGGGAGATTGACCAGATCGCAGAGCTGGAAGATCAGATTCGTAACAAGCAGGACAGCCGACGTATCATCCTGTCCGCGTGGAACGTAGCTCGCATCGATGAGATGGCATTGCCGCCTTGCCACACGCTTGCTCAGTGGGCTGTCGAAGACGGTATGTTGCACTGCAAGCTCTATCAGCGCTCGGGAGATTTTTTCATCGGCGTACCCTTCAATTTCGGCTTCTATGCGCTGATGACCCACATGCTTGCACAACTGCACGGTCTGCGTGCAGGCAAGCTGTTCCATACGTTCGGTGACGCACACATCTACAGCAACCACGAAGACCAAGTGCGCGAACAACTGAGCCGAGAGGAACTCGAAGAAGGGCAAGCGTTCTTGCAACTCAACACCATGAACGGTGATAAGTCGTATGAGTCGATCACAGAGTTCAAGTTTGAGGACATCCAAATCCTCGGATACCAGAGCCACGACGCTATCAAAGCAGCAGTTGCGGTTTAAGGAGATAATGATGGCAGAGAAAGTGTTTGCCGTTAACCACGACAGAAGGGAAATCATGGCAGTAGGTCATGAGTCGTGGGGAGGCACTGCCGAGCAGAGTATCAAAGAGCGATTGGAATTGTTTTCGCCGAGACATTCTGCGGGTAGAGACCAGTTCATGTACTTAATGGAACAATTCGACACACAAGACCTAGAAGTGCAGAGCAAGGTAACAGAACTCGGTTACACACAAGTTACCGGTTACTGGGACGCAAGATAAAAGAAAAGGCCACATGCCCGAAAGAGCAGTGGCCTTTTTTAGGTCTCTGGTCAGCACTTACAGTTGCGCAGCTTGTCTAACCAAGCGCGACTTTGGAGAACATAACCAGCACCGCTAGGATCAACGAAAAGCCGTTGATCTGCTCGGGCTTCCGCTATCTCTTGGGCTGTACATGCGTTGGCTGAAATGACCACAGCGCTCTCTTTGGCGCAACGTATCATTAGCTCAGCTATCGAGCGTATAGCACCACCGTAAACGGGAGCATTAGGCAACGAACCTGCGTAGCAATTACAAGGCAGGCACTCGCAGTGAATGCACCGTTGCGTGTACTTAGCAGCGAGCGATGCTTTAGGGCAAGGCGTCTGCGATTCATTAGCGCGAAGATAACATGGCACAGGATTGCCACACGCGCACGGTATTGTCTCGGCCATACGGCCTCCTAGTAGGGATCGCCCTTCTCAAGCCTGCTTTTCCAGTTTACATGGGAAACGTAGGTATTCTCAGGTGTAGCGTCTCTCGGCCCAAGAGACTGCTGCACTCCATCTTTCTCCTCACGTAGCTTCGACTTGAGCATGTTCTTGATCTTTGCTTTAGGCAAACGAACGTGCGGTTCCTCGATGATCGTGGCGCGCTCACCGTGGTGACCTGGTCTAGCGTCGTGAAGTCTGATCTTGATCTTAGACATTGGAGAAGTTTACGGTATAAGTGGTTGCAGCAGCACCAGGCCAATCAGTGCGATACATATACCACTCTGCGCCTTCATACGTGATGGTAACTGGGCCGTATTCGTCACCCATATCATCCAGAGGCCAGGACGCGCCATCCCAACCACCAGTAAAGCCGCCGTTCGCTTTGAACGATACGGTGCCATACTCCACTGGCGACATAAAGTAGCTGTAGATATTGTCACCAGTGTTCGGCAAGCTAAAGGTAGCATTAGGTTCAACTGCCTCAAGCTGCGAACCCATGACGATATCGAAGTTCAGTTTATTGTCACGAATGCTGGTATCGTATGTGTCGAGGCGACCGATACCATAGCGAGGCATAGGCGCTTCGGGCACAGGTGGCCTCGGAGGCTTCGCTCGAAATGGTGTTGCACACGTCATGCTCATAAGGGCGGTGACTCCACTTGTACGTTCATGCGATCAGTCTCAACCACACGAACGTATTGTTTTGGTATTTTGACCTTGATCTTCACAAACTTCTTTTTCTTTTTACGAACAGCCATAATCAGTCCAGATCGCCGATGCGCTCGTTGGTCAGATAGATCAGCTTGGGATCGTAGTTCAGATACTTGTTCAGCTTCTCCATGCGAACCTTCATTTCCGCGTCTACTTCAACCTCATCAGACAGCGTTATGTGCGGTGCGTATGGAATGAATGTGGCTTCTGCGCCGCGTCGGCTGTAATCACCGTGCATAAACAGCAGTGCTTCGCTTGCCAGCTTCAACACGATGTAGGTTTTGCCGTTGTGTCCAACCCAACTATCGACGCTTGTGATGACAGCAGTAACCTGTCGCTCAGGATCAGGTGTAGGCAACTCACCTGCTGGTTTCTTACTGTAGATCACAGTTGTATGAAGTGCCTCGCGTACAGGTGTGATGCCTAGCTCCTCAGCGAGCTTCATAACATCATCCAGCATATCGTCACGAGGTACCATTGAAACGTACAGACCGTTGTTACCTGTGTACGGGATCATTTCCAGCTTATTGGCAGCCTCAGCCTTGAACGACAGTGTTATCTGCATAACCATTTCCTTAGAAGCCAGCAACGTCCCAGATGACGTCCGATTGGGCTACAATGTAAGCGGGGTCCATAACCACGCTCGTTTCAAACCCTACGAGGTTTTCGCATTGACGATATGCGAGGCGACCATCCGGCAACTGATACGTTGGACGACGTGGGCGCGTATGCTGACACGGCATACCAATGCCTTTACCTACGCGAGCATTGCAGATAGGGCAGGTGTACGATGAATAGTACATACCCATCGAGTAAGTGCTGACTTCACGCTTGAGAATCTTGTTCACAAGGAACGCATCTTTGGTGCGGTCGAAGGCGAGCAGTTTGACCAGCTTTGCGAACTTTGGGAAACGAGGCAGCGGGCGCAGATATGTATCGAGAATGACACCCTTTGCCTTTGTAATGTCCTTGTTATCGTGCTCAACGTGAGTGGGTTTCCCTACCCAAGTACGAAACGCCATCTGACCGAACTCGGGATTGAACTTGGTCAACTCTGCAAACGATGCAGAGTCGCCGTTAGTGTTCGGAATCGATGTGATGATGCTCGGTACAGGCACTACGATGTAGTCACGTATATCACCGCTGATTCGGTAATGCTCTGCTGCTTTTGGCAACCAAATGTGAGCGTCCAGTACGCGAGCGTCACCACCAGCTTGTTCTTGTGTTAGGCGAACAGCACCGTTCTTCCGTTCTGCTTTGTGCATCTCTACGGGAACCTGCCCGATGGAGAAGCTAGTGGATACCATGCGAGTCATTCTGAACCTCTATGGACTACTTGTTTGATCCATGAACGAGCTTCGCGCATTGTCATGGGTTGCGGGTTTACCAGAGTCGGTTGGCCATTGCTCAGTACAACGTGCGGCCGTGTCTTTTCTTCCTCGTCATCGTGATGCGGGAAGTCGAACGGATCGAACGCATTCGGGTACAGCTTGGCTTTCCAGATACGCAGGGAATGACTACGATCACTCGATATGTCATCCTGCGCACTGATGGTTGCTATACGGCGACTGCCCAACAGAACGTCCCAGTTCTTACGTTGAGCTATGGGCAGCTTCGCCTCATCTTTCAATGTTTTGTAGCTGATACGTTCCATTCGAGTCACCTTGTTACGAAGGCAAAGTGATAGAGTTGGTGCTGCTCGAACATTCCGAGAGCAACGATGGTCTTCTTACGGTCACGACAATAGAAGTGATGGCTCTTGTCGATATCGTCCGAATACCTTTCATGTTCGATCAGCACGCCGGCTTTCTGTAGCGCTTGTTCAGTAGCGTCGGCCAGTGTTTCCATGTCGGAAAAAGTCTTGCCGAAGAAGTTTTTTCCAGGGCGACCAGATGGTCTACCTTGAACAAGAGGTAACACTGCGGAGTAGACGATGTTGAACACGTCAACGTCAGGACGAGCAGCAGACAACGCAGTAAACATTTCGGTGGACTGACCTTTAAGATCGTCCACGTCCATGTTGCGCATGTAGCTAATGGTCTGCGTGATGATTTCGTCTACGGTGTCGCTGTCTTCGTCGGTCAGACCGTTAGCTGCACTCAAGCTAGGCATATCAGACCAAAGTTCGAGAATACCTCGACCGATGATCATACCAAGGGGACCCGCACCCATGGCAAGCATACCGATGCCGGCACCAATGATAGCTGTCTTGACCACCAGGTTCAACAACGAATGGCCGTCGCGTTGCTTCTTGGAGTCCTTGTGTGCACGGTCACGCTTCTTCTTGCTCTTGGACTTCTTACGATCACCGGCCCGTGATTTGCGTATCTCGTCGTATTCGATTTCACGCATATCGCCGACAGTTACAGGATCGCCGTCGTCGTAATACTCTTTCTCGCCGTTCTCGTTTATGTATGGCTTGTCATCACCTCGGCGAGGCTTAAACTTGCCACCATCCTTCTCAAACTCTTTGAGGCGCTCTTTGGAGAACGAGGGCTTTTCTGGAGCTTCCTCTATTTCCTCAAACTCACCCTCTAGGATATCGTCGTCTTCGTTATCGACAACGGCAGGTGCATTCGGGATTTCCTCAAATTCACCCTCGATGATATCCTCATCGTCTTCCTGCGACTTGTCCTCTAGAAGGCCGCCGTGCATCATATCGCGCACAGCAGCAAAACCGCGTTGAGAAAGCTCAGGCTTATCGCGCAACTGATGTTCAACCAGATCACGAATTTCGTGGCGGTTGTTCTCAATGTTGGCAGCACCCTGATGCAGGTGCTCAGGCTTGATCAAAGCTAGGGCCTTAACGCTCTCGCGGTTGATAACGCCAGCACCGTCGTCGTGAATGACGTTGCGCTGGGTATCTACTTTGGACATTAGCTCCTTGCGGCGCTCTTGGGCTTCTTTCTTGGATTCTCGTCCGTCAATCGTGACGTCCTTTTTACCCTTCTTACCGCCCTTCTTGAATCGCATCTTGTGCGAGTTCTTCGCGTACTTGGCATCGTAACGCTCGCGATCCTTATCACTAAGGGCATCGTATTCGTTACGAGTCAAGCGTCGTATCTTATCCTTCTTCTTGCCTTTCTTCTTACCCTTTTTCTTTTTCTCAGGAGCCGCTTCGGGTGTCTCCTTGTTACCCTTCAACAGGAAGCGGTGACTGCTTTTCTTGTATTCGTCCAAGTAGGCAGTCTGCTCTTTAGAGGAAAGCTTGAGGAACTTTTCCTTAGAGAGGCGAGGGAACTTCCTGGCTAGCGATAGACTTACTAACATCTTGCAGCCCCAATATCTTTGCAATGTCTTGCGCCAGAGTACCATCGATGCTCTTAGCGTTCATCATCGCCAGTTGAATGTTTTGTTGTGCTTGTCGTTTGTTTCCGAGATTCTCGTAGCAAGCTGCAAGCATGTGGTACGGCCAGTGCTGATAGAGTTCGTCACGGCGAATCATCGGTACGTTCGGCGGAGACTCCACACGCAACGCAGAACGGATAGCACCGATCGCACACTCATATTCACCACAGATGAAGTACAGATATGCAAGGTCACAGAAGGGTTCGCGTGCGTCGTTCTGCTCAGCACATGCCCGATATAACCATGCTTCGGCTTCGTCTGTGGAGTTCTCAAGCGAGTCGCCCATAGAGTAATAACACTGGCTGATATACCGTGCGGACTCACTACGGAACGGCCCGTGAACTTCAACCTCCAAGTGACGCTTCAACCACATGATGGCATCGAAGTAGCGGCCTTGGTACATATACTCGCGACCGAGATACTGAACGCAGCGGGCATCCGTTGGATTCTCCTGAACTGCGGTTTCCAGCAAGTCCAAGTACGAACCACGCGACTTGTCGTTATCTGGTTCATGGAAAACATCGATCGGAAGCTCAGAGAACGAGTAGTCGGGTTCGTGGCACATCAACAACTCATGGACAGGATACTTCCAGTAGAAGTCCTTTCGAGTGTGAATGGCTTCTCGCGTATACGACACTAGCGGCTGACGGTTTGCATCGAATGTGAACACCAGGCGCACGCCGTACATCATCTGGTTCGAGGCATCGATCAGTTCTCTGATCTTACCAATAGAACCTTCAGGCATGGTCTCATCGAGGTCCATAAACATGCAGTAGTCCATCTCAGGACTCACTAGGTTCAAGGCGGTGTTCCGTGCAGTGTCGAAGCGAAACGGCACTAACTCGGTTGAAATTACACGAGCGCCAAGTTCAGCAAGACGCTCGGCAGTACCGTCAGTGGACCCAGTGTCGAGAACAACCACTTCGTCTGCGTCTTTAACGCACTCATACCAACGGTCAACGTGCTTGATTTCGTTCTTTGCGATGGCGTATACAGCAAGTTTCATTCTATGGTCCTTGGTTAGACTTCCATGATTACTTCAGGTTGACGCGAGCAAGTCCGAGTTTCGGTATGTCCTTACCGTGAAACTCTAGTGGTTGTAGCGCAGGGTAATGCGCGTCAAACTCGTCCAAGTGCTTGCTCAATTCGATCAGATCACGAATGCGGTACGCGCAGTAGATTTCGTAATCCAGAGTTGTTGTGGCGTTCTGTGCAAACGCAGCTCGGTACACACCATCGATGAAGCTGCCGCCTCCTGTGTCCGAGAGTATAGCCGTCTCATTGTGTGATGCAATCAACGAGTGCATGATTTCGTACATGCCGGGGTTACCGACAAGAACCATGTAGTCGTTCATGTGTTGTGCACCACGAGACTGGATGAACTGGGCAGATCGCGTGTGGCAATGCGATGTGGTTACGTTCTTCCCTGTACCTAAATAACCATCGGGATGACCTGCAATTGACTTACACACTATATGGATGAAAGCGTGCAGTTTGCGTTGGCCTCGCGTATTGGTTGGCAGTCTCATTTTAGTACCCATTTGCGACCGGAGCCCTTTTTGTACTTATGCTTAACAGCAGACCAGGCAACCTTGCGTGCAGCATCCTCAGTTCCATATTCCTTTAGTGCGTTATTGAACGCTGCCACGTAGATTTCTTGGGCATGTTTCGGGAGTATTTCTTGAAGGTTCTGATGGAGGTCTTCGGGTCCACTGTATGGCATTGTTACGTCCTCAATCGTACAAGGAACGGAATGGCTTCACACGCTTTGGTTTGAGCGGCTTTCCGTGCTCTTTGAGATATTCCTCAATCTCATCCAACGATGTTTTGTGGTTATTAGCTGTTTTCTCGCTAATGGCACCAACGATGTTGTACTGAGAGCTTTCGAGCTTGATACCCTTGGCTGACCTTGACCAATGGATGTTCTTCATTTCCTTTGCAGTCAAGGTACCCAACGACAGGACACTGCCTACAGCCTTCCGTATCGACTTTGTGTCAGCAGTAGCTTTTGATGCAGCGCTACCCATACCAGACTTAGGAACTACTTTGGACTTAGATGATCCCATATTACCGCTGGGCTTAGCCTTGTTCTCGGTAGCTTTCTTGTTCGCAGCTCTCTGACCGCGCTTCAACTCGGCAATCATAACGCGCAGACGCGCACGCTCAGAACGAAGACGCGATTTCTTCGACGGAGGCATATCGTGCTTCAACTGCTCGGTGATTTCGGCATAAGACGCTTGCATCTTAGCCAGAGTGTTGCCGGTCTTCTTGTCGGAAGCCGGTACGATGCGGATTTTCGGCTGTGGCTTGGGGCTGGACTTCTCGACCTTGGCCGCAGGTTTCTTCTCAGGAACACTTTTGGCTACAGGCTTAGCTTTGGCAATACCGAGCTTTTCCTTCCACTTCTCGATGTTATTCTGCTCTCGAATGATGGATTTTTCCAATCGTAAAATACGTGCTTTGACTGAACTGAGTGTACTTCTAGGAGAGATGCCCTTCTGCATACGCAGATGCTTAATACTGGAAAGAAACTTCTCTTTCTTCTCTCCGCTGTTTGCGTCAGCGGAAGCCTTCATTATGGCAATACGCTTAAGGGTGGCAAGAGCCCGTCTTTCACCACGAAGAAGCTCTTTGTTCGTTTTGATTTCAACTTTAGCCTGAGCAATCTTTTGCTTATAATCAACGGCTGCAAGAGATTCAAAACTGCCGTCTTTGTGAATTGTGATTTTGGCCATGATTAAACCTTAGGGCGGGATCGTTCGATACGCTTGCGTGCCTTGTCTACGTCGAGACGAAGGCGGCGAACGTATTTGATTGTTGATTTGAGGCGATCGGTAAGGCTTTCGTATCTGCGGTTCTGGTGTTCGTCCCGAGATTCGCGCTGCTCTACTGCCTTCAAGGCTGCTCGTTCTTTGAGGAGCTCTCGGAGTTCCAGTATGCGCGATTTCAGATTGGCACGCATACGACTCAATTCAGTTGAGACTTCCTGATCATCGGAATTGTCGTCACTCTGAATGTTGGACAGTTCGGCCAACTTCTGCTCCAACTGCCCTTGGCCACTATCCGAGTAAGGATCAACGCCCATTTCACGCAAGATACCAACAGCCTCGTTAAACAGGGCATGGTCTTTGAGTTCTTGGGGCATTGGCTTTGGCACAGCAAAGGACTTACGTGCGAAGCGGCCTCGTTCTTTATCGAGGAGATTGCGGAATGCTTCTTCTGCAATGCCGCTCTTACGCATACGCTTCTTCGGTTCAGGCTCGGGAATGACACGGGTCTTCGGCTCATTACGCGGACGTACAGTAGTCGGAATCGGAGCATCTTCCCGAACAACTTTAACATCGTCGGGACGTGCAGGTCGACTATTGGGTTGCCTGTTTCGTGCGCGTGCTGAGAGCGATTCGACCGAGCCATCAGACTGTATTCTGATCTGAGTCATCAGGACACCTTGTATTTGGTTCGGAACTGATCCAACGTCATTACCGGAATGCCATTCTGTTGCGCATACTCTGTTTTGTTGTTGGATGCGAATTGGTCTTTAACAATGAGTAAATTAGCTGATTTGACGGTGGATGCCATCTTACCGCCTTGCGCTATGATCCACTCTTGCAGTTGCTTGTCGCGTACTGAGGTAAACAGGACGGATTTACCCTCCATCTTACCACCGGCAACTATGGCAACCTTCTGTTCTGCAACTACCTTGACACCGAGCTTCTTCAAGAAAAGACGGAACTTAGGTATAGCCTCAGCAGCAGGAACAGCCAGAGCTTTGAAGCCACGTACCTGTTGAATGGCATCAACCAATTCACGCTTACTCAGGTCAGAGTATACGATGTTTGGTACTGAATCAAACAGATCGCGTAGTCGAGACTCGCCAAACTTATCGCCGAACAGCGCACTGCCTGCAGCCAATTTGGGCAGCGTTGCACGCTTAGCCAAAGCATCGCGGATATTGCGCTCTATCGTAACTGCCTTGGTGTGACCGAAGCGAGGTATCTGTTCAAAGTCAGCGGCTTTGGCGGTGATGATCTTCTTGATGGTGTCGAATCCATTCTTGATCAGCACGTCAATAGTGCCGCGCTTAACGCCATCCACTTCAAGGGCATTGAAGAAGTTGAGCAGGAGCTTCGCCTTGCGGTCATCGCCGCCGGTAGAGGCGTAGTAGTGAACGCCATCCGACTCAAACTCAATTGAGGGTTGAGAAGGTTTCTTGGCTGCTTTCACGACTTCAACTATGTACGGAATAACGTCACCAGATCGCACTGCTCGAATAACGGCCCCTTTGTTGATGGGTCGTGGAGAATACGGAGGTGATTTCACCTTGGACGTGTAACCGTGCTCTATGTAGAACCCGTTGTGTCCTGTGAAGTGTGTGACAGTTACACCGCCAATGCGTGTCGGTTCGATGATAACGCGAGGTGCCAATCGACCATACCGCGATTCATTCCACTCAACGTCTTTGACGGTTACAAGCACACTGGATTCCAGATCATTGATCTTGAACGCTACGGCATGCGTCGGGTATTTGCCTGACACGGTGTACGTGCGATCTTGTGCCACAACGATACCGTCAATCTCACGGCGACTGCGCGACTTGCGCAACGACAGCAAGTTGGTCAGTATCTTCTCAGTCAGCTTCGGATATACCTTGTGCGGCACCACATCGAAGCCTAGAGTTTTCAAGAATGCGAACTGCTTAGACGGAGCCACGCGTGCATTCTTACCTTCCATGATTTCGTGCGCAATACACTTAATCTTGGATATGATAGGATTTGGTTGGTTACGATTCAGCAGACCACCAGCACCGTTGCGTGCGTTTTCAAACTCGCCGCCACTGGCTTTATCGAAGTGTTTGCTGAACGTTGCCTTACCCATGGTGAACTCGACGCGGACGATCAAGTCCTTCTCTTTGATACGCTTCGGTACATTCAATGCTGGAATGACGCCGGACGAATCAGTACCGATCTTACCGTCGCCACGCTGTAGAGCTTGAACCAGATCGTGATTACGGTAGACAAGTTGCAGGCTAATGCCATCTTCCTTGTCTGAAACAACAAAGGGGCCTTTCTCCAGAAACGCAGAAAGCCCAGACGAGCCGGGCTTTAGTTTGGAGAGGCTACCCATGGGCACCAGCAGTTTCTTACGACGTGCAGCATGTGTGGATTTAGAACCCACACGAGCATACGGCTTTTTACTGCGCTCATCGTGAACATCACGAAGGATATCGTACACCTCATCAGCGATAGACGAAGCATTCTGGTCGTGATATTCATAGTCGAAATGTTGGAGCGTTTTACGGAGCTCGCCGAGGGTCATCGCCTCGGCTGCGGCCCGTGGATTCCTTTTGATAGCCTTGATATTCATGGGAACTCACTGATCGTGAATGGAACCTATGGTGAACTTCTTATCCTTTACAGCTTTGTTGAAGGCTCGTTTGCCTGCAGCAACTTCGGACTTGTCAGCTTCACCAGCAGGGATCACAGACCGATAAGTGCTCATGTCCACATCAGTACCAATACGCAGCTTACGCACGTCTTTCTTTAACGGACTGTACAGGGAAAACTCGGTATAGCCCGTATCCTGACGAACATCAACCACGATGAACTCGTTTTCACTGCGCTTAGCGGATTTGATCTTCGTACCGACTTTCAGGACCGATACAGGCTGATGACTAAGCGGTACGGTCGGGCTTTCTTCTTGCTCGGCTATATCGTCAAGGTCTTCATCTTCATCGTCTTCCATTTCAACGTCAGGAATGTCCTCATGCTTGTACACGAGGCCGCCGCGTTGAATGTCTCGCTTAATGCGAGTGCCGGTGCGATTTTCGTGAGCGTCCCGAGGAACGCGACGGACGTCAGGTTCTTCCTCTTTTGGCTTACGAATGCGGGTTTGCTTCGGCAGTGCAGCCTTCACATCCGCTATGATCACAATACCCTTCTGCTGCTTGCTGCTCGGCAGAATACGGGTGCTACCAACAACGGATTCGTAGGTGTCATGCGATATGTTGACGCGCTGACCGTTAGGCAGAATGATGAAGCCTCCTCGGGCTTTGGTCATATACCGAACACCGACGATATCGTCCTGTTGCAGTGAATACTTGGAGCGACCCTGCTTCAAACTCTTAATGGGCGTACCGGCGTGAACGACTTTGCGCCACTGGTAGTTGAGTCTGTCGTAGGTAGAATGCTCCCGTACTGCACCAGTCGGACGGTAGAAATCATCCCGCTGTTTGTCGCTTTCGATCTTGTCTCGAATCTGAACCTTGCGATTCCGCTTTTGACCTTCTTGAAGCTGACCATGCTCAGGCGGTGTACCCTTGTGTGGCTTTAGATGATCGACCAGCTTATCGATCATCTTCTGCGGTACATTGCGGAAAACAACGTGAACAGCGTGCCCGAGGAGAACTTGATAGTTGCCCGCCCCGGGTCCGCGTGTTGCTTTCTTCAAACCAACGAGTTCACCCGGGCGCACCTGAAGTGGATGCTTTTGGTTGAACTCTTGGTCACGTCCAAGCTTGATCGCCTTAGGTCCGTTGAAGGTAAACCAGCTAAACAACTTCGGGTCTACCTTGGCTTCGGCGATCCACATACTTGTTACTCCAGAGGCAGCAGAATCATAGACAGCGTGACGTTCGCAGATTCCTGACCACGGTTCTCGACTCGAACGTACATCTTCTTGTCACCGTCGTTCGGGTTAGAGAAGAAACCGTAACGGCGCGCACGCATCTCGGAAGCATCTTCCAGTGTAGTTACACCATCATCTTCCAGCTTGACAGAGGAAGACAGGAAGCTGTACGGGTTACTGTCGTTGTACGCGTTGGTCGAATGAATCTCCACGTACAGGTCTGGATGAGAAACGGCAAGACGCAGAACCATCGCGGTATTGCACTGAATAGCGACTGCCTTCTGCGCAGTACCTGCAACGATAATGACGTCCATCGCTTCGTTGATGGTGATACGTCCGACTTGCTGAGGCGAACCCCAGACAGGACCTTCAGCACCAAGAACGAGCGAGCTGCCAGTTTCAACGCCTTCCGTAGAGGGAAGTGCTTTGATCTGACCCCAGATTGGGTTCTTCTGAGCGTCGAGTATTAGGGCATCCCCTACGCTCGCAGCGTCACGCACAGGCAGGGCATCCAGCTTAACCCAAACAGGTCCGAGTTCAGGGTCAGCAGTAAGAATCCAACCAGCAGAGGCTTCATCGATTACAGGCACGATGCGCTTTTCATCGATAGAGACTTTGAAGGCTCCGGTCGTTTCGTCCTTTTCCATGGCAAGCGGTTGCTGCCATTCATAGTTGACGTAGCGAGTCAGATCAGCTTTTGTCCACGCAGCATCACCAGATGTTGCCGGACCTTTGATTTCGTACAACGTCGAGTCTTCTCGAACGTAGCACATCATACCGGCCTTACGGGAGGCGGGTTTAATGGCATACATATCCGCTATAGTAGCTACCGAACGATAACCGCCACGCAGATAGATATCCTCCAAGATATATGGAATCCCCGCACTCGTAGGCACAAAAAACGCCGAGGCATAGAGTGGCATAACGTAACTCCAGAGTGGGGAGAGTATTACCTCTCCCCTTGGTTATATCAAATGTAACGAACGCGGAACGTGATCGTACCCAGGCTATCCCAGTCAGTACGATAGATGAGCCACGGCTGAGCACCCTGCCCGTCTTTCGCATCGAACAGAACTTCCATAGGATCGAAGCTCTCGCCGACTTCGCCTTCCGGAGTCCAAGTAATGCCGCCCATACCACCAGGCACGTTGATCGCCAAATCGGTGAACTCGGTGCGTTCTGTGATGATCGACTTCGGGTGCATGTAGTATGCGTACTGGCCTTCACCAATGTTAACGGTGAAGGTCTCGTTGCTGTTGCTGGAAGGCATCAGGTTAGTGAGTACCTTGTCAGCAAAGTCCTGCAGACCAGACCAGCGAACATACGGGACACCGTACGGGTCAGTGCCAGTCTTACCGCCAGTGAAGTCGGTGTCAGAGAACTGAGCAACGCCGTAGCGAGGCAGAGCACTACCAGTAGCAACGGGCGCAGTGACTGTCAGCTCAACTGTAGCCTGACGTGTGATGCCGTTGTGCGTGTAAGTGAACTGCAACGTAACCGGAGTATCAACGGCAACCGCAGCAGCGTTGAACAGGCCCTTCGTTGTTGCCGAGAAGGTACCTGCAGCAGAATCGCTTACAGCATACAGAGCAGCGCTTGTTACGGGCTGCGTGGTGCCGTTATCGAAGTTGGCAGTCACTGCGTACTGAGTGGATGCACCAGATTCAACGGTGGTCGCACCCGTCACTGTGATGGAACTCAAAGCAACAACCTTCAGAACAGTAACGTTCCGAGTGATGTTGACGGTCAAGCCGTTAGCAGTGTAGGTTGCAGCCAGCTCGATTGAAGTGTCCGCAGCAGCATTGCCTGTAGTAACGACACCAGCCTCAGTGATTGTAGCCACGTCAGCAGATGCTGTGGTGCTGAAGGTTGCAGCGACGTTCTGCGTGGTGCCATTAGACATAGTAGCCTGTGCAGTGTACGTCTTGGTGCTACCCGAAGCGATTGTTGCATCACCGATAATAGTGAGTGCAGTCGGCACAGGAACAACAACCAGCGAAACAGATTTGCTGCCGTTGATCGTGCGGCCGTGCTCAGTGTACTGGAACTTGACTGTGATGTTCCGAGTAGCGCCGCCGGGCTTCTGGTTAGCAGTGAACAAACCAGTAGTGTCGATGGTACCAATAGGATCAGACACGTTCGCACCAGACACTTCCCAAGTACCAACAGGAGAAGTAGCAGTGGTGCCGTCAAGGTAAGTAACAGTTGCCGAATACTGAGCAGTACCTGCGCCCGACTCAGTGGAACTATTGACCGAGTTAGGACCGCTGATAGCGATGCTTGCCGGATAGTTCGTAGTGTCGCGCACACCGATGACCTTGGTTGCCGTAACTTCGCGACCATCCAAGCTGTACTTAGCTGTGAGGGTGGTGTTGATGTTGGTGCCAGTCTTGTTCTCTTTAGCAGTGAACAGGCCTTCAGTGTTGATGGTACCGGCAGTGCCCATGTTGCTAGACGTCCACGACGAAGCAGGCATGATCATGGTGCTGTTGTCTTCGAAGGTCACACGCAACTCAAACTGCTGAGTGGCAAGCGAATCAACTACGGACGGACCATCGATAGTAGCCGACTTCGGGTACACGGTAACGTCTTCTACGGTAACGATCTTCTCTGCGGAGACAGTGATGCCTTCCGAAGTGTAGCTGCCGCTGATCGTAGTGGTGCTGGTAGTCGTCAGGTTTGCTGCCGACGTAAACGCACCGGTCGTCGGGTTGATCACACCAACGCTCGGCTTGCTCGATGCCCAGTCAGTAACCGGAACCAGAGAAGTAGTAGCGTCAGTGAAGGTGACACGCAGGAAGTATTCAGCATCGCTGCCTTCTTCCATAGTGCTCGGGCCTTCAACTACGGCGCTGACCGGGTAATTGGTAGCGTCTACTACGGTAACGTCCAGCTCGGAACCTACAGTGCGACCTGCAGAGGTGTAGCTTGCAGTGATCTTGGTTACCTTGTTGCCTGTGGTTTCCAGAGCGCTGAACACACCAGTGTTGGCGTTGATGGTACCGGTAGAGACAATCGACGATGCCCAGTTAGTGACCGACACAACTTGCTTGGTAGCGTTGCTGAAGGTAACTTCCAGTGTGAACGTCTCAGTCGTGTTCTCCGGAACAGAGTTGGCACCAAGGATACGAGCGCTGATCGGATACACGGTTGTGTCGATAACAGTGAACGTCTTCTTCGCGGTAACGTTACGGCCGTCAAGCGAGAAGCTACCGGTAACTTCACCAGTAGTGTTGGCATCGACGTTGACCGGAGCAACTACGCGACCAGTGCTGTTGATTGTAGCACCACCACCTCCAGTAACAGACCACGTAGCTGTGCGATTCGCAGTGGTACCATCAGCGTATGTTACAGCCAGAGTGAAGTCGCCCTGCGCACCTTCGTTGATGCTGCTCGGGCCATTAACTACGGCGCTGACCGGATAGTTGGTAGCATCACGAACAGTCAGTGCCAGATCGGCGTTCACAGTGCGACCATGCTTCGAGAAGCTGGCGCTGATAGTGGTAGTGCCGTTTGTGGTAACGTTTACAGCCGCAGTCACTACACCGTTTGCTGCACCGACAGTGGCAATAGCCGGGTTGGTGGAGGCCCAGTTGGTTACAGGCTCGTTCACCTTGGTGTTGTCGAGATAGGTAACTTCAAACAGCAGAGTCTGAGTGGTGTTCTCGTTCATCTGCGCGTTACCGACAACGCGAGCGCTGACCGGATAGTTGGTGATATCGCTAACGGTAACGTTGAACGTTGCGTTAACGGTGATACCTTCTGCCGTGTAGCTGGCGCTGATTATGCCGCTTGTATCTTCGGTAACGTTTGCCGCTGCAACAAGCTGACCGGTCGCAGAGTTGATGGTACCGAGTTGTGCATTGTCCAGTGCCCAGTCGTTTACCGTAACTACCGAAGTAGTGTCGTCGGTGAACGTTACGCTCATCTGGTACGTGGAAATCGAGTTCTCGTTGATCTGGGCAGAACCAAGAATCACAGCAGAACGCGGATACACTGTCAGGTCCTTGACCAGAATCTGACGGCTTGCGTATACGGTACGACCTTCGAGCGTGTAGCTGGCGCTCAGGGTAGTAGACACGTCTTCACGCAGACCGCTTTGCGCAGTGAACTCGCCTGTTGTAGCGTTGATGCTGCCTGCAGCTTCGTTGCTGGAAGTCCAGTCAGAAGCCTCAACATCAGCTTGTACGCCGTCAGTGTAAGTGACGCGCAGTGTGTAGTTGACGGTAGTACCTTCGCCAACTTGGTTGCCGCCTACGATAGCTGCGCTCGCTGGGTAGATGGTAGTATCACGTACCATAACCTCGAGGTTCGCATCACGGGTCACGCCGTTGAAGGCATAGGTTGCGCTGATTGTCGTAGTCTGATCAGCAGTCAATTCGCCCGCATCGAGCACACCGGTAACAGCATTGAAATTGCCTGCGCCCGGGTTTGACGAAGTGAACGTGGTCGGTGTAACGCCCGTGCTGGTATCGTTATCGAAGAACGCGGTGACGGTGTAAGTAGCAACCGAGTTTTCTTCGATTTCACTCATACCGTTCAGTTCGATGCGAACCAGATTGACCTTGACCGTGTTGTCTTTGACCACAACGTCCACGTAGCGAACTTGAGTCTGGCCGCTATCCGGGTGGGTCCAGCGAGCTTCGACGCGAACGGTAGTGTCTTCCGCAACATCCAGCGACTGGAAGATACCGGACAACTGACCGATCGAAGCGTACTGGCCGTTGCCGATGATTGCCCAGCGAGCGTCCACGTTGTTCAGTGTTTGACCGTCGCTAAACACGGCGTTCGCACGGAAGGTGAATGGCATGGTCTCATCGATGACGCCATTCTCAGGCCCAACGATAGTCAGATCATCGAACGTAGGGCCGTCATATACCAGATCAGCCTGAACAGGACGACGCCATGCACCGATCCACTCACCCGGCTTAGCGCCAGGTCCAGTGATAGTCAGAATCTGACCGGCAACAGGAGTATCAGCAGTGCTGACCTTCAGCGTATATGCGTTGATGCCAGATGCACCGCGAATCATGGTGATCGGGAGCTTCGGGTGAGTGTGAGGCAACGGATCACGCGCATTGCCCATACGAGTATCGTTACCTGCAACCACCATTGGACGAGCGGCGTCCGGAGTATAAGCGCGATTGAGCTTCATCAGACCACGCACGTCAACAGTAGCGGCGCCGAGTTGAGGTACGTCTACTTCACCGACGTTGAAGCCACTGGTGAAGTCCCAGTATTGCGGCTCAGCGATCAGCGCTTCGTAGCTATCGACTTCCTGCCAAGTGTTGCGGTACTTCACAGTCGGAAGTGCCGATACACGACGCAGTACCTTCATGTAATCTTCTGAGGCGGGATCAGCAACGATCCAGCTGACGTTGAACGGCAGAGTTACGTTGTTCGGCTCCAGATGAGCCACAACAACGATCATGTTCTCTCCGTTACCCAGAGGAAGCTGCACGGGAACAGGGTTCTCGGCAGCTAGGTTCCGGTAATCAGCGAGCGCCATTGCCTGACGAATGAACTCAGGCAGTGTAGGCGTTCCCATAGTACAATCTCCGATCAGTTTTGGATATCCGAAGTAGTCAGCTTGCGCCATACAGCAGTAGTCGGACCAGTAGCAACGATGGTAGCACCAGCGACAGGAGCTTCGCTGCCGCCGATAGTAACGATGCCGGTTGCCGTCTTGATCTGAGTGGCAGGTACTTCGTCATGCGTGTGTGCGGTTGGCTGGCGAGCGTCGGACAGACGGGGATCACCTTCGGCTACAACCACTGGGTTACTCGATACCAGCGGAGCAGCGGACAGACGAGCGACACCCATGACAGACTCGGAAGCTGCAGGCACTGGGTTCTGAGTGGTCAGAAGTGCAGTGTCGGCATCGTCGTAATACTGAGTCACGAAAATGTCGTTGTAGTTCTCGACGATTTCCCAGGTGTGATCCCGCTCGTTCAGGTCATCCGCGTTCTTGGACACACGACGCAGCGCTTTGCGGTAGTTGATGCTCAGCGGATTGTAGTCGATCCAAGTAACATTCAGCGGAAGCACCAGAGTGCTCGGCTCTTTCTGCGCACACGCAATTGTAGTTACGGTACGGTTTGTCGGGTGAGACAGACGCACCACGATCGGGTTGTTCGGATCGAGGTTCTGGAGGTTGGCAACGCTCTCCAAATCGTCAATCAGTTGTTCCAGGCGGAGTTCAGACATTGCAGCAGCCTCTTAGTTTTCTTCAAAGTACGTGCCGGTAGGCATGATGTGCGATGTGACGTGAATGCGCTTAGCCGGAATTGTCGGATCAGCGTACACGTCGAGGACCAGATCACCAGCCGAAATCGCATCGGTCTTGTTATTTCGCTTGTCACACACAGCTTCGAAGTCATACAGACCACGACCCTGTTTGATGGGTGCAAGGAAATCGCCACAGATGTTTACGAGAGACAACCGAGTGAACGAGTCGTTCGGGTCGAAGTTGGCAACATTACAGGCCGACGCAATGGACTTCTTGATGAAGTTGATCAGGCGGCGAACGTTGACGTTGCTGAAGGCGCTGTCGAAGGCCTGCAGGGTTTCTTGACCCATGATGACATAACCACGGCCCGGAATGTTGCGGATCGGGTTGATCTTCGCACGATCCAGTGCATCGCGTGCACCTTGGTTGTACTTGGTACGGATGCCGAGCACACGAACTTGACCACGATTCAAACCAGCAGGTGCGAACCAGACAGCACGGTTATAATCCGTGTACGCCATAGCAGCAACAGCATGACCACTCGGTGGAATGAACAGTGTTTTGTCGTTGTACGTGTCACGAATCTGAACATACGGTGCGTAAATGGCACCGTAGCTGCTGCTCACGTTCAAGGAGTTCTTGACGTAGTTTACAGCACGGGCTGCTTCGTAATCCGCATCAGGAATATCGAGAACCGCCAAGCAATCACCACGACGCTCCGCAATTTCGATCATCTTGCGCTGGATAGCCGGCTTGGTGTAACCAGAGTTCATGAACAGGTTAACGTCCACGATTTCTGCGTCTGAGAACTCCTCCCATGCCTTGATGATTTGGGCATCAGTAGGACGAGAGCCGTCAGTACCACCTTTGAGGAACTCGAAGGCTTCTTTCTTGATTTTCACTTCTGGACAGAACGGGTTGTTCTTAACGCGGATGTAGCGAGAGCCGTTGTTGATGGCGTCTTCAACATACATCTGCGCACCGTCACCGTTCAGTTCGTACTTACGGCTTACGAAGAAGGATTCGATAGGACGGCTGTTCGCATTCTTGAAGTCGAGGAACACGTCAACCCAGAAGTGCAGTGGGTTGTAGTGGCGTTCGTCGTCAACGGAAACTCCGGACGGCACTGCGGGCCGAACACGAACGCTGATGCGGTCGTTCCACTTGCCAGGGTTCGCGGCGCAGAAGTACATAAGGACGCGATCAACGCCTTCTTGATCTGCGGTGAATCCCAGGTTATTCAGAGGATCGACAACACCGAGAGGCTCGTTGGAACCATTGTCGAAAACGTTCAGACGCAGATTCGGAATGCGCTGAGTCGGGTCGTCAACGGTGAAGTAGGCACCTGCGGTGAGTGCATCGTCAGCAACGACGCGCAGGAATTTCAGGTTGCGAGTTTGAGCCAGAGCCTGCTCAGAGCAGTACAAGGCAAAGCCGTACTTCTGAGCGTCTGGTGTGCCGAAAGTGGCACGGAGGTCCTCTTTGTCGAAAACGTCAGTAATTACCCCTACTGGACCCATTGATGCTTCGCCAACAACACCCACGATCGAGGTAGCGGCTGCTGTGGCACGCAAGCTCATATCCACTTCATTTGGATATACGCCGGCGCTTGGATGAACTCTATTGACCATGATTGGTCTCCGTCAACAGTTTCTGATATAGTTGGTATGGAAACACTGGACAACCGCTATGGTACTAACTGCAACCACGTTTCGATTGTACAAGTAAATTAGCACACCAATCATAACTGCGGGAGACGGAAACGAAAAAGGGCCCCCTATAGGGACCCTAGTGCTTTCTTCAAATCTTCGATCTGGTGATCCAGAAACTTGTCAAACTTATCGAAGGCTGCTGGATACATACCATGAACGTGGAGTTGCAGTACGGAGTACATAGGATGAAACGTGACGCGCTCCAGTTGCGCACTCAACATCCTGTGCTTTCTCTTGGTTTCGTTAACCAAATGTTGGCTCAAACGGTGCATTTCATTTCGTATATAACACACCCTAATATAGAGCAACTCCAGCATATCCTGATCACGATTTGAATACGCGGACCCTGCCTCGATAAAGCATTCGCGCAAACGTGCGGTGTCTTCGTGCGAGAAACGCTTGCACTTATCAGGATGACATAGCTGGTTGATTTTTCGGAACAGATGGCGTATAGAGAGCCCTTGTGACGTTGGGTCCTTCTCTGCTATTTCCACTTCTTCGGCTTGCTGTTCGGCTTGCTCGTCCTCAAGTTCCTTGCGTATATCAAACGACTTGACAGGAACAAGGGCACCGCCGGAAGTTTCATGGCGAGGACCAGAGTATTCGTGTTCGCCTTCTGTGTCCAGATTATTGCCAACAATCTGCTGCTTCAACGCATCTATCTCAGCGTTCTTTTCAGGAAACTCACGGATGTATATGGCGTATACCTGTTCCATGTTGTCGTATACCTTCGTCAAGGTGGACGACATTTCTTCTATTTCGTCAAGGATCATTTAGATATCCAGAATCGAGGCTTTCTGTTCGGCCGACAGATAGAAAGCGTATTTCAGAGGTAGACGGACACGTTCAGCAAAAAATGACACAGGATCGACGCCGTTAACAACCACAATACGCGGGATCGAGTCATACTTCTCCAGTATGTCACGCAACTTCTCCAGTTTAACTTGGCTGCTGTCAACACCTACGTTAGTGATGACAAGCATACTCACATGCTCCGATTCCTTTGAATCGCGCAGAGGGTCTTGATAGTTACCCATCAGTCGATGCCACAACGGATATGCACGACCACGATGACTTCCACCGATCTGAGCGTCGATGGCGCGATTCATAAAGTTCACAGCCAGAATCTTGGCACGAACGTCGCTCGGATAACTTCCAATAGCCATTGTGTACGAACCATGGAGTGGGTTCTGCAACACACGGTCAATGCCGTTGATCTGCTTCTTCACACTGATGGATCGAAGTACGAAGTCATCAGGCAACCACTGAACCTGAGGCTTGATTCTAACCAGTGCATCTTCCACGATAAACGGATTGCGTGCTTGGCTGAAGGCATAACCGTCAACACCACGCGACTTGAGCAGCTTCATCCGTTCTGTTGGAAACTTAAACTCGATAGGGAGCAGATCACTGCGCGTCGTAGTACCAGACCTCTTTGACCTGGGATCGACGCTTTGCAGCTCCTCGTCTAAGTTCTTCAAAAAATCTTTCTTGGGCATGGTCATACGACCTTATAATGTGTAATTCCTTTGCCTGCAACAATGCGTCAACTATTTCCTGATTCAGGTTCGTAGGTCGCACCGGGCAGATCACTAATCTAGGTTGCTTTACAGTTACCTCGTCACAGTAAGCGAAAGGGGTCATTACACGAACCGCTTCACTATCTCCGTAAAGTTCCCGCAGCGCATCCTTAGGTGTATTACCTTCCGTTATGAAGATTGGCTCGTCATAGTCACGATCAAGAGCTATGTGGGCAAGTCGTCGCCATACCGGCCAACGACAAGCCAGCTTGTGAAGAACGCCGTTGATTATCGCGTTCTTCTTGCCTTCACGATGTTTCTCTCGTAGAGACTGCAATCCCATCCTGACTTTAACTTGGTGTATTACCAGATTAACTTCCGAATGGGCGGCCGCGACCACTACCGCCTTTTGCGACAGACTTGACAACGGTTCCGTCTTCTTCGTTGAAGTTGTCTCCGTATCCACCGCCTTTTCTGGCGTTGTGCTTGTCCATGAGTTTGATCGCTCGCTCATGTGCAACCTCTGTCGGCTTGTGTTTGAACTTGAGGCACTGCTTATACGTTCCAGTAAAGCAACCGAGCGACAAACCAATGTGCTCATCTACGAACAAGCGAATACCGGGTTGGCGCTTACCTTCGAATGGTGTCAGTATGCGAGACGATTCTTGCTTCCAGTTCGGCTCGTTGTTGATAGGCATCACGCAGTAGATCATAGACCAACGAGGCACGTTAAGGCCACGCTGCATCAGGGATCGAATACCAATCACAACTCGAATTTTGCCCGACTTGGCTTCTTCGAGGACCATCTGGCGTTTAGCGATATCGCCCTTGTTTGCTGCACCGCCTACGAATCCATCGGCGATGCGTTTGCCCGCAGCGTCGTTAATACGTTTGACCAAATCCCATACATGCTCTTTACGGTAGACTGGGATCAGAAGGTTGTGCCCCTTCTCAAGGTCTTTCATCACCCACTCGACGATCATATCGTTGCGCTTCTTGTGCTTGGACAGGAAGTTTACGCAATAGGTGAAACCTGCACGACCTTTGTATTGGCTCTTGGACTTCACGAAGTCGATCGGATGCACGAATACCTGTGCTTGCAGTTGATCACGTTCGATCAGAGCGGTTACAGGGCCCATCACCTGAGAAACAATCTTGTACTTACCGTCCTTGCGATCATCCGTACCCGTGGCGCCAAACTTGTAGCGGGCCCACAGTTCATTCAGGATTTCGCTGTACTTCAACGCACCAGAGGAATGGACCTCATCCACGAATACAACACCGAAGTTCTTATTCAGCAACTTGAGGAGCTTCTTGCCTTTCTCGCTCAGGAATGTCTGATAGGTACAAACGATAATCTCGAAGTCCTTGAAGTGCTCTGGCTTCTTGCCGAAACCGAATAGCTTCTTCTTGTGCTTGGCTTCAAGATCGGGCAGATTCGTAAACTCTTGAACATGGTCTAGGAATTGCTGTAGGAACTCTTTCTGGTCAGCGATGACGGCTAAGCGGTACTTAAACTTGGTGACACCAGTGTAGAGCATAGTTGGTGTCTTACCAGAACGAGGCGGTGCTTTCAGAATACCGTAACCGTGCTCTCGCAGATTCTTTACTGCAGGCACTTGATAGTCGTATGGCTTGAAGTCGACCATCTTTACAGGATAGCGACGTTTAGCTCTGGTACGCAGGTCTTCTACGCCGAGCTTCTTGATGTTCAAGCCAAACGCTTTGGCGATGTTCTTACGATCACCGAGTGGGAAGCCGAAGTATTCAATGTCATTCACGATCTTGCGGTTGACGGTTACCGACTTGCCTTTATACGCTTCGCACTTGTTGCAGATGTAGTTGTGGCGTTCGGAGCGGTTTTCACAACGACGGCAGGCAGATTCCTCATAAAACCTATGAACGTACCTTTTCTTAACATCACGTTCGTCCACCAGATGACTGGGAACGAACATGCGCTCTCGAACGATTATCTCACCCATGTTAGATTGACTCTGGTTTGCCCAGCAGTTTGATCGACTCAACCAAGTTACGGTAAGTGTAGCCTGCCTTATCAATATCTTCGATAATGAGTCTGGCGTGCTCTTTCAACTGCTCAACTTTGTGGATATAACGGAAGAACGGACGAAGCACGTTCTCCATGAAGTTGCGGCGTTCTTCCTTAGTAACTCGACCTTTTGACCCCATGCGACTACCGTACTCTAAGATCAGATAGTCGCGCAGATTGACGAGGGTTTCTTGGAATGCACCAGTGATGGAAATACAAGACGCCAGAATCTCAGTGCACCGACTTCGATACGACTGATCTTGCAACATGGCGTCAATGACGGTCTGAGTGAAATTCTTATCGCTTCTGGACAGCGAACGGACTTGTCGTGTGCGCTGCATTCGACTGAGTTCCTCGTGCAATTCCTCGAAGGGGAGGTGCAGGTTTGGATTCTTGTCTACAGCACGCTTGAACTTGAGGTACTTCTCATCCTTCTTTACGGCACGTCTCAGGTGCTCGATATCGATCTTGTCCATTATGTCTCCTTAATAAGGTAGTCTGACTTCTCGTTCCCTGCAGACAACACCAGAAGACTACCGGAACTGCTCTTGAAGAAAAGCAGTTTGGTCTTCTCGCTACTTATGGTGAGTGCCTCGAAGTCGTACTTCTCACGCTGGTTACACCGAACAATCATGCGGTTATCGATCAACTCCAACTTCGACTCATCTACGACAAACAGGTGGCCGTAAACGGTACCACGACTGTTGACGAAGTTGTATAGCGTACAGAACCGATTCAACACAACCGGGTTCTTGTGGTCGATACGCAGAAGCGTTTGAACAACTGGGCGGAAGAACACGGCAACATGATAGCCGTCATGTGAACTACCCATTCTCTCAAACGCATTTACGCTTTTGCTGGTTATCTCGATTTCATCCGCAAGACTGAATATCAGGCTCACGTCATTCGTCATAGAAAGTACCAATCTGAGTCAGTCGGGCGGTATCCCCTTGCTTCGATGTGATCTTGAAGCAACTGGCTTGGCCTTTCTTCATAACGTGGAAACTCATCGGCACCTTATCGCCTTTGACCTTCTTGAACAGGTCATTGAAGATGCGAGGGTCGATGTGGACTGTACGTGCGTCTCCGGTAACGGTTGCCTTGAAGCCATCAGACACGGAACCAGAACGAGTAGTGAGGTTTACCTTGACCCCTTTGTTAGCGACGTTGAATGCCATCTTAGTATCTTCGTTCAGAATGGCAAACATATTGTCGATAGCCTTCATCGAGGACGGATCAAACTCGATGGACGTGACCGCGTTGTCCTTCAACAGCTTGATGTATTCAGGTACCAGCTCAAACACCTCACTATCGACTTGAGTTTCTGGCAAAGACACTACGAAGGTGTCGCCCTGAACGCGCAACTGAGAGCCATCCAAAGAGAACTGCGCGTGGCTGTCCCCAATGAAGCGGTCGATCAGTGAGAACGTCTTAGTCGGGATTGCGAAGCGGAACTTGGTCTTGCTCTGTACCTTGTCTTGGTAACAGGCAACGTGGAAGTTGTCTGCACTCTCTACGGTAACGCCCTTCTCACCTACCTTTACGAACGCTAGGATCACTTCGTCGCTGTAGAAGTTGGTCAGTTCAGTGGCTTTGACACCTGTGCGAATTGCAGTGATGACTTCCTTGCTGAGCTTCTTGGCTTTGGATGCTTCAATGGCATCTTCAATACGCACCATGTCGGCTTCTTCGAGCGGTACGTACTCGACGCGAGCAGCATATCGACCCTTGACAGCGCTCATCACCAGCTCATGCTTCTCCGCTGTGATGGAAAGCTCATCGCGGCCTTTCAACAACCCTTGTACGACGGTAGGATCAAAGATCAGGCTGCCGTCTTTTGAACCATGTGCTCCTTTGATCTGCACACTGGCGAACGCATCTGGTGTGAGTCCCATGATATATGCGTTCTTACCAACGACGGTCATAACGTGACGGCGCTCAGTATCGAGGCAGTCAACGAACTGGGTGATGCTCAGGACTTTTTGAATCGCCTGCTGTACTTCTTTAGCGGCACCGTCGAACATCAGTGTCGCTTTCTGGGTGATCTTCATTCTTAATGCCTCGACAAACTCGATGGTGCGTTGGACACAACAACGCCCTTTGGTGCAATGGTTACATACATCAGGTGGATATCGCCGCAAACTACGGCACAATACACGTCGTAACCATATCGGCTAATGCCAAGATAGTCACGCAACCTATCGGCAACGACTGTTGCTTGTTGAGCAAGAACAACATGGATAGGCTGCGTGTTTCCTTCGTAGTATGCACGCTCAACTTGGCCGACAAGTAGAGTGGTCAGTTCGTCTTGCAGAGCGTAACCGCGAAGGTTAGGTGCGCTGCGACCCATCTTCTTCCGCATGAATTTCAGTAGAGGGTCCGTCAATACGGCTTGTACCTTGACTGATGCAGGTGGCGATAAATTTCCGCTGAGGTGAACCACTGACGTTCTCCACGATTATGCTTATTCTGTGGTCCGTATCACAGAGAGCTCCATTAATTAGACCGAGCACGTTTGCAAAAGCAAAGTCAGACGAATCAACTACCATCAACTCGATAGGAGTGACTCGTCCGACCATAGACAAGCACGGCACTTGTACGTCGAACAGGGACCACAATCCCGGAGACAGCGTGACTGCCTCATTCAACATAGAAACAACGGCGTCTATTTGCCTCATGCTGCTACTGCCTTCTTTTTCTTTACATTCTTGGACTTCACCTGAGTTGCTTCAAGCAGCTTCTTGGCTTTCTTGGCATCGATGACTTCATCGGACTTACGTGGGTCAACACGCATCCCATCCATCTTCATGCCGATGTTCCACGCTTGCTTCTTAGCCCAGTCAGGCATGTTCTCGTACTGACCCCGCATCATTTGACGAACAACTGCGTCAACGTCAACGTCATGCTTGAACTCATCGCGCTGTTGCTTAACGGCTTTGTGCAGGAGTTCTTCTAGGTTAGCCAAGCTGTAGTCCCAACCCTTACAGTCGCGGATGTTGGAGCCGATTTCAAAGTCAATCTCCAACGGCACAGGGAACGTCAGGCCGTGACGCTTGGTCATCACTTCCATAACACCGTAAGTTAGATTGTGCTCGATCATCTGGATCGCTATCCACAAGTCTTCGTATGCACAGCTAAACTCCAAGGAGTCGTGTACGCTGTTTGACATATAGAAGTCAGGGTAGTGCCCAGTCTTACGATAGTGGGCGTACTTGGCATTCTCAATCTCGCGTGCACCAGACACAAGGAAGTCAGAACCCATACCCTGAATCGGAGAGTTCACAGCACGACGTCCAGTTGCAGCATATACACCGTCGAACGACTTTGCGTCTTTCGGAATGAGGAATGCCCACAGGTTACGGCGTCGACCAAGCGGAGATTCAACATACAGCTTCTTGGCTGCCTTCTCCTTGATCTTGTCGAACCAACCCGCACCAACAGGGAAGCGCTTGAAGAACCGTTTAACGAGGTCCTTAATGTCTTCGAGCGTCTGACCCGTAGATTTGGCAACACCCTCCATGCCTTGCTGATAGATCAGACCGAAGATTACCTGCTTAACGCTGTTACGTTTAGGTTTGTCTACGTCCTCAATCTTCATGCCGAAGAAGTATGCGGCGTTGATCTTGTGAACGTCACCTTCTTTGTCGATCTTGTCGGCCAGTTCTTTAGTCGGGAACAACTTGTACTGGTTACGCAGACGCAGACCATGCCAGAACAGGTCAGCTACTTCTTGGTCACCAGTGATGATAGACCAACCGCGAACTTCGTGTGCAGCATAGTCGACCTTGAGGATCACACGACCATCACCCGCAATGAACAGGCGCTTGATGATTTTACCCAGGTCCGCACGCTCAGGAAACATCTTCTTGATGAAGTCGCTGATATCGTTACGCGATGGAATCTGGTGCAGCGATGGTTTCTTGGCCGAGGTACGACCCGTCACAACGTCACGGAACTGGAAGAATGGACGAATGTGGGAGTCGCTTCGCATATCAGGGTCACTACCCCACTGCTTAACGAATGCCTTCACATACGAGTTGTAAATTTTCTTGACCTTCTGGAGTTCGTTATACAGCGCGACCTCTGGAATGTCTCCGTACTTCTTCTGGAAGTCTTTGTCGATGTTACCTTTACCAGACTTACCGACGCTGAGTTCCTTGAGCTTGAGCACGTCAAACATCAGGAAGTTCAGGTGCTCTTTCTTGGCGATATCGAAGATTTTCAGCTTGGTCTTGCCGAACAGACCGAGCTGTGGGGCACCTGACTTCTTGCTCATCTTCTGGTTGGCTTTCTGTACGCCGGGCGTTTCTTCGAGCCGCTTGATCACGTCTGCCATGTGCATACGGATCGGAGACTCTTTGGACTTCAAGTAGAACAGCCAGTTGATATCCGTCTTACACCCGTTAACTTCCAAACAGGAGAACACGTGGAGCATATCGCTGATCTGCTCACTAACCAATGACTGGTATTTCTTGTATCCGTAATCCTTTGCACGTCGAATCTGTAGCTTGCGAATGTGGATGAGCGTGATTACGTCCAGTGCGCAGTAATTGAGAAGCGGAGCGTCGAGGTCTTGCGTCTCAATCGTGGCGCGCTTGTCCTTTCCGAATTCAGACTCGTAATAGGCTTCACAACCATACTGCATACAAATATTGAGCAGGGTGTAGAACGTTCCGCCTGTTATGCCTTCAAGAACCTTCATGTTCTCATCGTGGCCAAACTCACCAGCGAAAACATCCCAAATGTCACACTTGAAGTGGCGAACACCAAGGTCCACGCGAATCCGATTCAAGTCGAACACGGCGTTGGCGTAAACATGGTGCTTGTTCTTATTCTTGCGCTCGAAGTACAGGCGCAGCTTCTTCTTGATGTACTTGAGTTCTTCAGGTAACCAAGGGCTGTCCTTGTGTCCGATTGGCAGAATGTACGCAGCCGTATCGTCAACCGCAAACTGAATCGTCAGCAGTCGGTTGGTAATACGCATCAGGTTCTTGGTCTCGGTGTCGATTGCAACAACCTTGGCCTCACTGATAATGTCCAGCATCTTGTCGAATTTTTCAATCGAGTCAACAAGACGAACCTTGTACTTCAATTCTGGAATACGATAACGCAGGTCACCATACAAGGCAGTCATCAGATTGCGTCCGACGTACCCTGCCAAGTACATAGCCTCGCCCTTACCGGAAGCGCCGACCAGTGTATTCAAACTCAGAGTCGGCACATGCTTGAAGCTATGGGTCTTCTTACCGGACTTGACGGTGGTTTCAATAGGAACACCATAGAAGTGCTCGTAGTGAATACCCTTACGGTCCCGATACTTAGCCGCAATCATTTCACCGTTCAAGGCTTTGTACGGATCAGGACCGAACGTCACGACCATGTCAGGCTTGTATTCGGAAATGATGAACTTCAGGCGATCAGCAAACTCTTGCTTGGCATCAGCACGATACTGATCAGGCATACCTGCCGTTTTGAAGGAGTGGAATGAAATGCACATCCAAGAGTAGTCTTGGAGTTCATGTTCGCTGTTGTAGTATTGCTCAGCCACTTTGAACACGTTGTCGAATAGCTGACCGGTAGCGCCGCTTAACATACGACCAGTTCGCAGGTCCTCTGTCGGTACATAATCAAGCACAAACAGAATCTTACCCTTTGCCTTCTTCTGGACGTGCTTAGCTAGGCGCACGTAGGAGAAGTCATTCTTTGGGTTTTCAAACTTGTTGGAATAGTCGTAATGGAACTCGACGTGATCGCACTTTGGCATGTCACGAAACCTCTAGTTATTCCTCTACGTCGTTTACAGTTTCTGGCAAATGAAAAAGGCGACCCGAAGGCCGCCCGATTCTAAATGGAAGCAGACAGTACGCTAAACTTTGCCAGCTTATCGTTCTGTTCTTCCCAGGTTTCAAAGAGAAAGTGGCGTCGTTGCATAGTTCGAAGGTGAGCGTATGCTGTGCCGCGATCCCCAAGTTGGGTGTAGTAGTGCCAGTTAAGGTCAGTGATGTGGGTAAGTAGCGTACCTTCACTGTCTTCTGTTAGAAGGAACAGAGTGTCTCCGTCCTTTGTGTAGAAGCCTACGAATCCCTTTGACCCTTTCTGCAAAGCCTCTGCTGCGATAGCATAGCTAAGCTCGGAGTTGTCAGGCAGTTGTTGGACCTTTACTCGCAAGTGCTTGTATTCAGCAGGCGTTTCACCTTCAAACTCCCCACTACCGAATCCGAAGAACGCCATGAAGTCAAACGACGGATCGCCGAACTTCGGTTTCTCATCGGTCAGGCAGAAAAGAAATCGTCTTGTGATAGTGCCGTGCCGAAACGCTGCATACGTTAGTTCGGCAGGATATTTCACTTATCGATTACCTTTGTGTTTGTCGCGCTGCTGGTTCTGAGTCTTGTGATGGTTGTGCGTACCTGCAACGCCAGCAGGATTCGACTGCTGCGGCTGAGTAGTCTGTGCTGCATGTTGACCCTCGTGCGGCAGCTCTGCGTTGGTTGGTGCGGTAGCTTCCGTGGTACGAACGGTAACGTCACCAGCATACTCAGACGACGAGTCAGGAGTAGGCTGCGGCTTACGTTCTTTGTCTGCTTGAGCCATGCGAGCGTTCATAGCAGACATAATCTCCTCAGTGCGCTCAGGAGTCAGATCGCTGTGGATGATCAGCCCCTTAACGTCGTAACGCATGCCTTTGGGCAACTTGTCACGATCACCGAAGGGTAGACCGCCGTTCGGATACGCAGGCAGGAACGTAGTGTCCGCCTCGAACTTCTTCTTGGCTTCAATGGTAGAGTTTGACCAAATACCGTCGATCAGGCCTTTGTAGTAACCCAGATGAAAGAGCACCAGTTGTTGTGCTTTCAGCTTGTCGGGTGTCACTTGCATAGTGCAATCCTCATGAAGAAGTGGGGAGTTGCCTCCCCACTGTGGTTACTTCGAGCGTGGTGCGCGGAAGTTGATTTCAGAGACTTCCTTCTTCAACACGTCAGGAGACGCAATGTTGATACCAGCAGCTTTGATTTCCTTGATCTTGGAGTTCAAGTCAGTCTTGTTCTTGGCGAAGTACATCAGAGCGCCAGGAGACAGTTGCCACTTAGTACCAGCACCAGGGATCACCTTACCCAGATGCTTGCGGACGATCGGCGATGTTGCAGTGTCGATTACCAGCATCAGCTTGTCGTGCATGAAGAACGGATAGATGCGAGCCTCTTTCCGATCCTTAACCATCTGCTTGCGGACTGCGAAGAAGTGCGGCAGTTCAGACACAGGAGCAAGCTCCATGTTGTACAGACCGCGCTTGCCTTTCTCGAAAGCAGCGAACACTTTGGTCAAACGTTCCACTGTCTGATCACTCAGATGGAAGTTCTCCTCAACGTAGTCGAGGATCGAGTTCAACTGGTTCTTCCGAGACACCGTCACATAGGCATACTCATTAACCTCCTTGAACTTAAACTTCTTGAGTTGCTTGGTAAACTCAAGGTTGTCTGTCTCCAGAGTAAGGTACCCGTGGTAGAAGGCAGGACTCAGAGTCAAAGCAGGCGCTTCAACAGGAGCCGCGTCTTTGCCTGCAGGGCGTACCGTAGTAGGAATCTTGGCGGTAGGTTCATAAGTCACACCCTCATTGACAGGCTTACCTTCTTTGAGGTTCTTCTTACGCTTCTCGCCAGCTTCCATGGTACGGATACGAACTTTGGCTTGACGGCCTTCGCGGCGTTCACGCTTAATGCGCTCGGCTTCTTCCTGTTCTTCAAGAATCTGCTGATCACGAAGCGCTTTCTCATGGCGCTTGATATCTGCCTTGCGGTACAGCAGATTAACAGCAAACTGATCTTGAATCTCATCAGGCTTGATCTTGGTAGGCAGGAATACCACACCCATATCGCTGAAGTTGTACGTCTCACCAGTATCTTTCATCTTCACGACGATAGAACTGATAGGTCGATCCTTGTTGATAACGCCGTCAGCTTTCTTGCCGACATAACGAGCGTTCACAACCATGATCATGCCATAACCTACGTCAGTCATCACGGGCTTACCGATGAGACCAGTAGGATCAGCAACAAACGGCGCGCCGTCTGGAGTACGCAAGAACTGCTTAACGCTTACAGGCTTCCAACCGTTCGGGTCACGAATGTTCTGTGACGATACGAATGGCGTTTGAATGTCAGCGGAGCCTTCCAGTTTAGGCGAAGGCGGAACAGGAATCATGCGAGCTTCCATCGTGGTACGCATTTGATGGAATTCTTCGCGCTGAATCGCGTTCAACTTGACGTAGGCGTTGACGTACTCGCTGTAGTCGTTCAGGCTAGGACGCTGCTGGAGCGTCTCAAGGCTCATGCTTACCTCTTCCAGCAAGTTACTGCTAAGAACGTCCGCGTAAGCAGGGTTCTCCGCCTCGTCGAAACGAGTCTTGTTGAAGATTTTGGCGATCAAACGACCTTGCTTAGCGACTTCCATCGTGTTGTTGGCAAGTACCCAATCAAGGAATACAGCCTCACGATAAATGTCACCCTCTTTCGCACCCTTCGGATCAGGACGGAACACACGCGAAGCGGACTGGTCGAGTTCACCTGGACCCCACGGAGACTCGACACGAATCATACGGGATGCGAGCTGGAGGTTGTGACCTTCAGACATACCCATTTCGTTCGCAATCAGAATCTTGACCTTAGGATCGGTCTTGAACGCTTCAAGGTTGGACCACTTATCAACCTCTTCGCCTGTGAACTTGACGGCTTGACGCTGGTACTTCGAAGGAAGCGAACGATATACAGCTTCTACCGAACGAGTGTAGCGGCAGAAAATCAGTACCTTACCTTCAGGTTCCTTCTTCCAGATATCTGGATTCTCAGACGGTATCTTGCCGATCGTGTCGCGTGGCAACTCTACACGCTTCGGTGTGGACTTGTCGAGCTTACGAGACAGGTACAGGCTACCTTCGTGCTCAACGAGAATCCACTCATTGTATACCTTGCCTTTCTCCCACTTTGGTGGATTGAAGTGCTGATCAACGAGGTCAGCAATGACGCGAGCTTTACGCGACGTGTACTTGGAGATACCCGCTGCGCCGAAGATTTTCGGGAACGCTTCGTCACCTTCCGGATCGATGATCATCCGCTCAATGCGAGCGAGGTGAGCTTCTACGTCGGCCTGGGACAGCATCCCAAGTTCTTCGCCTGTCTCCATTTCAAGATCAGGGCGACGCTCTGCGCCTTCCTCACCATCGTCATCATCGTTGTCGTCATCTTCCTCATCATCGTCGTCATCTGTCTTACCGCGATGAGCTTTCTTGGCCTTCTCCAGAAGTTCTTGGAGCTGCTCAATCGACTCGTTAACCACAGTGTCGTAGAGCTGACGATGCAGTTCGCCGAGTTGCAGTTCCTCTGGTGTTGCATTATCAGGCGTGAACGCGACGGAGTGGAAGGATTCGATTGGGTTAGGCAACATGAATGCCCACTCTTTCTTCTTCTTCGTCACAACTACAGCATAACGGCCGAGACGCTGACGCGCACGTTGTGGAGTGTTCACCTTCCAGAGAGATACGCTTTCGTCGCCGAGCTTGAGCGATTCGCTAAGTTCCTTACTGATGGTCTCACCGGACAACTCACCGTTACGGAAGATGTGTGGCGAGTACAGAGCAACCTGGCCTTCAATATCCTTCACGCGGTCAGCGATCAGAGTACCAGTAGCGATTCGCAAATAGTCCACAAACGATGCTGTGGTCAACTGCTTGATGATCTTGTGGCGAGAGGTCTTCTGGCCTTTCAGCTTGTGGCTTTCGTCGATGATGATGTAGTTGAACTTGAGAGCCTTGATGAACTCCAAGTTGGTACCTACTTCGACGACCGAGTTACCGATAACGATGCTCATCTTGTTGTTGCGCATGAAGTTGAAGCCAGCAACAACGATGGTGTTTGGCGGAGCAGTCTCGATAAGGTGTGTGAGCTTCTCAGGGCCCCAACGCTTGAACACATGCTTATCGATCGGGATCATGTTCCAGTTGTCCCCACCGACGAACGACTTCATATCGTTACACCAGTTAGGAATCAGACCATCCGGACACAAGATCAGCGGACGAATGCGCTTACCGAGTTGCTGCATTTCACCGATCAAAGCGGTAATGTCGGTCAGGCCGATAGCAGTCTTACCGCCACCAGGGCTTATATCCAACACACCGAACTTCGGAGGGTTCGGTTTACGCAGATAGCGGTGAGTGTCGAGCTGGTGCGGGAACATCGACAAATCCTGGTGACTACCCGGAACGTGGATATCATCCACCTCCAAGCCTTCGTCACGCTCGATGGACTTGATAGCTTCGTTGGCACGCTGCTCGATAGCCTCGTAGTTCTGGGCGTACTTGCCGAACATCAGGGCTATGGGCTTAACTACGTTCAGGATGCGCGAAGAATCTGGACGAGTGACCTTACGCTTGATTGTGCGCGTGTCAGCCTCACTGTACTGGACAGTCTCATCGAACTCATGTACCCGTTCGCCGTTTGTCAGTTGCTGGACGTCTAGGGAGTTGATCCCGTCCAGAATCTGCTTAAACATATTGCCGCCGACGAAATTGTACAGGCGAGCAAAGTGATGAGCAGGAGACTGATCCACAAGGAAGAAGTCAGGATGATCCTTGATTTCCTCTTGAACGGTTTGGAAGTCAACACCTTCTCCGAGCTCCTGTTGTACGGCACGCGCTACATACGAGTTGTACTTACCAGAACATGCAGTAACCGTACGGCTCAGCAGGTTCTTCATGGTACGAACGTCTTCGTGTTGGTTACGAGCGGTGTTGCGCAGCTTGCCGTCAGAAGTGATCACGCCGTTGTAGACGTCCGCCTGTTGACGAGGCGTGTCGTTGTCGAACTTGGTGATGTTCAGTTCGGCCATTGCTCGCTGCAACAACTCATCCAGTCCAGGCAGTTCACCTTTGTAGACGTGATAGAAGTAGGTGTTCAGCAGGTCCTTGAACTGATCGTGCTCGACGAACTTGTCGGGCGCCATCTGGTTGCCGTAGATTTCACGCGGATCAGTATCGTTGCCGATAGGATCGTCGTGAGTCATCAGCATCAGGGAGTCAACGAACGTCTTCTGGAGAGGCGCTTCGCCTTCCTTCGCGAGGTTGAATCCGAGATAGTCGGCAATAGTCAAATCGTCAGGCTTTACGGAACCGATCTGCACAGAGCAGGTCACGATACCCGGGCGAGACGATGCGTACACACGCAGACCGTAGTCCCAGTCGTAGCTCAGGATGGAACCATTGAACTCGACCAGACGCTTCAGGTCAGCTTGGGCTTGAGTGTACACGTCATACGGAATACCGTATTGAACGAGGTCCGTGTAGTCCCCAGACAGCAGCGAGGTGTTGATGCCGTAGTCAGAACAGACTTTGCCGAGCGCAGCACCAAGAGCTTCGTACTCATGGATAGCATTCAGGTTGGTACGTTCATCAGCAGTCGGCAGATACGCGAGAGTGCCGGACGGTGTCACGTACAGGCCGTCTTCGTTTGCACGGGTTTGCTCTACCGACATATTGAGACGCTTGCGTGCTTCCGTAACAGCGTTCAGCTTGCTGACAGGAAGAACATAGCGCGGAATGTTGGAGAGCTTGAGGCGACCAGAAGCCAGCGCATTCTTGGCGCGTGCACCTTTCTTACGCAGGAACTGAGTCGACCACAACGAGAACCAGTTGTCGAAGTTGGTGATGTTCAGTTCTTCGCTTTCTTCGGCCTGTGCAATGAAGCGAGCGGTAGGCTTGTCGAAGGTGAATGCGATAGTGCCGCCCACGCTGCGGTTGAGCAGAGCCGCTTCTTCGGTGACATTCTTCTGGACATTGTTCTTGACCAACGTTTCCGCAGACAGCAGTGCCTCTTTAGGAGTGTTGCTGCTGTACAGTTGGTTGTTGAAGCCTCGGGTCAGTTCTTCGGCTGCTTGCTTTTCAGCGTGCAGAACAAGACAGATACGAACGAACTGTTCGGCTTTCTTGGAGCCGTCGGCACCGAAGCTGATATTGCGGAAGAAGTCCACAGGCAGAGTAACGCCTACCACACGCTCGAAGATGCGCTGACACTCAACGAAGTCCGTGGTGATCGGCAGGGTCTTCATGTTAGGCTCATAAGCGCTATGCTCATTGCCTGCACCGAACAGATGCTCAAGAATCAGACGCGCTGCCTGCTTAACCTTGAGCGACGTTGTGGTCATGTAAGACTGGAGACGATTGTTCTCGTAACCGTACGCGGTCATGTTCGATTCGATGTGATACCCGTACTGGATGTTGGAACACATCAGCGAAGTATCACGCGAAGAACGGGCGAGGATCACGTCCAGACCACCAGCGTAAACAGAAGACGGACGAATGGAGTGCTTGCCTCCGTCCATCATAGAACCCAGCAGAGAGTACATGGATTCAGTTACGATGTTGCCTTTCCCGTGCGCCATTGTAGCGCCTTGGGTGTGTGCTCGCTCAGCAAGTTGACCGATGCGACGTTCCCATTCAGGGCGATTCGATTCGATAGCGAACAGGTTACGACCGTCACGCACAACTTCGCGCATGAACAGGAAGAAGCAGTTGATGCTGTGGGTAACGTCGGCCGCTTGGTCAAACAATTCGAGCAGGCGGTCACGCTTACGGTTGAAGAAGAAGGAGTTGTAGTCGTCATACAGCTCAGGGTCCAAGGACACAGGCTGGAGAGACTTGATTAGGTCAGGAGAACCAGCGGCGAGAGAGACGTAATCCACAGTGTCATCATCTACGCTACCGAGCGCTTTCAACATTGCGTCGGTTTCGTGCTGGAAGTTTGTTTTTGCTGCCTGACCAGAGGTAGCAGCATCGATTGCCGCTGAGATTCGATTCAGATCGAAAATGGAGCCCATGATTCCGTATCCTCAGTCATGTCCGCGAGAGTCGAGATAGCGCTGCCATACGGCAGGTACCTTGACCTTCTGCTCTTTAGCGATGGTAACGAGCACTTGCACTATAGCCAGTCGAGTGACAGGTCGGTAGGAGGCAAGCTCGGACTTACTGTACGAGATAGCGAGGTCAGTTGCACGTTCCTCTTTCAGGGAGTCGTAAAACTTCTCCTTGAAGTCAGCAATCTGGGCATCAGTAGGAGTGTTCGGAGTTTCCAGACGCTCATACATTAACTCGGTTTTGAGACTCTCTACCTCTTTGCTCAGCTTATCGATGATACGGATAGCATCCGGACCAGTCTCGGCGAGGGCAATTTCACGCAGCTTCATTTGGACCTTTTCAAGATCGCTGCTCATACAAACACTCCCATGATCGATTTTTGCCAAAGACCCTTTAGAGCAGCGTCTACCCGCTGATAAAGAGGCACAATGACCCCTAGTTTTATCTCGTAACGAATCACGAGTTCCTTATCGGCACGCGCCATCTGTATCGTAAGTTCCTTGTCTTCGTATATAGGAACAAAGTCCATGCTACGAAGGGAGTTAACCTTGCGAAACTTCCGAGCGTCTCCATTAGGTAACTTGGAGCTCAACTGAATCGGCAGAGTCTTGTACACCAAGCCCTGCATTCGACCAATCAGGTAATCCAAGTCAAAACGCTGTGGCCGTAAAACGACCGTACCCACAAAAGTGGGATTGTACGCAGCGCAACACGGTTCTGCCTTAGTCAAGCTCATCGTCTGCTTGTGAGTGCCGACCCGCATGTGATCAAGCACACCACCACGCAAGAGGAACCGTCTTAGGCGGTTAGTTGGTTGTTTCAAGTCAACAAAGTCTTTTACAGTATTCTGCAAGGGAAACTTTGCACCAGCCTGACTGAGCAGAATACGGAAGCATTCTGGTATGGCCCGTTCGGACTTCTCCATCACACGAAGCTGACCGACGGCACGCATCTTCAGGAACGCATCCCATACCTGCACGTATTCTTCAGGAATGTCCTTTGGAAACTCGACGTTTTTCACGATTGTTAGCTTCATGGAGGATGAGTTTCTTAGCGGCTTTATGGCTCGGGCGCTTGGCGTGACAGAATGGACACAACGCACGCAGATTGTAGAAAGCAGTAGCTCCGCCTCTCGCCACCTCTACGATGTGATCTACTTGAAGGCCGTATTCCGATTCAGGCCGACGGCACTTCTGACAGCGATACCCAGCGCGGCGTTTTACTTCTGCGCACATGGTGACCCATGTCCAGCGGTCACCGTACGCCTGTTCTTTTGATCGTCTAACTTTCGACACGGTGCCAGCTTTCTTCGGCCCAGTGACGATTCGAGCTTTGGACTTGTGCACCTTAGGTCGTTTCATCACATAAGCACCGTGCGTACCCTGTCTAGCATAGAAGCGTAACCGGCTTGAACCTTGTCACCTTGATCTTTACATGCGCCTTGAAGGGAAGCAAGTAGCTGAGCCTGAGCGTCAAGGTCCTTGACGTACATGCGTATGTCCTTCTGCAACTTGAAGAACAGGTCCACGTAGGTCTGACCAACAAGTTTCAAGAACGAGCCATAGGCCTTGGCTTCCAGTTCTGCAATCTGCGAACTTACGTCCTTCGCACTACGGATATCCGCAATGACTTCGCGCATTTGAGAGTACAGGGTACTCAACGCATACACATCACGGCTATTCGGACTATCCATCATCTTCTCCTCAAAGAGGGCGCAGATGACTTTCAAGTTGTCGAACATACCGCGATACTGGTGATCGAACTCATCGCCTGGTTGTGCAGCGGGCAGATATTCAATCTCAGCGAGTGCCTTTTCCTTACGTCGTTCCAGTTTAGCAAGAGCCTTATCGGACGCAGGTTTGAGTTCCTTGGTCTTCTTACGCTTCTTGACTACGACAGGTTCTTCTTCAACTACCCTACGCTTCTTACGCTTCTTGCCTTCCTCTTCGGCAACGATCAACTCGGTTACGCGCTCCTTGCGTACATCCTTGCGTTTCTTGCCTTTCTTGGCAGAGCGTCGTGCGTCGTCTGGAATGTCTTTGTTGACGAGGCGACCGCGATCGTCTACGTCACCACTAACATCGATCGTTCCATTTCTTTTGGCTTTCATGGCGTTCAATCCAAAAAGGGGCACCCGCAGGCACCCCTTCTAGTTGCGATCAGAAGAATGCGTGGCTGCTGTAACGCGACCAGAACTTCTCGAAGTATTCCGGGCGACGAATGAACATCCGACGGTAGTAGTCTTTGATCATTTCCATGCTGAAATTGCCAGCAGCTACCGCGACCAATTCTTCGGTCTCATCGATCTCTACGTCCTGGAACGAAGCGATAACGAGGTTGCGGTCGATTTGCTCGACTCGGTCTTCACGGTCTACTACAACCAGACCAGCTTCGCTGCCGTCTTCGTTGATGGCGGAAGCGACTGCGAAGCCCAGAACGGTGCGACCGGCGACAGGACTGACGTAAGTGATCAGATCACCGCCTTCGACAGTGGCACGCTGACCCGCCAGATCGTTGCTTGCCGGAATCGACTCTTGGTAACCAACATCGGACGAAGCGACGCAGGCCATCAGGTTGTTCATAACTTCCAGGTCGTCGCCAGCGTGCGACTTGATCAGAATGTCGCCGGCTTCGGTCTTCTTCAGGCTCCACAGACGTTCTTCTTCGTCCATGTACATATTGGAAGCAATGGCGCTGAACTGCTCACGGTTGTTGTCACTCAGAACGATGCGTTCTTCGATGACGCCGACGATACCTTCGATGGACTTGGTAACACCGTTACTGGCTACAGCTTGGAACGAGCCTGCGATCGGAGTCAGCTTGTTGCTCAGCTTGCGAATAGCACCGGCGATCTGCTCAGGAGTTGCTTTCGCGCTGATGGTGCCGAGAACGCGAGCGAAGTTGCTACCGATAGGAGTAACGCGCTGTAGATGAAGTACGGGACCTTGACTGGCCAGATTCTGGATAGCCGCGGTCACAGAGTTGCGAGTGTGTTGAAAAGTGGACATTGATTGTCTCCGTTACACTGTGGTGTAGACTGTTTTACCAGCCGAGTTTTTCGTTGCGCGAATCTTCTGCTTGCGCGGTTTATCCAGCGAAACGCTGACGTGTACCCAACGACCAAACTCTTGAATTACCTGATCGTAATCAAGGTCCAGCTCGATGATCTTCTGGAACAGTTCCTCAGCTGTAAAGCCTTTGGCGTGAATATCAGCAGCAAGCCCTTGAGTGTGCTGCGATATTCCAGCACCACCGACGAGTCGGTTGAGCGGCATACTGCGATAGCCGGAGGAGATGGTAATGCGTGTGCCTAGCTTATCGCGTAGTTCCTGAAGGAACTCTGCCAGCTTCCGCACGTTTGGCAGAACAGTTTCGGGCACCTTGTTGTCGATATTGTGCTGACGCGCAGTATCGGAACGCTCAAACTCTAGCAGAGCGAAGTTTTCGGTGAGTTTCATGTTACACTCCGTAAATTACACAAGACCGCGCGTCCATGCAGGACCACGGCCAGACCAAGGCAGTCGCGTCGTCGGGGCGTTGATGACAGACAGAGCGCCAATCTGAGAACTACCGTCAATGAATCTACCGCCCTGAGAACCATCACCCGAGTTGACGCCAGCTTTCGCAAGCAGCTTCTTAGCGGGTTTGACATGGTTGTCAAGGGCAGTTTCGATTCGACCCAAGGCAGATTCGATAGAAGGTGTACGGTCAATGTTCAGCGAAACGCTTTGTCCGCTAAAGTCGAACGCAAGGGCACCTTCAGCTTGCAGTTGTGCGGCGAGTGCATAGTAGGCACTACACTGCAACCAAGCATCCAAGATCAATCCCTGCATGTTGGTGCCAGTAAAGGCAGTCAACTGCGGAGGGAACGAATTGAACAGGTTCAAACCACGGGCTAGATACTCAAAGAGGTCTGCTTGCGTGTAGTCCAATTCAGGTATCACGTTTTGAACGCGGGCCTTGTTGATGTAGGCTTCCAACTGCGAGGCAGCAACCAGAACCTGCGGCGTTACTGTCCATACCTTGAACGTGTACTGCGTGAAAGAGAAAGCATCCTTGCGCATGTACTCAACGAGCAGCAAGCCGGGTTCCATTTTAGCGGGACCCATAGCGTTCGGGATACGAACTACAGTCTTGTTGCTGAATCGCTCAATAGTAACGGACGAGTCATTCCAAGGCAAGTGCTCCATCAGCATCTGGTTGTTTCGATACAGACTGAACGTCATTGTATCACCAGGTTCTGCAGGTGCAGCAGGCAGGCCGAGTCGAGTATCTGCCTCTCGCTTTGGTTTACCCGGATCAAAGGCAAATGGCAGTACGACTGTCATGTGCATATCGCGACCGTGAATAACGGTAACGTCACCGGTACGTTCTTCGGACTGCGGTGCTACCTGTAATACGTGCGTACTACGGAAAGTCTCACCATCCTCAGACTTGATGAACCAGACACAACGAAGATCGACGGTGTCCTTCAGGTCCATCTTAGGAACAGGTATATCTGCACGCCACGCACCGGGCTCTTGCTGATCAACCGTGGCGATGACTTCGGCGATGATCGCTTTGTCGGTATCGTACAGTCGAACGCGAGGTCCCGATGTTGTGTTCGCGGGTATTACAGGCTGATCATATTCGTCAAGGAACACGTCGATGATCGATACTGTGGACCCTTCTACGCACTTGTGTGTACTTGTCATTGGCGTTTACCGTTACAAATAGCATCTACCACTGCCTCAATGTTTATCGATGGCATAGGTTCAGCTAGAGCCAAGGCAATGTCACTAGGTAGAAACTTGGTGACTAGATTACCTTTGTCTGTTGTTTGCTTCTGTACAAGGTCAAGCAATCCGCTTCTGACGTACTGCTCAATCTCCTCGAAGACAGGTACGACTAGAGGTTCATTAACCTTCTTGAAGTACCGAGTCAGATACAGAAGGAAGTATTCGACAAACAGATCGGTAACCTGAATGTCTAGCAAGTTGGGTGCGCGATCCCAGAACTCACGGACATATTTCCAGTCACCCCAAGGATAATTCCACATGACCTTCGGAATGGTTTTGTAGTACACCTTGTCGTGAATCATCTTCGCGTCTTGGGTTTCGATACTGTCTCTGCGCATAGCGAAAGACTTACTCCACCCGCCTACTATCTTATATAGCCACTCCAACTGACGGCGCAAGGTGTTGTTCAACCTGCACTTCATGGCTATACTGATAGGAACACTGATCGTCAAGTAGTCGTGACCGTACTGCAACGTAGGTCCCCACAGGCATGTGTGACCAGTATTCCAAATGACGTGACGAGGCAAGAACGAAGTCCTATCTCGGCGAGTCATTGCGAATGTGAATACGATAGGGCCTCGACGTATTGACTTGTGCGGAGTACCTCCAAGCCCGTAAGCCATGTCGGTGAATCCGCTGTAAACGTTAACCAACGAGAACGTGGTGTAGCGTACCTTCAGCGTTGGACTCTTTTCCAACTCCTGCTTCAAGTAGTCAAGCAGAGGCTTGAACTCGATGTTGTGGACGCGGTAGTTGAACGTCGTAATGTACGAAGCCCCACCCCACGGCCACGTCGAGAGTCGAAAGCTCAACGGGTCGTGGATATACTGGTACATGATCAGCCCTGCGAGTTAACGGTGAACTGCCAGAACTTGTCTTCGGTGAACTTGCTAATCAGCCGCTTAGAGCGACCGAGCATACGACGAATGTCGGTGTCTGCACTCAGTACGGCAAAGATTTCCTTCTCTTGGTCGAAGGTCTTCTTATTGCCCTTTACATAAACGCTGATTGCCTTCGGTGCAAACTCGACGCTCTTAACGAAGTCCAATTTGGCCAGCGCACGTTTGATGCGAGTCTCGTCGATCTTGAGAGTGAGGGCGCCGATGGCTGCGATCACACCGTGAGTTGCCAGAGCCGTCTTAACCGACTTGGTGATATCGGTTGTTGCTTCACCTACGTCATACGAGAACGGAGCTTGGAAGCGATCCTGAACTGTAACGTGGCGAGACATAACATACTCATTACCGACAGCGGTGAGCGAGCACGTCACGATGACAAACAGGCGGTTCTCGGTGTACTCGGTAACGTCGAAGTATTGCACGAAGTCGATGCGATCCTCGTTACTTCCTACCAGCACGTTTGCCAGAAGATCAACGTTTTCTTCTTCCGCATACGCTGCCATAATCGCGTTGGTGATCTTGGCGGCATCTTGGAATACGTTGGCCACTTCGACAGGAACGTGCTTGTCGGCGATACGCTCAAGTGCTTCCATGCTGGTGTTGAAGGCTTCCATCATTGCCTGCAGCATCGGGTACATGCGCTTGGCTTCTGCCTTCATTGCCTTGCTTTCGCTGCTGTTCAGACGATTGACAATGTAGGTCAGTTCGTCCAGTGCGTCACTTTCTTGAAGGGCAGTGACGTGCTGTTTCAACTTGGTGAACGAAGGTGCTTTGAAGTTCGACAGACGAATCTTACCTGCACCACGTACTTCACCGTCACCACCAACGTCGATTGTGTAATCCCCAGCGGTGGCCCGCATAACGCCGCGACCAAGCAGACCTACAAGGAACGACTTGGCGCGAGACATTAAGCGACGATAGACGGGCATACGCTTATTGGCGTACTTCACCAGTTCTTCGTCACTCATCTTATCTAGGTGGTTCATGTTGTCTCCAATAAATCGTTCATCTGGTTTATCTGGTTTTTGTTCATACCCAGTATCCGAGTCAAACGAGTCAGAGAACGGGGGTCAACAACCTTTCGATTGCCGACACAGAACTGAAGGCACTTGCCATCTTGCGTATTGTTGAAACGGTGCAACACCTCGAATTGCCCACGTTCAAACGTGCGCTTTATTAGGGGTATTACGGTACGCAAGATGCTGTTGATATCGGTGGGACGTACTGCCGAATCCAAATGAAGATTCAAGGTGTCCGTCACCTCAATCCGAGTTACGCCTTCTATACGAAGCAGTTTTTCTTCCTTCGCTTTAGGCGCGGGAGACTTCCGCACGTTAAGTGCACCAGTCAGGAAGTAGTTGAGGTCTTTCAACGTTGAGAACGGAACACTGTCAGTATCAACGAACGGACTGTAAGGCAGGCTCACACGAAACACACCGCCTGTCTCCGATAGCTTTATGCAGACCTCTGGCGATATGAAACCATCTGTAGCCGTCACGTTACGCGCTATGAAAGCGACGTAGGTAACGTTGTCGTGGAACATATTAACCGAGTACAGCTTATCGCAGATCGGACGAAGGAAGTCGTGTACCACGTCAGCGTAGTTGTGTAACTTGGCACTGACCATGGGCTTAGACGCGGCATTGATTCGAGAAATCAAGCTGCGCTTCAATACCAAAATGTCGTCGTTCAGGCGTGCAATTGGGGCAAGACACCGATCGCGCTTAACGTCATTAAGGTGCTGAGCCGAGAATGCGGCGCATTGCAGTTCGGCTTGAGCTTGAAGAACCCATGCCAGTGTATCGTACAGCTTGTTCAAAGGTCCGAAATCTACTTTCTTCGGCTCGGTCTTATACTGAGACTGTCGAAGGCGTAGTGCGGTGTTGATTCGGCCAATTACGGTGATCAATTCGTTAGCGTTACGCGCCTTACGTATATCAATCACGTTCTGGCTAGTATCAATCGATTTTGGTTGTAATTGCATCGGGATGCTCAGCCAAGATATGTCGTGACTATAAATTAGCGATTTTGGACAAAACAACGTTGGCTGGAAGCAATAAAAAAGGCTCACACCCGATTAAAGATGTGAGCCTTTCTTAGAGCACCCGACTACGGATTAACCGCGCGGGATTTTCTTGGCGCCTGGCTTGGCAGCGGGCTTCTTGGCCGGTGCAGCTGCGGGCTTGGTAGCACGAGCTTTACGGGCCGGCTTAGCACCGGAAGCTGCACCGCCAGCCGGAGCTACGGTCTTCGGAGTACGCGGCTTACGAGTCTTCTTCTCTACCGGAGTAGGAGCCTCGTTGGTAGCGGCCTTCCGAGCGCGCGGCTTCTTGGCAGGAGCGGCAGGAGCGGCGGCTGCTTTCGGAGTACGCGGCTTACGAGGCTTCTTCTCAGCTGCGGTCGGAACGATCACAGTGTTCTTCGGCTTGGCAGGACGCTGATGCGGACCGCGGCCCGGAGCTTTCTTGGCCAGTTTGGCCTTGATACCTTCCAGCTTCTTCTTCTTGCCTTCGGTCAGCTTCTTACGCTGATCGCCCAGCTTGGCGAGAGCGGCCTTGAACTTGGTGCGAGCGTTCGAGTTTGCAGCCTTACGCTTCTCCACCGGCAGGGCTTTGTTGCCCTCACGTACTTTCTTGTACGCAGCCATCAGGCCCTTGCGCTTGGCAGCCAGAGCTTCGCGCTTCTTGTTGTGCGCGTCGCGGATTTTCTTCTTCTGCTCGACGGTGGCAGACTTGGCAGCGTCGTGCTTGCCCTTGGTCTTGTGCCACTTGATGTACTCCTTCAGAGCAACCTTTTCGTCCTTGCCTTCACGGCGAGCGCGCAGTACGGCTTGACG